AAAGGGAGACTAGATGTGTTTCCAGCGTTGGGATTTGACTTTGATGCTATGCTACGGTGTGTTGATGGCAGTGGGGAAAGATTTGATTACCCAACAGACTCTCACTATGCTATAGTAGGAAATACAACGCCTACAGGTAATAGTCATACGCCAATGTATATGTTAGACAGTTTCATATTCATAGATCACAGTGCAATGACAACGATCTTAACAAGTTATCAACAATGGGTTGAGCATACAATTTATTTGATACAGAACAATTTAGGATATCAGATGCCGGAAACAAATTATGCTAATTTATTCTATTTAAATAAAATCTTTATATATCAATATCCTAAATTAAATGGACCATTATATAGATTATATACATATCAACGCAGTGAAATGTTAGAGCCATACTTCACGGACATCTGTCAAGACAGTTATCTAGCACTAACAGAAGCATGTAAAAATGATTACGTAAACGGTGAACGCAGTATAGAACGACAAGGCGGAGATTCGAACGCAGGATTCGCCGATAAATACAAATAGAATCAATAAAAGGTTACCCACAATATGTTAACATTAATAATGCCTATGGCAGGCGCCGGAACTCGCTTTGAAGAAGCAGGTTATACTGTAAGTAAACCAATGATACCAGTGGGCGATGTGCCTATGTTTGTATATTCAGAACGTTGCATTGGACTAGACTTCGATCAACGTATCTTTATTGTTCGTAAAGAACAAAACTTAAAAGAATCAATATTAGAATGGTATCCAGAAGCAATTGTTCATGAATTAGATCACTTGACAGAAGGAACAGCATGCACTATAATAAGTATAGAAGATCATATTAATGAAGGCGACAGTATATTTGTTGCTAATTGTGATCAACACACAAAATGGGACAGCGAGCATGCACAAAGTTTAATCAACAGTGTGTTTGTTGCTGGCTTTATCAGTGTATTTCATTGTCCTGAAAAGGATCCTAAATGGAGTTATGCAGAGATAGATGAATTAGGTAAAGTTGTGCGTGTAGCAGAAAAAGATCCTATTAGTGAATGGGCTACAACTGGATACTATTATTGGAAACATGGCAAACAGTTTATTCGTAATGCCAAACAAATGATAGAAGCAAACGACAGAGTAAACAATGAATTCTATACATGTCCTGTTTACAATTACACAGTTGCAGAAGTCGAAGACTCAAATAGTAGTGTTGTAACAATAAAAGTAGATAATATGCAAGGAATAGGAACTCCAGAAGATTTGAAAGAATTTATTAAATGAATTTTATAGCACACAGAGGTAATACTCTAGGACCGCAGCCCACATTTGAAAATACAGAAGATTATTTACAAGATGCAATTGATATAGGATATCATGTTGAAGTAGATATTCAATTATGGAATGGTGCATTGTATTATGGACATGATGAACCTAACAAACATATAAATGAAAAATTTATACAACGATGGGAAGTTATATGTCATGCTAAAACATTTGAAACAATGGGACCGTTATTGGATTTAGGATGTCATACATTTTTCCATCAAGAAGATGATATAACATTAACAAGTAGAGGCAAGATTTGGTGCTTTCCAGGAAACTTTCCAATACATCCTGATGCAATTTGGTTAGACTTACATAATAAACCATTACCAGATGTTATTCCAAATATATGGGGTATATGTGGAGACGATGCTAGGATTATGCACAAACTAGAGACATGAATCATTTAAATGATATTCAACGAATCCAAATTGATCCAACTAGTTATTGCAATGCTAAATGTGGAACATGTGCAAGGTTTGTGCCAGAAACACTAGAAGTTCAACCATATTTAAAACTAGAACATTTTCCAATGGATGTATACACTAGATTAATTGAAGAAGATATAAAAGAAACAAATGTAACGGAAATCTTATTCAATGGTAATTGGGGAGATGCATGCATGAACCCTAAACTAATTGAAATGTGTCGCATTGCTCGGCGAGCAAACTTGTTAGTTTATATTTCAACAAATGGCGGAGCAAGAACACCCGAATGGTGGAGTGAGCTAGGTGAAGTATTAGGAGATAACGGAGAAGTTATATTTTGTATTGATGGAATAGACAAGGAATCAAATGCATTGTATAGAGCAAGAACTGATTACAATAAGATTATCAAAAATATGCAAGCATTTAATCGTGCAGGTGGAAAAAGCATATGGATTATAACAATATTTGATTATAATAACGATCAAATAGATCGTGCAGAACAATTAGCAAAACAATACGGATGCTCAGGCTTTACAGCAAGAAAGAATTACAGCGATAGAAAAGAAATTGTATATCCAACGCACACAGTTACATTGCACGATGTAGACAACAGTCAGGCAAGGGAAGTTGTTTGGAATAGCAACAGTCGAGAAAGCAGAAAGAAATACAATAAAATAAAAAGCCCAGAACAACAACACAGTCAATGTCCTTGGTATACAGATGGTGAGATACAGATTGATCCTTATGCTACAGTTTGGCCTTGTTGTATTACAAGTCAAACATCATATGGTGTAGAACCAACAGGACAAAAATATGATAGTGTAACAGGATTTACAAATTTATCCCATTCACCAAAATACAGCCTTAAAGAACACACATTAAAAGAAATATTAACAGATAAATGGTATACAGATATATTAGAAAAGAAAATTGAAGGTGCACAGTTTAGTGTATGCGTTGACGATTGCGGAGTAGAAAATAGATTATGATTAGATGGGGAATAACAGCGAACGCACACGATGCCTCATTGGCAGTGTTTGACAACGACGAACTAAAGTTTGCCGCTCATGCTGAACGTAGCAGTGGAATAAAGAATGATAAGCATTTAAATCAAACATTAATCAATCAAGCATTAGAGTTTGGTAACCCTGAACATGTTCATTGGTATGAAACACAATGGCTTAAACGTTTACGTCAACTACGTGCAGGACAATATCGCACAGCATTAACAAAGCCATCTCCAGTTACATCACTATATGAGTTTGGAATACGTCCTCGCAGTTTATTAGATTTTTATAATGAGGTTCCTGTAGACTTTAATCGCACACCATCGTGGCACAACACTAGACATCATCATAGTCATGCAGCCGCAGGTTATTACACAAGTCCATACAGAGAAGCCGCAGTATTGGTGGTAGATAGTATAGGTGAGTTTGAAACACTCACAGTATGGGAAGGACATGGAACTAAACTAAAGCGTAAGTTTAGCCAGAAGTATCCACACAGCATAGGCTTATGGTATAGTGCAATGACACAGCGTATTGGACTAAAACCAAACGAAGATGAATATATTCTAATGGGATGGGCCGCAGTTGGTGACCCAGACAAGTATAAGAAACGTATATTTGATGATTTCTTTTATCCATTAGATCAAAACAGTCCACGTATTCGTTTTAAACAAAACTTACACAGAGGTTGCAAGCAATGGGCACCAGAACTAAACACAGTTCAAGACTATGCCGACATAGCCGCAGGCACTCAAGCAGTATATGAATATATTTTTACTCATTTAATTAAACAAACAAAGAAACTTGTTGACAGTGATAACATTGTATTAATGGGAGGGTGTGCATTAAATTGTGTAGCAAACAGTATAGCATTTAATCGTTTTAAAAATGTTTGGATTATGCCTAATCCAGGTGATGCAGGTAGCAGTGTTGGTTGTGTATTAGCACACACCAATAAGTTTATTGAATTTGATAGTCCATATCTTGGAAATGCTATTAGAGGCAACTATCCTGTTAATAAAGCATTAAAAGTTATACAAGAAAGCGGAATGGTTGGTGTTGCCAACGGTTGTGCAGAGTTTGGACCACGTGCATTGGGTAATAGAAGCCTGTTAGCTGACCCTAGAGGTGAAAATATGCAAGATCAAGTAAATACAGTAAAGCAAAGGCAAGCATTTAGGCCTTTTGCTCCAGTTATTAAAGAAGAATGTTTACATGATTACTTTGATATGCCAGAAGGTGTAACTAGTAGTCCATTTATGCAATTTGTTGGAAGAACAAAGGATCCAAACTCATTTCCAGCAATTACTCACATAGATGGAACAAGCCGAGTGCAAACTGTAACACGATTACAACACCCAGGTTTATATAAGTTATTGGACAAGTGGCACGAAGCTACAGGTTGTCCTATGTTGTTAAATACTAGTTTAAACATTAAAGGTGAGCCAATGGTGGACACCGAGGATGACGCAGAGCGTTGGACAGAGAAATATAGTGTGGAAGTGGTAACTAGCGAACAGTCTAGTATAGGAGAATAGATTATGATAGTGTATATTGTGCAAATGGAACGCAAAGACACCCAATCAGTTAAAGAAGAAATACCACACAGATATGTGGTTGGAGTATATACATCATCAGACGAAGCTCGCCGAGCAGGCGAAATAGAAGAACAGTGGCGCAGAAATACATACAAATATTTCCTACACGATTTTGTCTTAGATAAACTAAGTGAAAGAAAAATAGAATATGCTGTTAAAGAATTAATGACAGAGAATTTAATAACGAACGATAAACGCTTTGGCTAAATTATTAATATTAGGTTGCAGTTACACTAGAGGTAGCTATAGTTTCCATAAAAATGGAGATGAAGAACTTACAAGCAAAGAAACATGGGTAGACAATATACCTGCAGAGATAACTCTTTATTGTGGATATGGAGTAGGATACATACAATGGTTAGATGTATTAGAAAGCATAGAACTAAATGACTTTGATGCAGTTATACTACAAGAAAGTGTTGAACCCAAGTTTCAATTAAACAAAGATGCAAAATGGATCACAACCACACATGCTACAGAATTTAGACCACCACTAACAAGACACGAATTACAAGAGTCTAGTATTATATACAGCAAAGGTATAAAACATAGACCACAGTTACAAGAAGCATTGGGATTAAAAGAATCTGATGCATTAGACTATATACATGATATTGGCAATAATGATAGTGTATTAAATATAACCAAAGCCTGTGTCAGTCATATAAACAATAAATTAAAAGCACATAATATTCCAGGTTACATTATTAGAACACATGAGTATGTTAATTATACAAACGAACATATACATTGTAAATATTTAGATTTAGATCCTTTATTTACAATAGTAGGCAATGATAAAAAATTAGTAAATACAATTACGGATGGCGGCCAAGGACATTTTACGGTAGAAGGCAACAAATTATTAGCAGGGCGTGTAGCAGATGCGTGGAGCAGGAGAGATAAATGAAATTCGAATGGAACCCAATTAAGTTAGTTAAAAAACTAATTGCAGAGTATAAGCATAAGAAAAAACTAGAGAAGAAATTAGAAGAACTACGCAAAAAAGATCCTTACATATACGATTAGATTAGAGGAAACGTATAATGGTTAACTTCGACGGAGACGATGGAGAGTTCAGTCATAGAGATGCTTATTGGCTATTTTGGATAGTCAAAGGACATTTTAATACGTCAGAGGAGACCATACTGTCATGTGCAAATAGTTATTTCAATCGTGCATGGCGAGATGGATGCGATGGTGCACCACTATCTGAATACGAAGAAGGATTCGAAGAAGCTTATCAAAAAGTGCTTGACAACAGAACACAAAAGTAGTATAATAGTTTGATAAATTTAAGGCATCGAGAATGAATATAAAAATTTACAACAGAGTAATGGAGATGATTAAAAATGCTCCAAGTCTAATGACTAACCCACAAACACTAAAAGTAGCAATCAAATCTGAGTTTGATATTGAGATGAATGGTCCTGCTCCAAGCATAGAACATTTAGTTAACACAGTCGATGACTTAATACTTGCAAACTACTTTGGCAAAGTATGGCAACCTAAAACAAAGAAATACAAATACAGTGGACTAGACATCATTGACGAAGTTAATGCATTAAATCCAAAGGCTGTATTGGATTTAGGTTGTGGATACAATGAGTTTAAAGGAAAGATAAAAAACCTAACTGGAGTTGATCCATTTAATAAAAAAGCAGACCATGTGTGTAGCATAGTAGACTACAAGCCTGATACAAAATATGATGTAACAATTTGTATGGGTAGTATCAACTTTGGTAGTGCTGATAAAATTATTAGAGAATTGTGTCATGCAGTTGATTTAACAGCACCAGAAGGTTTGTTGTTTTTCCGTGCTAACCCAGGTAAGCAACATGAAGCACCTGAGGCAAAATGGATAGACTTTTTTAATTGGACTCCAGAGTTCATTATTAATGTAGCAAAAGAACTTGATTGTGTTGTAGTAACAATTAAACAAGATGCAAACAGATTATACTTTGTTTTGAAGCGAAGATCGTAACTATATACAAAACGAAGATAAATAGATATAACAATAATTATAGATTTATAATTACTTTGTTATCACTTTACACGATTACCAACATGCGAGTGCAACAGGTTCATTGGTGTAATACCCTCAAAACTTTAGAAGAATAAGGAACCATATGTTGGAAACATATATTGGTGTCCTGTTATTGGGTGTTGTCTATGGATTTTTTGTAGGCTTAATTCCGGTAGCAGGTGCTACAACAGGACTAATAGCCGTATACGCATTCGTTGGATACTTTGAAGATCCCTACATGTTAGTTGTATTCACAACAGCAATTGTTGTGACTTCGAGTATTGGCGACAGCTTTTGCGGTGTTGTTATGAATGTGCCAGGGGCAGGCGGAGCCGCCGCAACAATGATTGATGGATTTCCCATGAGTCGGCGTGGCGAGGCTGCAAGAGCTTTAAGTGCCGCAATTAGCACAAGTTGGATAAATGGATTGATATGGGGTTTACTTGTATTCCTTTTCTTACCATGGTATACCAAGATTGTGTTATATTTTGGCATTCGAGAGATGTTTACTTTCCTAATATTTGCTATGACATGTGTTGTGTTTATTAGCAGTAAGTATTGGGTAAGAGGCTTCATTGCATTAATTGCCGGCTTTATGGTCGGACATATTGGAATGGATCCTGAAACAGCAAGTTCACGTTGGACAATGGGTTGGGATTACTTAGGTGATGGAATACAAATGATTCCTGTTATGGCAGGCGTATTAGCATTTCCAGAACTACTAAGTGCATACAGAATGAAAGCTGAAAAAATCTTTCTAGACAATGCACTAATTAAATCACAACTAATACAAGGTATCAAAGACAGTTGGAAATATAAATGGGATGGATTACGAGGAGGCTTTATTGGAGGCTTTATTGGATTAATTCCAGGTATTGGCGGCAACATTGCAGATTGGTTTGCATATAGTCAAACAGTTGCAGCCGCAGGCAAACATGCCGATAAAGATGCTTATGGAATTGGAAAAGGTAATGTTAGAGGTGTTATTGGTTGCGAAGGCGCCAACAATGCTCAAAAGGCTACCAGTTATGTTCCTACCATTTTGTTTGGCATTCCAGGTGCACCATTTGAAGTGATTGTTATGGGTTTACTTATGTATGTAGGCCTAGAACTAGGAACTCCAAGTGTATTAGCAGATGGAGTGTTCTTTGATCACTTGCTGAGTAGTTACCTAGCAAGTCTTATTATAATCTTACCAATTGCTTATTTGTTTATCAAGTATGCAGTTAAGATTACCAACGTTCCTTTTAGATGGTATTTTTGGCCAATACTAGCATCGCTAATATGGTCATGCACACAATACACAGGACTCATTGAAGACTATTATATGTTTGCAATCTGTTGTGCTGTAGGTGTAGTTCTAAAATATCTAAAGTTTAGCCGTGTAAGTTTTTTAATTGGATTTATTCTCAGTGCAAGAATTGAGAAAAGTTATTTACAATTTTCGGGGCTGTATGAATGGAGTGACTTGTTTACAAGCTGGCTCCCACCAACCTTCCTTGCATTAGCGGTAGCAGCCGCGATATGGGGATTGTTTTTTAACAAAGCTAAAATAGATTTCGTATAAATCAAAGGAGAAAATATGAAACAACTAAAGAAACCTTTTATGGCATTAGCACTTGCAATGTCATTACTAGTAGGATACTCTGCACCAGCAGTAGCAGACTACACATTTGTTGTCCCACAGAAGCCTGGATCAGGAACGTCTGTATGGACAGCAATTGTTGCCAAAGAACTTGAGAAGCACTTAGGTGAAAAAATCAAGATCATTAACATTCCAGGTGCAAATGATATTCCTGGATTCAACAAGTTCCACAACGACTTGCAATCAGATCCAAAAGTTGTAATGGTATCACACGGTGGTAATGGTGTAAGTTATCTAGTAGATGACGTAGACTATAACTACTATGAATATGATCCAATTGGTATGATGAACTTGACTATTATTAACGGTCACCAAAAGTCAATTGACCCATACACAGATGAGATTTTGTTCTCAGCTGGTTCAGGTATGAATCCAGACATGATGGCACACATCTTACTTAAAGGTGGACCAGGTCTAACTATGGAGCAAGGTAAAGAAATCTTTAACACTCAATACAAATACATCAAAGGTATGTCAGGTGGCGAGCGTAGATTGTCTTACCAACGTGGTGAGCTTAACGTAACACGTGAGTCAACTGCGGCTTATAACAAGTATTATAATGATGCACCTTACTCAAAAGTATGGTTCTCACAAGGTGTATTCAACTTGGAAACAGGTGAAATTGATGCAGATCCAAACTGGCCAAACCAATCAATTCACGAAGTGTTTGAACAAAGATGGGGCGAAGCACCATCAGGTGAATTCTGGGATGCTTTCGAACTAGTTCGTAACTTCCGTGACGTGATGCAAAAAGCATTATGGACACAAAAAGACAACCCAAATACTCCGGCTCTTGTTGCGGCATTCCGTGCCATGGCAGCAGACCCAGAGTCAATGGCAAAGATTTATGTAAAAACTGGAAAGTATGACTGGATTATCGGAGACGATATGAAAGGCGCACTAGACATTTTGCGTAACCAAATCGAGCGTGATACATATGCAAACCTAGTTGACTTCTTGAAGTTTACAGGTAAAGATGCAATCTTCAAAGAAGATGTTATCCCTCAATAAGTCCTAACTACCTTAGGAACGTAACTTAGGTTACATTAAAGGGCCTCTTCGGGGGCCCTTTTCTATGACAATCAATAAATATATAGTTAATAAAATTAACAATAGTTATAAATACTACACGAAATAGATGTTTTCGTAATACAATAATCTATGAAGATTTCGAACTTAACTAAGAAGGAAATGCAGATGAGAAACATAAAAATATTTACAATAGTCATGCTAATAGTTTTTGGAATGACATCGGCACTCGCTGCAGATCCTATTGTAACAGAATCAACTAGTAACAGCACAGTCACAACAAAAGGTGACACTAAAACAACAGTTAAAAGCCCACCGCCTAGTGCAATATCACCAAGCATAAACAGTAGCAACAGTGACTTATGCACAGTAGGAATTTCAGGTGCAGTTCAAACACAAATACTTGGTATTAGTGGAGGCAAAACTGTTCGTGACTTGAATTGTGAAAGGCTAAAACTAGCCAAAACAATCTACGACATGGGCATGAAGGTTGCAGCCGTTAGTATTATGTGTCAAGACGAACGTGTATTTAATGCAATGGAAATGGCAGGAACTCCTTGTCCGTATTTTGGTAAAATTGGTGAAGAGGCCCAAGCAAGTTGGGAAGCTTCTCCGGAGCGTAGACCAGAAAACATAATTGAGGAGAAACGTCAGGATGATACTCAAAAGATTGTTGAAAAGACTATCGGTTTTAGTATTCTTTTGTATTTGTTACTCATTTAGTAGCACAGCATTAGCAACAGATACCGCTGTTCCAACTAACCCAACAACAACTAATCCAACCGACATAGACTTGGATGACGGAACCATTGGTAGTCCACAATATGGATGTCCATCTGGCACCTCCGCGGCATTTGTATATTCGAATGGAGAAAGCCTACGTTTTGGTGAGTGTGTTAACACATTTGCAGTATCATATGCAATCAATCAAGCACTAGAAGGCACAGGCGTTAGCATAGACAAAGTTCACTATCAATGGAAATATATACATTGCTTCAATGAACCTGGCAAATTTTGTAGTGTTGATATTGAAGATAGAGTAAACCTCTCAACAGGTGAGATTACTGATGATACGCATTGGGATGAGTTAATTGTAATTGTTGAAGTAACAGATAGCAGTGGAAACGTAGTTGAAACTAAAACTTGGACTATGGATACATGGTATGATTGGACGTCAAGTAACGCTCATAGTGATAATGAAGTTCAAGAAGGTTCGGTTGTTTGGCAGATACACGAAGACAATATAGAAGTTTACAATCACATAGATAAAGTAGGAACAATACGCACACCAAATGCAGTTGGTGATGTGCGTTTTAGAATAAGTGGATACGACAAAGGTAATTGGGATGGTTACTACGGTCCTATTATAAATGATTTAAAAACTTGGTTTACTTATAGAGCTAACCCATGTAATGATACAGCCCTTTATGATCCTAGTTGCCCAGGTTATGCAACAGCCTATGCGACATGGCAATACGATACAAATTGTGCCGCTAATGCCTTATACGATCCAGGTTGTCCAGGCTATGCAACAGCAAATTATAATGCACAATGTAGTGCAGATCCATTATACGATAGTGGGTGCCCAGGCTATGCAAGTGCTTACTATGATCAACAATGTAGTGCAGACCCACTTTATGACAGTGGATGTGATGGATATGCCGCTGCTTATTACACTCAACAATGTAGTGCAGACCCACTTTATGACAGTGGATGTGATGGATATGCCGCTGCTTACCTAACACAGCAATGTAGCATTGACACATTATATAATAGTGCATGTCCAGGTTATGCTGCCGCTTACTTAACACAACAATGTGCATTAGATTCAACACATGATGAATCATGCCCAGGATATGAAGAAGCATACTTTGAACAGCAATGCACCTTAGATGCATTGCATAGTCCGGGTTGTGCAGGATACGATACAGCATACTTAAATCAGCAATGTAGTTACAACTCACAGTATGATTCACAGTGCCCAGGTTATGTTGCACCAATCATAGAAACTGACCCAACTGATATTGGAACAGGAACAGGTGATAGTATTGTTGATAATGTAATTGCAACACCAGACTTACCAACTATAAACTTAATACCTGCTCCAGAGCCTATGCCGGAGCCAATGCCTGAACCAGAACCCGAGGTAGTAATAGAATTACCAACAGTTGAAATACCAGATGTGGGAACAATGGATACAGGCAACACTATGCCAGCACCAGAACCATTAGGTGAAGTAGAACAAATTGAAGCTGAAGTAGAACAGCAAATTGAAATGGAATTGGAGATACCAGATGCGACACAAGAACAAGAAGAGTCCGGTAGTGATGTGGAACAGTCAATGGATGGAGATACCGGGACAGATGAGAACGATACTGAAGGGGGAACAGAAGATACAAGTTCCGATGAAGTATCTGAAGGAAATTCCACAGAAGAAGAGTCAACCGAAGAAGCAGTAGAAGAAACTGAACCTGAGGAAGAAGCTGAAGAAAGCACAGAGGATGAGGCTACAGAAGAGACCGAAGAGGAATCAACTGAGGAAGAAAGCACAGACGAAGAAGAAACTACTGAAGAAGAAAGCAATGAGGAAGCTACCGATGAAGATGAAAGCGAAGAAGAGAATTCAAATGAATCAGAGGAAGAAACAACGGAAGATACAAAGGAAGAAAAAGTAGCTGACTCAAAGCCTAAGAAAGTTAAGAAGCTATCCAAGAAAGAAAAGGAAGCAGCTAAACGCAAGAAGATGAAAGAGATCATCAAAGAAAAACTAAAAAAACTTGCAGAAGATCAAGGCAAAGCAACATCACTTGAGGCACAACAGGCTTTACAACAGATTATTGCAGCATTAATTAACTATGTTCCAGGCTTTAATGCTTATGGAGAAATGGCAATACCTGGAGTAGACTTTTACAATTCAGAAGGAATATACTTAGATAAAAAGATTCCAGAGAACCAACGAGGTTTGAGAAATGGTCTTGCAAGTGAATTAAAGTGGAATAAAATGGTAGATGAACAATATGAGGGAATGGAATGATAACTAAATTAATTAAAAGGAGAAATAATATGTGGAAATCAATAAAGGATTGGCCTACGTTGACTGAACTTTTCTTTGGAAAAGGTAAAGGTCCAACTAGTCCAAAAGAAGAACCAAAGAAGGCAAAGAAGGCGCCTGCTAAACCTAAGGCTAAAAAGCCAGAGCAGAGTAAGAAAAAAGCATCTAAGCCAAAGAAAATTACAAAGTCTAAAAAGACAGCGGCCAAGAAGCCTGCTAAGAAAAAGGAAACAAAAGCATGAGTGAAAAAACAACAGTAGAAGTAGGTGGATTAAAGTTCACAGGCGGCAAACTGTTTCTAGTTATTACTATTTTATCTACCCTAGGCGGAGCAGCTTGGGGAGGCTTCGAATTCTATAATGATTATAGAAATATGAAAGCAAAGATAGAAAGGTATGTAGCACCAGACCTAAGTGGAATCAGAGCAGAACTACAAGTAGTTAACACTAAACTAGATGAAGCATTAGACTATTCTAAAGATATTAAAAACGGATTACGTGATGATATTGTTAGACTAGAACGTATTGTAGATCAAGTAGAAGATGATGTTAATAGTGTTGAAGAAGATGTGCGTGAAGAAATTAGTTTAGCTGATCAACGTTTTGAAAACAAACGTGACCAGTTACTAACAGACTATGAGCAAAAAGCAGATAGTTTACGCACAAGCACTGATTTGAAACTTAAAGAACTAGAAAGCAGACTAAACAAAAGATTACAAAGAGCATTGGATAATCCACTAGCACAGTAGTAATAGGATCAAAATGCCCACTTGACAAAGAGAGCATTTTATAGTATTATAACTACAATGAGTAGTTTATTAATTATTACAGGTCCGCAAGGTAGTGGTAATCATTTGTTTAGCAAATGTCTAGCACTACACGAAGAAGTCTTTGGATGGAAAACATTGCTCAATAGATATTGGGAAGGGCATCACCAAGAGCCTTTTGCAGATTATTGGGCAGACCCATCTAAATTAGACGAATTTGACTGGAATCAAAGTGAATACTTTGTAACCAGTGTTAGCAGTCCATACTTTAAAGATCAAAAACCTGTTACACCTGATTACATTGAGTTTATTAAACATGCACAAAAGCATGTAGATAAAATTAATATAGGCATAATTGGTAGAGATCAAAATATTTTACGTAATCAACAAAATAGAGTGCGAGGCAAAGAAACTACTCCTATTGCATTGCAATCTTTTAACTGGTTGTTTGAAACACAAAACTGTTACTTCTTAAGTCAAGAACTATTATATTTGTATAAGCAGAACTATTTGGAGCAGTTAGGCAGAGAAATAGATTGGCCTATTGCTTTTTTGGACTCGAATATAGATGAAATTCTAAAGGAAGATAGTAACACTAAATATATTAAACAGGTGCATGAACATTGGTTGGATACAGAGGTCCAAAAAGCAGTGCGCCAAAGCTAAAAAAGGAAAATAATATGACTTTTATTTTATGGCATTTACTAGCAATTACAAGTGTGATGGCAATCTCATTTATACTAGGCTGGATTAGTGCAACAAAAGTATACGCATTAACGGAGAAGTAATACATGCTAGATGTTATTATGTTAACTTTCGGCGAGCCGGAAGCTGATGAGAACTTCGAGATACTAAAACAAAAGGCCCCACATGCACAACGAGTAGACAACGTAGTTGGATTGCTTGAGGCACACAAAGCTGCTGCAGAATTATCAAAAACAAATTACTTTTATGTGTGTGATGCAGATGCAATCATACAAGAGAACTTTCAATTTAAGTTTGAACCAAGCGACAGAAGAGAGGCATATCCAGGTGTTCCCGAAACAGAATGCGTATTTACTTATCGTAGTCATAACCCTGTTAACGATCTCATATATGGATTTGGTGCGTTAAAACTATTTCCTAAGAAGAAGTTACTTGCTACAGAAGAATTCAAAGTAGATATGACTACAAGTATAGGTGCAGTATTTAAACCTAAGTTTGAGATATCAAACACTACAGCATTTAATACTGATCCATTTAATACATGGCGTAGTGGATTCCGTGAAGGAACTAAAATGGCCAGTGGAATTATTGATCACAAAAAACAAGTAGATGATGCATATAGATTAGAAGTTTGGTGCACCCGTGGTGAGAACAGACGTTATGGTGAGTATGCAATACTAGGTGCTAATCAAGGCAGAGACTTTGGCAATCATTATAAGAATGACAAAGAAGCATTACGTAAAATTAACGATTGGGAATGGTTAAAGAAAACATTCGAAAGTGCATTATGAAACAAGAAGAATTTCAAAAACAATATCATTGGCTCTATGGTCTACGTGAATACTTTGATGCAATAGGTGAGGGTGATAGGTATGAAGTATTATTCAAAGCATTATATCATAATAATTGGTATCGTAAGCGTGATATCTTAACAGAAATTATTGTTATGGGACAAAGTAACCCAACGCATGTAAAAAGTTGGATGAACTTATTAATGCACGAACAGTTAACTGACATAGAGATAAAAGCACAGTTAGTTGTAACACTTATTCGTAAGTATATGAACGAAGATCCGTTATTGGCCAATACAGCAAGATTTATTAATCATTGGAGTGGTGACGAAGGAGAAGGTGCAAAGGTTCCAGATTTAAATGACTTCTTTAGTAAAGGACAAGTGCAAAGTAAACTATGGATGATTAGAGAACTTAATAAAGTTGTAGAAGGTAGTTTAGGTAATGTAGCATTTTACGGAGGCTGGTATAACTTTCCTGCTCACTTTATATTTCAAAACTTTACTGTAGGTAAGATATATAGTCTAGATCTAAACGAAGAAACAGTAGAGCCTAGCAAGAAGTTATGCTATAACGAAACTGTTGACAATAAATTTATTCCTATTGCTACAGATGTAAATAAACTACGCTGGAATAACAAGACTCTTAGCTACAGGAACTATAAATTACGTGATGAACAAATTGAACGTTGGATGGAAAAGCAAGAAGAAAAATATGCAAATGATATTGAAGTAAAATTTGATGAGATTATGCAAGGATATACCAGCAAAGAAAAGATACGCAATGATATTTTTAAAGACAAAGATACCTTACTCGAAGATACATTTGGCTGGGTAGATTTAGATAACATTAATTGTGTAATTAATACAAGTTGTGAACACATGGATAATCAATGGTTTGAAGATTTACCTGTTGGAACATTTGTAGTGCTACATCAAAATGATTACTTTGAAAACGAACAACACAGTAATTGTTGTAAAGACTTAGAAGAAGTAAAGTCTAAGTATCCCATGAGTGAAATATATTACGAAGGAGAGCTAGATACAAACCTTTACAATAGGTTCATGTTAATAGGAATTAAGTAATGACATTAACGTTTATTGAGTTTGAGCTTAACGAATTTATACCGCCAGGCGGTGCAGTTGAAACAAACCATGCTACTGTAGAAGTTTGTTGTGATATAAGCAGTAAGTTAACCAGAAAACTTAATTTACGATATGAGAAAGACTTTTGGTTTGAAGAGGCATACTATGCCAAGGACGGAAAGCGTATATTAAAGTTTGCATTTATAAATGATCACACAGCATTTATCTCAAAGATGATGGGAATATATAATGGATGATAAAGATATACAAGGGTTTATAGATTACTTTGGCGAAGATAACATACCTAATCCGGAACAGTATCCACGCAGAGTAGAATGGTTAATGAAATGGTATATACATATCGTTATGAGAAATAGAGAAGATAACAATGGATGATGAACTATGGGACGCTATTATGGATGGCTTCACACCCAGACAATTACAAAAAGAAGCCGCTAGAGCAATATGCACTATGCCTGCTGACAATGATAGTATACATAAGTTTAATGCAGTTGCAAGACACAACAGTAATCTTTGGTATAAAGCAGTAATAAAATATTACATAAATGAACACGGAGACTTTCCAAGCGAGATAGGACCCGGCAAAGATATAAAGTTGATACTTGATGATTAGTTACATTAAGTATGGCAGTGCTATTATAATACTTATAGCAATGATACTCCACGTGCAAGGGTGGACACCGTGGAATAGTTTCTTACAAATGATAGGAGCCGCTGGTTGGATATATGTAGGCTGGAAACAAAATGAGAAAGCTCTCATACTAAATTTCTTGCCACAGTTTTTTATTATTATACCTGGCTTGGTATACATGTGGCTAGGATGAAAAACTTAATAGTATTTCCAGCAGGTGCAAGCGGGCATTTCCTAGCAGGCATTTTTACTGGTAATACAAATAAGTTAAGTAACAATATTGAACACAAATATGATGGTAATAGGAATTTGTTAGATATAACTCATATAGCTGAGTTAACAACAGGAGCAACTCAAAGAAAAGATTACAGTATAAAGAGGTTTAAAGAACTTGCACAAGAGCACCAAGATACAAATATAGTTATAATACATCCAGATATTGATTGGTATATCTACATTCTATGGCTGTTAAAGACAAACGATGATGTAGAAGATACAATAGAACAAGTAGCAGAGAGTAGATTTGTAAGCGATGAAAACACTAATGAACATTATAAACATCACCATACCTTCAGTGAAATACTTAGGCAACAAGGAGTGAATGTATTAGATATAAACTATTCAGATTTGTTTATTGATATTAACAAAGAAACAATTAAAGAGTTACTGTTATTCTTAGATTTTCCGTCGTTAAGTGTAAATACAGTAGCTGAAGCTATAACCGAATACACAGACTTACAATTAAAAACTATCAATTTAAGATATAATCTAAGCAAGGACGAAATATAAATGATACATTATAGAACACAAGAGAAAAATAATGTAAATGATTTAACAGTCAATGTTAGTTTAGAACATAATCCAAAACATTACAGAATATATTGGCCAACTAATCATAGTGGAATGTTCCTTCAATTTATGATTAGTCAGCATAAAAACTTTCCAAGAAGTAGTGCTGCCTACATAACATTACCAACTAAGAATCACGTTATATACAAAACAGATGAAGAACGCCCAACATTGATTGAACCAATAAAGAATACAAACTTTACAAAATGGATTGATACAGGACCATTCGGAGAGCATGACTTAAAAGATATTGAAATAAATTCAGCAGAAGTAATAATAGCAGTTACTCCAGAAGTAAAAATGGCACAACAACGTGACAATATACCTACTGAACAATGGGAAAATACTTATGCAAAAATATTAGTAGACTTAGCCATGGACGATGACTCTAGAAATAAATTACAATTTATAAATGTAACAAGATTGTTGAATAAGAATACAAGGCAAGAAGAATACAAAAATATATTAAATATAATTGAAGAACATCCATTAAGTAAATTTACACTTGATACTCTATGCGACGAATATATTAATCATGTAGGATATACAGATGTATAAGTATGAAGATATAAACACAGTTCACTTAGAAGTTACACAACGTTGTAATGCAAGTTGTCCTATGTGTGACCGTAATGAGAACGGTGGTGCAGTCAATCAGCACATTAAGAATAACTTACAAGAACTAAGTTTAGATGATTGTATTAATATATTTGATCCAGACTTCTTACAGCAACTAAACACATTATATATGTGTGGTAACTTAGGTGACCCAATTAGTGCTAGAGATACATTAGAAATATTTGATTACACACGTGCAATGAATGAAAACATATGGTTAAGTATGAATACAAATGCAGGTGCGAGAGATGTTACATGGTGGCGAGAACTTGCTAAGACTATTGGCAAGAACGGTGCAGTTATCTTTAGTGTTGATGGATTAGAAAACACAAACCATTTGTATAGACAAGGTGTGCAATGGGATAAAGTAGAACGCAACATGCGAGCATTTATTGAAGCAGGTGGCAGAGCTCGTTGGGACTATTTAATATTTGAACATAGTGAATGTGATGTAGAACGTGCTGAACAATTAGCAAAGCAATGGGGTGTTGAGAAGTTTATGAAAAAGAAAACTGGACGCTTTATTAATGCTAACAGTGAGTCTAAAGAAACACACCAAGCAAAGAATCGCAAAGGTGCTACAATGCAGAACTTGGCTAAGCCAAAGAAAGCAGAGTATCAAAACCTAGCACTACTGAAACAAAAAGAGATTGAAAAAACATATGGTGGTATGAAAAACTATTATGATAGTTGTGATATTAAATGTAAAGTAGCAGGCAAAGATCCTAACATCTTTATTACAGCAGAAGGCCTTGTGTTGCCTTGTTGTTGGACAGCTGGTCGTATGTATAAGTGGTGGCACAAAGATCCAAAGGTAGAACAGATATGGGATTTCATAGATGGTGTTGGCGGAAAAGAGGCTCTTGATGCAAAGATACATGGAGTCGAAGGCGTATTCAAAACAGGCATTATGCAAGACATACAAAACAGTTGGAATAAGAAAAGCATTGAAGAAGGTAAGCTAGGTGTTTGCAGTATGAAATGTGGCACAGAGTTTGATCCATTTGCGGAGCAGTTTACATGAAGAAGTTACTGACTCTAGGATGTAGTTTAGCTCCAATTGACTCGTGGCCGTATACATGCAATCAAGCTGGACAATTCGATATACATACAAACTATGGGTTCGGTGGCGGCGGCAATCAACAACTGCTAGACTGTATAGACGAATACTTATATCACAACACAACAAAAGATTTAACTGTAGTATATCAAATGACTGGTATGGAAAGAGGCGGTGGAATATACTCATCAGGAGTTTCGAAAGAGTTGATAGACCACAAAACGAAGTTAAGGGAGCTGAGCAATATACTTCCAGACCAACGAAGTCTTCTATGGGAAGGATACTTTGGCAAACAGTATATGCTATGGGGTTCCAGCCTAAGCCATGGTATGCACTATGACGAACACCATAATCATATCATACTGTTAACAAGAGTAGTAAGTAAGTTATGTCTATTAGCAAATGCAGGCGTAACAGTATATGCATTTAGAGGTTGGACAGGTATAATACCACACGCCCCAGAAAAAACGTGGGAACAAATTACAGATGTGTTCGACAAGAACAATGTAAACTATATTGATGAACCGTTAGTCGACTGGTGTATCAAAACCGATCAAGAGTTTATGCCAGACAATTGGCATCCAAGGACAAGTGCAAGTAGATACTATGCAGAAGAATTTCTTAGTAAACAATTGGCAAGTGACACATGATAGATACTTTTATTAATATGCTTTCAAATGCTCTCCAGGCTATGTTTATAGGTAGTATGGCTGGAGGTCTTGTGCTAGTATGTGAAGAAGATATTCCCCAATTTAAAAAACTCAGACCCAATATAGAACAAGTAATGATACAAAGAGAAGTAGATCAAAAATTACAAGATGCATTTCTTGATGCATTTGATCAGACATACAATGATGATAAACAAACATCGAGTTGCGAAGAAGCACTACAGGCCGTAGGTTCTTCGATGCAAGAAGTAATAAATAAAATTAACAACGCAAGCAACCCACACAAGAACCCGTTATTATGATTACCAATCCAACATATAATAAGTATACGCATCCATGGAAGTATATAACATCGCAAAGTGGCTTCTTTACTCCAGAAGTATATGAGAATCTTACAAATATATTATATTCTGAAGCAGTAAAAGATTGGCCAGTATATAATGATGATGGCAGTGATCCGGCTTATCCACAAGGACAAGTAGTAATGATAGATGAAAAAGCACGTGAAAAGTCCACAGGATTCTTACGTGAGTTTTATGACTGGTTGTGGACAGGAGAACTTAAAGCACATATACTTGAAAAAACAGGAGTAGATTTTACACGTTATAGTTACTTGTGGCATTTAGATTATCCAGGATTTGATCAAGCATGGCACAATGATCTTGACTCCTATCCAGGTGTAGAGGTTACTACCTTTCAAGTCTACATGGCAAAGAACAATGATAAAGCACACAGTGGAGTAATAATATCTAATATTTGCCCAGAAGACGATGATGACATTGATGTGCGTAATTTATCTAATCCAAGCATGGCACAGTATCAAGTGCCATACACACCTAATCAATCATGGTCCTTTACTGCAAGCTCAGAAACATGGCATGCAGTTCCTAAAATAGATTTCTACAGACCAAGTTTTATGTGTAGAGATTTTAAAAGTATTACTTGACAAAACATCACTTTTAGTCTATTATATAACAATGGAATATATAATAATAATGATTACAGCATTGTTCATATACAATGCTAACCACATAGAAAACAATTGCACAGATGATGGATGCCCGAGCTTCCATGAGGAGAATTTGGATTGAAGATCTTAATCTTTGGACTACCAGGCAGTGGAAAAACTACACTAGCAAAACCATTTGCAGAATTAGTAGGTGGTGTGCATATCAATGCTGATGAAGTAAGAACAAGTTATAATGATTACGACTTTAGTTTGTCTGGTCGTATTAGACAAGCACAACGTATGCGTCTTTTATCAGACGGTGTAGTCAAGGCAGGCAAAATTGCAGTTGCTGATTTCATATGCCCTACTGAAGAAGCACGAAAAGAATTTAATCCAGATTATTCAGTATGGATGGATACTATCAAAGAAGGACGCTTCGATGATACAAACCTCATGTTTGAAAAGCCAACTAAAGTAGACTATCATGTAAGCCAATGGTTTGATGATATAGATACACAGTTGCTAATGGTTGTAAAGTTATGGATGGAACGTCAACCTCGTCACCCACCCAAGCCACCAATGAGTCCATTTGAATAACACAAAGAAGGAGGACAAATGGGATATTTTTTACTAGGAGTTCTAATTGGATGGCTAGTGCCAAGACCTAAGTTTATAGGCAAGGCAGAAGCAGCAATATGGAACCCAATCAAATCAAAATTACCAAATGCTATTACAAAGCATTTCGGATAAACGTGCCTGTAGCTCAGTTGGATAGAGCGTATCTTTGCGGAAGATGAGGCCAGGAGTTCGAGTCTCTTCAGGCACGCCAAAAGCGTTAATAACAATGCCCGCTCTTAGCTCAGCTGGATAGAGCAACGGCCTTCTAAGCCGTAGGTCACAGGTTCGAATCCTGTAGAGCGGGCCAAATCATTCACAAAGCAGTTAATAGCTGAATATCAGCAATAGATACTAATACATAGGTTGACACCTAACTATATATGTTGTATAATAACTATATGACACAACAAAACTGACTAGAAACTTGTATAATAAAAAATATCAATTTTAAAGCCATAAATGGTCTTTTTACTTGACATTTTCTAAATACTATTATACAATTATTATAGTTATATTACAATTATCAATAGGAGAATCATATGAGCACACGTGACGTAGTTCAAGACATCGTAAAACATACAGCAGGTCTTGGTTTTATTACAAATGTAAAAGTAACAGGAACAGATGAAGCAACAGAGCTAGATGCAATGGATGCCGATCGCACAGTTATCTTACACGCAACATTACACAATGCACAACCAGACTTTAAAGGTGAGTTTGGATTAGGTAACCTAGGTTTCTTAGCAGGTGTAACATCACTATCAAACTATCAAGAAGATACAGCTTCCGTTGAAGTTGTTTCACGCGAACGTAATGGAGTTCAAATGCCAGATCATCTAATGTTTAAAGATGTAGATGGCAACACAGACCAATATCGTTTTATGTCAAAAGAGATTATCGAACAGACACTACAAACTGTAAAGTTTAAAGGTGCTGATTGGGATGTTACTTTTGAACCAACTAAAAATAAAGTTGCAGAACTTAATGCTATCGCAGGAATTTACGGCGGTATCGAGCCAAACTTTACTGTTAAAACAGAAGACGGTGACTTAATTGTTACAGTAGGTGCTCCAGATGGATCATTTACAGGTAAGCGAACATTTGCTAAAAACATTAGCGGAGAACTAAACGAAGGCTATGCTTGGCCACTAGCACAAGTATTAGCTATTTTGAAGTTAGGCATGTCAGGAACATGTGTAATGGAAATTAGTAAACGTGGTGCCCTACAGATTAGTGTAGACTCAGGCATTGGCAAATATGATTACATTCTTCCAGCATTAACGGTATAGTATAAATGGCAGACAGAAAAGACCTAACAACCAGCAATAAAGACTACAGTGTGTTCTTACCGAGCATCAGTAGTTTCTATTCTAAGTTCATAGCACAAGCACAAAAGCGTCCAGACTTTGTTAAGCCTGAGCGTATGCCTGCAGGCTTTGAATATGGAATTGATGGCTTTGACTTTTTAAAGCCTAAGGACAATTACTACAATTACAAGTGGGGTCTTTACTCTGCCGGACACGCCACTCGAGACACAGTTAAGAGTGACGAACAGGAACCAATGATTCAAAAGCGTGATAGGAATAATAGTTTTATCCTAGGCGACAGTGGTGGGTTCCAGATTGCTACAGGTGTAATCAAATGTGATTGGCCAAACTTTAAAACAAATGATGACTTGCGTAAGACAATTCTAAACTGGTTAGAACATACCGCAGATTATAGTATGGTGTTAGATATTCCTACATTAGCAGCGGCTCCACCGCTTAATGCTAAAACAGGACTAACAGACTGGGTAGACTGTTTAGAATATACAATGCATAACAATGATTACTTTGTTAGAAACAGAACAGGTAACACTAAGTTCTTAAATGTGTTACAAGGCAACAACGAACAACAAGCAGACGATTGGTATTCAGCAGTTAAGCATTATCCATTTGAAGGTTGGGCAATGGCTGGTTACAACATGAAGCAATTACATCTTGCATTACGCAGACTTATTGTTATGCGTGATGAGAAGATGCTTGATCCAGGTAGAGATTTAATTCACTACTTAGGCACAAGCAAACTGAATTGGTCTTGTATCTTTACAGCAATTCAGCGTAACATAAGAGAAACTATTAATCCTGACATGATGGTGACATATGATGCGGCAAGTCCTTTTATTACTACTGCCAAGGGGCAAGCGTATACACAACACGTTCATAGGAATAATAAGTTTAGTTATGTTATGGAACAGGCAGTAGACGATAAACGTTTTCAGCACAGTAAAATACCTTTTCCTTTTAACAGTCCTATTGGAGAACGTATGAACATGGGTGACTTATGTTATATGGGTCCGGGTATGCTTAATAAAATTGGCAAGGAAGGCAAGACTAGTTGGGATAGTTTCTCATACTTCTTGCTAATGGCACATAACGTTTATCAACACATTGAAGCATGTCAACGTGCTAACACACTGGCCGACATTGCTACAACAAAATATCAGCCTAGTCACTTAGAATGGAATAAGGTTAAGCCTGGGCAAAGTGAATTTGACTTATGGGTTCCACGTGATGTAATTTATGTTACTGAATTTGTAAATAAATTATTTAAGAGTGAGACACCTATGCAGATGCTAGAAGAAGCACAGCCAATGCTAACACACTTCAGCGGTATGAAAACTATTAAAACGACACAAGGTGCGTTTGATAGTTTGTTTGATACCGGTGATGCAGTTCAAGAAGAATCCGATGGAGAGTTTACTTCTGAACAAGCCGAAGCGGCTGAAGACTTCTTAGAAACATTATAACAAGGAGAGTGAAATGGGAACAGGAACAATAAACAGTCTACTAAGGCACAAAGATGCTTTAGTTATTAAGCATAAAACACTTGACAAAGATATAAAAGAAGCGTATAGTAATCATATAAACGATATAGAACTTCATAAAATGAAAAAAGAAAAACTTTCAATTAAAGAAGAAATCGTTAAACTAGAAACAACAATTGCAGAACGAGAACAGTAATGAAAAGAAACTATGATAAAGCAGATGGTGTAACTGGCACTACATTGTTTGTAGGCAAAGAAATAGAACGCACACCAGCATATGGTATGAAGACACTCTTTGTAGTGGGAACAGACACATCCGTTGCAGAAATCTTAGTATTAGCAAAAGAACATGATTGTAAACATATTTACTTAGGTGCAAACATGTCATTTAATATTCAGTTGCCACATGGCACTGATGAAGAAAACAAAGCCTGGGATCCCATGATAACGAGTTTGCTTAGAGCAGACTTTTGGGTAACACTAGACTTTGAAAACAAATATTCAGATTATGTCCTTGAAAGTGGCTACACTGAGTATCGCAGATTTATTCCAATGATAAGCATAAGAATTCCTTATGTTGATCAAATGGGATATAATGCATGTGTTAAGATTGACGATGTTGATTTTGATGCTACTAACGAAGGTGTATGGGTTCATAGCCTTCATAACTTAATGGATCGCAGTGTGTTTACAGATTGGGATCAATATACACAAGATCATATAATCAAATAGGAGATATATTATGGTAAAAAAAGTAAGACTACTTGACGAAGAAACTACTACTGAACCAACAGTAGAACCAACAACACCAGTTGGTGAAAACGTAATTGATGCAGAGAAACTTATGAAGTTTCTTGAAGCAATTGATTGGAAGCTATGGGAATTGCTAAAACTTGAACGTGCTAAAGCCGGCGTTGAGACTAAGTAAATGCAGATAGCGTCACGTAATATCTGGGTAACGTTTAGCAAAGAAGGTGTGCATTTATATCCAGCCGCTAAAGACGATCCAGCATTAGCAACAGGTAAATGGGATGATGTTTCATTTCTAGGATATGCTCATAGGCATATTTTTCACTTTCGTGTAGAAATTAGTGTAACCCACAACGATAGAGATATTGAATTTATTCAATTCAAACGTTGGCTGGAATCACTTTATAGTGATGGAACATTAGAACTAAACCACCGCAGTTGTGAAATGATTGCAGAAGAATTAGCAGAAACTATTCTTACCAAGTATCCAAAGCGAGAACTTAAAATTAGTGTTGCTGAAGATAATGAGAATGGTGCTAATATGCTTTTTACAGATGATTAAAACGTAAACTAATTTGACAGAAGAAGGAATATGAAACATGTCAAACACTACTACAAACAAGACTAGCCATGCTAATCGGTATCGTATTTCAGGCCAATATAATATTAATGATGTGAAATACGATCTACTAAAAATTATTCAACCTTATGATGGGTTGATGCACAGCGACAAAGATGTCAGTAATATTCGCTCTTTGTTTATTTCTTACTTGAATGATCTTAAACATTCATGGAAGATTTTTAGCTTCAATGTAGACAACGTTGAAAAAGAAAATGCATATACATATGATGTTCATGTGCAGATGCATCGTGAACGTAGCCCTAAAAAGCTAAAGATTCATGTTGGTAAACTAGTATATAAACAAGAGGAGAACAATGTTTCGTAAACTATTTTATATGGGCCTCGAACCATACGAAGGCCGCTACACATTACAGTTGCAAGACTGGGCAGAAGCGGTATTTCAAAAACGAGGAATAGATTATACTATCGTTCCAGGAGAAACTATTGATGACACTAAAGCTATTAGTGTTGGCCAAGTGCTCGACGCACATGGTAGAAGTTTCTTTGGAATGTCACAGATTATGAACTTGGTTCAAATGATGCGTAACGGCGAATGCACAGGTAAAGATGCAATCTTCTTTGAAGATATGTTTCAACCTGGTATTGAATCCCTTCCGTATATTATGAATCAAATTCCACAAGAACAACGCCCTACAGTTTATGTAAGGTGTCTGGCACAAGCAGTAGATCCAGATGACTTTGTCCACGTATGGGGCATGGGTAAATGGATGAGCTTGTATGAACAAATGGTTAATCAATTTGCAACAGTGTTGGCAACAAACGAAGAAATGATTGCACACATGCGTATTGCAAATTGGGAAGCACCACTTTATAATATATCAGGACTTAGCTTTGGTAAAGAAGAAGTGCAAAGTCGTGTGGATAATATTAAACCATTTGATCAACGTAACAACCGTGTAATTTTTGCTGCCCGATTCGATCAGGAGAAACAACCTGACTTTTACATGGATGTTATTGAAATGGTATTGCAACAAAGACCTGATGTAGAGTTTGCAGTGCTAAGTGGCGGGCCACTGCGTAGCAACAACCAGAAGTATTTGGACCGTGCCTATAACATGCAAAACGAAGGTAAGTTAAAAATATACGAAGACCTAAAGAAGAATCAATACTATGACATTGTTAATGACAGTAAGGTATTGTTTAATTGTGCATTGCAAGACTGGGTATCTAATACCGTCAGTGAAGCAGATGCGTTAGGTTGTAATGTAGTTTACCCTGCATATCGTAGTTTTCCTGAAACGTTTGCAAACGATCACACACGTCTATATACACCATGGAGTAAAGAACATGCAGTTGAAAAGATCCTCACAGGTCTTGATGCACCTTCTGAGAACATGGGTAAGATTAGTGATTGGAATAATGGCACTATCGATCGTATGATTGATATTATGCAAGGAAATGGTGAACAATGGCTACGTAGCGGCAACCGTTACAGAGACTTCGTTGCGGAGGCAAAATACGCATGAAGATTGTTGTAACAGGAGCAGCCGGATATATCGGCAGTCAAACGTGTAAGACATTAACAAGAGCAGGACACGAAGTTATTGGAGTTGACAGGCACAAACCACGTCACGACTACTACAAAGTATTCCATGATGATCGTGACTATAACGACATCCAAGACCTATTGCTTGGAGTTGATGCTTGTGTCCATATAGCGGCCACTAGTCTAGTGGGTCCTAGTGTAACAGATCCTCACACTTATTATCAAAATAATGTGCAAGGAACTTTAGCGTTAATGCAAGACTGCAAGATTCAGAGCGTTAACAAATTTGTTTTCGCAAGTTCGGCTGCCTGTTATGGCATAGTAGAAGATGGAATATGTAGGGTTACAGATAAAAACGAACCTACAAATCCATACGGAATGAGCAAGCGTATGACAGAAATAATGCTAAAAGATTATGCTATTGCATATGGAATGAACAGTGTTAGTTTACGTTTCTTTAATGTTGCAGGCGCTGACTCAGATTGTGAGATGGGTCAAGAGAAACAAGCAACACATATTATTGCAAGAGTAATGGAAAGTGCAATGGCAGGTAAGACATTTACTTTCTTTGGCAATAATTATCCTACACCAGATGGAACATGTATTAGAGATTACATACATGTAGAAGATATTGCAAGTGGCATTTATGCATCACTACAGTATTTAGAAAATAACACTGGTGCTCACGTATTTAACTTAGGTAGCGGAGAAGGTAACAGTAATAAAGAGATTGTTGATGCAGTTAGTTACATGACTCCACTAATGCCTAACACAGCATTTGCAGAAGCTAGAGCAGGTGATCCACCTATGCTTATAGCAGATGTAGAAGCAACAAAAGAACTAGACTGGGTCCCACAACATGGACTCAGCGACATAGTAAAAACAGCCTACGATTGGTATTTAAAAACTAAAACGACATCCTCGTCGTAAACTCGGAGAATAAAATGAGTAAGTCAAAACAAATTAGAAACAAATTAGAAGAAGCAGGCATTCGCTATTGGGCGGGTGACAACATTAGTGAAGTATTACAAAATGGTGATAGAGAAGAACTAATTGAAGAGGCAACACTTGCCTTTGAAAGTGTATTAGATACATTAGTTATTGATAGGAAAACAGATCCTAACAGCATGGATACAGGCAAGCGTTTAGCTAAAATGTATTACAATGAATTAATGGCAGGGCGTTATGAAACAGCACCACCGGCAACAGCATTTCCTAATGAACCAGACAACGTAACTAACGAACGTTATGATGGTATGTTAGTTGTGCGAAGTGAACTTAAAAGTGTTTGTTCACATCACCATCAGCCAGTAACAGGTGTAGCATACATTGGCATTATTGCCGCTGACACACTAATTGGCTTATCTAAATATACACGTATCGCACAATGGTGTGCAAGGCGTGGCACACTACAAGAAGAACTTGCAATGGATATTTCACGTGAGATTATGAAAGTAACCAAGTCAGATGATGTAGGTGTTTACATTCAAGCAACACACGGATGTTGTGAGAACAGAGGCATTATGGCACACAGTAGTTTAACACAAACTACAGTTCTTAAGGGTGCATTTAAAACTGACCCTGCAACTAAAGAAGAGTTTATGGATAACATTAAACTCCAATCAGATTTTGCAGCTAAGTAGGAGAATAATATGTTAGCGACTTTTATATATGTAGGGCGAGAAGCTCTCGAAATGATGTTTTTGCTGTTTATGATTACAGCAACAGTATCAGTAAATAAAAAAATGATTACCGCAGGAGCAATTGGTCTAGTAAGTGGACTAGCAGGTGGAATGCTACTAGGTGAATTCCTAGAAGACTACGAAGTGGCAATGTATGCCACGTTAAGTGGATTAATGCTTTACTTGTTTTTTACAAGTAATAATCTACCAGCACACATCAAAGGACATGTTCAAGCAATTGCAGATAATACTGCTACATTTTGGGCAGGAATGTTTACTGTATGGTTTATATTCTTTAGAGAAAGCATGGAGATATTTACATTCATGTTCGCACCAAGTGAGCAAGTAAGTTGGCCGGCGGCAATTTGTGCCGTTATAGTAGTAGCGTCATTATACAAGGTATTAGAAAAATATAAACACACCAGAGAGCTATTTACAATAACACGATATGCTTTCTTATTTTTTGCATTATGGTTTGGATATGAAGCATTGGAACATGCACACATACTTTAACAAGAGGATAATACAATGTTAAGTGAATGGACAGAAGTATTAGTAGAGGCAACAAATAAAAAGGATATGACTTACTCATACTCTTTTAAAAATCAACAAGGTCAGCCTATATGGGGAACTAAAGTGAGGCCTTTACCTGGAGCAAGAAACTTCTTAGTTGGTATAGATTGTAAGAAAAATATTGATTATGACTATACTGCTGATAAAAAGACTGGACAATATTGTTATAAATTTAAAGAGCCCGAAAATGCTTTTTTATTCAAGTTATGGTGGGATAAAGATTCACCAGAAGCAATGAATAGTTATAACCATGAACACACTTGTCCAGACTGTGGAACTAAATTTAAAGATTAACAATGAAAGCGAAACTAAAATGAAAGCAACACCAAATGTAATATTTAAAGTTAGAGTGCCAAGCGATGATGCTGAACCTAACTCATGTGAAATCTTCCCATCAACGTGGGGAGATTTAACTACAAACGAAATCTTTTCTAACAAGAAAGTTGTAGTGTTTAGTCTGCCAGGTGCATTTACACCTACTTGCTCAACATATCAACTGCCAGGCTTTGAAGAAAATGCACAACAATTTTATGACAAAGGCGTAGATGATATCTATTGCTGTTCAGTTAATGATGCATTTGTAATGAACGCATGGCGAGATGCAAACAACCTTAAGAATGTTAAAGTGCTACCAGATGGTAATGGAACATTTACAGAAGGTATGGGTCAATTAATTGATATGAGTGGTGTGGGATTCAACAAGCGTAGCAGACGTTATGCAATGATTGTTGACAACGGCACAGTAACTAAAATGTTTATTGAACCTGATAGTTCGGCCGCTGACCCAGACCCATATGGCGAAACAACACCAGATAACGTATTAAAATCACTATAGGAGAAAAAATGACAAATCACGATAAAATTACACAAGCATATGAAACATATGTTAAAGAGAACGAATCATGGGAAGCTGAAAAGCCGATTAAAGCGGCTGCTTCAAGAGCCCGTAAAGCCCTTGGCGAATTGGGTAAACTTACAAAAGAAAGACGTAAGGAAATCCAAGAACGCAAGAACGCAATGTAACATACCAGACACTATAGGAGAGTAACATGTCTAACAAAGTATACTACACATGGAAAGACATTGAACATATGGTTAACACTGTTAACAATCTTATGTTTGCAGACAACTGGCGTCCAGATTATATTGTTGGCATGACACGTGGCGGCTTAGTGCCAGCAGTTATGATGTCCAATATTACAGGAATTAAAATGCATGCATTAGATGTGCGTTTTAGAGATACTGGAGACAATTACAGTGGTCCAGAATCAAATTTCTGGATGGCCGAAGATGCATTTGGTTACTGTGGCAAGGGATTAGCTCACACCAGTCACAGAAAGAATATATTAATCTTTGATGATATTAATGATAGTGGTAAAACTATGGATTGGATTAAAAAGGATTGGCCTGCAGGCTGTTTACCTAACGACAAAGGTTGGGATACAGTTTGGGGCAATAACGTTAGGTTTGCTAGTCTGTTAGATAACAGTGCAAGTGACTTTGGCGATGTAGACTATACAGCTATGGAAATCAATAAGATGGAAAAAGATGTATGGGTAGTATTTCCGTGGGAAGGCGAAAGAGACTACGGAAATTTTTAAAATTTTTAAGATAGGAGGTTAAAATGGATAAAAATGAAAAATTATTAAAAGACATTAGGTTATGCTTATGGATTATTATAGTTGGATTGATGTTTATATCTCATAGACTGCATAACCTTCAAGATTTTCTATAAGGTAGGAGGTTAAAATGAATCCAGATGATTTAATTATAACAACAAATGATGTTGATACTTATTATTCAATTGGAACATCTGATACATATGATATGGACTTGGGGAATGTAGCTACATCAAGTTTAAAAATATTTGATGATGATACTCCAACTGAAGTTGAAATACAACAAGGTAACGGCGAAACATTAATGGTCGGCGCTACTATACGTCAACAAAAATATGAAATCGAAGCACTAACAGATATCATTAAAGAAATGGTAAAAACTAAAAACTTCGATGTAGAATTAGATATTGAAAAGAGAGTTGAACAAAAGAAGTTTTTAAAGAGATTAGGAGAAGACTAGTGACGACATTTACACTTGAGATATATGGATATGGAGGTGAGATGGTTCTCGGTTCTGTATCTAAGGAAGCCTATGAACATTGGAGTATAAAAAGCGAGGATGACGATGGAATAAACAGTCACTTGTTTTGGGATCCATATGAAGAATCAGATGGCAATGATATTGTAGATGATCAGGATCCACGTTTCCTTGGAAACTGGCATGAGATTGATGATATTGATCATGCCCATGGAGCGTTCCACGACCAGTGTGAGGTTGTAGTAACAAACGAAGATGGTAAAACTATTTACGAAAACGATAGCCCTGAAATAGAATCAACACATATTTCTGATCCAGATGATCAACCAGAGGGTTATTATTTTAAAGGCTGGAACACAGAAAAAGGAAACTTTTTTAGTTGTGACATTGAATTAGACAATTTTAATCCCAAGAAACTAAAATTTGGTGCTACTAATATTGATGGTGATGTAGTTATTGATAGTATTACGTATGATGGAGAAGATTTAGATAACATCGGCGGCGATACTATTACCAAAGACTCTGGTTGGGAATTTTACGAGAACTTATGAAATATAAAATAATAGTTAATGGGTATGGTGCCCACTTACATATAAGACGCATTGAACCAAATGTATATGAATTTTGGAGCAAACAAGACACTGAAGCAACACGCAGTCATTTGTTTGAAGATCCAGAAACTAATCTAAATGGAAATCCTATAACAGATTACGAAGATCCATTGTTCTTAGGCATGGCAAAGTCCAAACAAAACAGACTTATAGAAGTATTTGGTCCACGCCCAAGTCATATACATGTGCATGTGATTGATGAGGATGATAACACAGTATATTCATCTAGTGCAATAGACGAATCTGTAAGATTTACTATGGATTGCAACACATTAGGTAAAGGACATTACCTAAAAGGTGTCAGAGAATGCAAAGGAACATTCTTTACAGGATATTTAGAGGAAGAAGATTTCAGTCATCATTTGTTAAATTTAGCGTTAGTTAGTATTGATGGAGACAAATTGCTACATCGTGTAGAATATGGGCGTAAAACACTAGAAAATACACTAGAAGATACTGGTATTGTTAAAGAAACATTTGAGTTTTACAATAATACATAAAAGAGGTTGACAAGCAAGACATCTTACTGTATACTGTAAGTATTAAATCATAAAAGCAATAGGAGTGTAATTATGAGAAATGTAAGAAGTTGGATCGCTATTGCGGTTGCTGTTATAGGTATATCAGCTACTGCACCAGCAACAGCGGCACCATTCAGTTATTATGACATGGTGTCTAATATAGCAAACGTTGAATCAAGAGATAACTTTGCAAAAAGTATGATCCGTTCATATGAAAGCGGACTTAAATCATTAAAGCCACTAGCAGAAAAATACGGACATTACAGTTGGGCCGCAGGGCTAGTCGAAACAGTAAACTTTTATGAGAATGAGATTGAAAAGTTTACAATATTAATTGGTGGTGCACTTGAACAAGCAGTCACCGAAACACACAAAACATACAAATATACAAACTATGATCAGGTAGAAGAATCTCCTGAGGTAGCCACACGATCTTCCACACAAGATGAAGTTACAGAAGATTATACAGTTAATGTATATGAAGATGTTGTAATTACATATACAAAAACAGTAACAACAAAGAGTTATAAAGGCACATACACTACAACACATTTTAGTGATGATACTTCTCTTACGAAAGTTACTACTGATCTAGTTTCTACAAATGTAGAAGAAGTTACACGAACAGAAACTGAACGTAATTTTGTAAGCACATATGAACTTGAACGACCTGTTGAAGTTGTTGAAGTTGTTGAAGAACCCGTTGTCGTTGAGGAGGAGGTCGTTGTCGTTGATGTAGTCAACGAACCAGTGAACGTTGTCAACGATGGTATTGGTATTAAAACAGAAAATGTATTAACTGTAGAAGAATACTTAGCAATGGACGATGTATCATTAGGTGGAACACAGACATATATTGATGCAGTTCACAGTATGAATAGCAGAATTAATGTTGATTACATTACACGTGAAAGTGGATTATATAATAATGGTAATAATTTAGAAAGTATTAATGCACCAGAAGCCTGGGCAAAAGGTTGGACAGGCGAAGGTAGTGTGTTAGCAATACTTGATACTGGTATTGATTTAGATCATCCAGAGTTTGCTGATAAGATTATTGCTAGTAAATGTCTTACAAGTATATGTGCAGATGGAAACGAAACAATAGACGATAAAAATAAGTATTCACACGGAACACACGTGGCAGGTATTGCCGCGGCAAACTTAGATGGTGTAGGAACAACAGGTGTTGCTCCAGATGCCAAACTACTTATTGGTAAAACAGCATGGGACAATGGATACTATGAGTTTAGTGCATTAGGTAACGGTATTGAGTGGGCAGTTAACAATGGTGCAGATGCAATAAACGTATCTGGTAACTATAACGTAGACACAACATATAAGCGTAGTATACAAAGTGCAGGAGATGGTGTATTTTATAGCACGGACTCACGTTACGATGGAGTATATGCACTTGAAGGCTACTCAGGATTAGCAGTAGATGATAATTATATGTTGCCACAACTTACAGATGCAATGTCAGGTAACGAAGCAGTAATTGTATTTGCCGCAGGTAACCAACGTTTAGATGTTCCAACCTTTCCGGCTCATTATGCAGTTGCCGAAAACGAAGATGGTGAATTGTTGCTTGGTGGTAAAGCAATTGTAGTTGGGTCATGGGATCTTAAAACAGATAAAATCTCAAACTCAAGTAACAGAGCAGGAACAATGTGTTATGGCACGAATGGTGAATGTTCAAGTGATACTAGAATTAGTGATTGGTATATACTAGCACCAGGTCGTTATGTAGCATCAACAAGTGCTAATGGTGAATATAGAACTAATAGCGGAACATCAATGGCGGCACCGGCAGTTACAGGTGCAGTAGGTATTGTGCATCAAATGTGGCCATACATGAAAGGCGAGAACATTGTTCAGTTGTTACTTAATACAGCCGACAAGGATCTTAGAAACTATGATGAGAACATTCATGGACAAGGTATGCTTGACTTAGATGAAGCAACTAGCCCACAAGGTGCAATAGGTATTCCAACTAGTGGACGTATTGAAGGCGCTACAAGTAATTTAGACTCGGGTGCATTTGCATTAAGTGGCGGTGCTTATATTAGTAGTATTAGCAACACAATGGTAGTTGATGATTATGATCGTAACTTTTATGTAGATGGTAACGATATGATTACTGTCGCTGATACACGAAGTGCAGATCCAACACAAGCCGCTGACATGGGATTTGCTCCAGACTATTATTTTGGATATGGTAATGGACAAGTTATTCCAATGGAAGTAGGCGCACTAAATATTAATGAAGATAGTGTAGCAATTGCAACTACAGTAGATAAGTTTATGTTTGGCGCAGTAACAGAAGGTAATAGTTTCCTTGGTAATGTTGCAGACAATCCACTTATGGATGTTAATGGTGCAACTACATTCTATGCAGGCTATAACTTAGATAAAGCACTAACAGAAGATGTTACACTATTTGGTAATGCAATGTTTGGTATTACTAAAGTAAACGTAGGTGATAGCATGATGACATCAGCAAGTAACTTGCTAAGTAATAGTGCAACACTTGGTATCAAACGTAACGTTAGCAACGGCGACTTTGGATTTGTAGCAAGTGTGCCTGTAGCAATTACGCAAGGCAGTGCAACATTTACATCAGCAAGTAGTGTTAGTTCAACTGGTGATGTAGATTACTTAACAAGCGAAAGTGATTTAAGTGCTACACAACGTGAAGTAGACTTAGGTGTGTTTCGTAACTTCAAAGTAACAGACAACATGTTTGTTAAAGCACACGCAGAAGCACGTTTGAACTATGCAGGAACAAACGAAACAGTTACGACAGCAGGTCTTAACTTAACATGGAGCTTTTAATAAATGTATAAACGAGGCAATCTAGAGGTCATTGCAGGACCTATGTTTGCAGGAAAGAGCAGTGAGTTGTTAAAACGACTGCTCTTTCTAGAGCATTCAGGACACAAAGCATTAGTCCTAAAACCATTAGTAGATGACAGGTATGACCCAGACAAGATTGTTACACACAATAAACTTAGTCACCCTGCTATTAGTGTTATTGATTTAGAATTAGTAAAAGATAATTACACAATTAAACCTTATAACTTTCACACAGTATTCATTGACGAGGTGCAATTCTTTGATCCTAAAGAAGCACTATGGTTTGTAGAAGAAGGATTACGTGAAGGTGTTAACTTTGTATGTGCAGGATTAGATCAAGACAGTAGAGGAATACCATTTGATACAACTGGCAGATTGTTAGCACTAGCAGATGGTATTATGAAAATAACTGCATTTTGTAATATATGTGGACAACCATGCAGTAAGACGCAACGACTTAGAAAAAGTGGTGGCAGAGTAAACGTAGGCGGCGCAGATCTATATGAACCACGTTGCCATGAACATTGGGAGAGTAAGTAATGAGCGGTGATGCTATAAAAAGAATAATAGAAGCATGCGAAAGCGAGCTAGAAGATGACGTGCAAGGACTAACAGATGGAACTGAAGACATCTTTGAAGGTCGTAAAGAGTTCGCACAACAAATATTAACACTCATTGACAAGGAGAAGTCACAATGAAAATCATCGCAGGTAACAGTAATATTGAACTAGCAGAAAAAATTGCACAACATTGTTTTGCTACACTTGTGCCTGCTGATATTAAAACATTTGCTGATGGCGAAAGCAGTGTAGAGTTTTTAGAGAATGTTAGAGGTGAGGATGTGTTTATTATACAAAGCACAAGCACACCAGTTAACGATAATATAATGGAATTAATGATTATGATTGATGCGGCCAAGCGTAGCAGTGCTAGTCGTATTACCGCAGTCATACCTTATTTCGGTTATGCAAGGCAGGATCGTAAAAGTGCAAGCCGCACTCCTATTACGGCTAAACTAGTAGCGAACCTGCTAACCGAATCCGGTGCTGATAGAATCCTTACAATGGATCTACACGCCGGTCAAATTCAAGGCTTCTTTGATATTCCTGTAGATGATTTAACAAGTCGTATATCATTTGCAAGGGATATTAAAAAGCAGTTCTACAAAGAAGATAGTAATGTAAATGAAGTAGAAACAGTATTTGTTTCACCAGACGCAGGCGGAACTGTAAGAGCTCGTAGGTTTGCTGATATGTTTCACAGTGATATTGCTATTGTAGACAAGCGTAGACCGAAAGCAGGCATCAGTGAAGTAATGAATCTAATTGGTGAAGTTGAAGGTGCTCATGCTATTCTAGTAGATGATATCATTGATTCAGGTGGAACACTATGTAATGCCGCACAGGCTATTATGGATGCTGGTGCATTAAGTGTAAGAGCATATATTACACACGGAGTATTAACTGGTGAAGCATGTAAAAAAGTTGAAAAGAGTGTGTTAAAAGAACTAGTAATCACAGACACTATTGACTTTAGATGTCCAAGCAATTGTAAAAAGACTCGTGTAGTAAGCGTAGCAGAAATGTTTGGAGAGGCCCTAAGAAGGGTAAGCAATGAGGAGAGTGTAAGCAGTTTGTTTACACAAAAGATTTAATGACAGAACCAAAAACAACATGGACTGTAGAAGTCCTAAAAGACGGCAAAACAGAAGAATTAGTTATTGAATTACCAGTTGACCTATTAAACCAAGTGGGTTGGGATGTAGGCGATACTTTGATTTGGAAAGAACTTACTAACGGCAACTGGAGTATAAAAAAGAAGGAGTAATATGATTAAAGGAGCATTATTTATAGCCATACTTGCATTTCTTATGTTATGGTTATTGGCCAAACTAGCAGGATTATAAACAGTTGACTAATCGTATGAAATCGTATATAATTATATGTATAAACAATGATGTTGAGGCAAACAATGGCAGAACAAAAACGAGAAGGTGAAATAAATGATTGGCTCGAAGACGACGAGTATGCTTTAGTGCTTAAAGCAGATGGATCATTTCAAGGAATATTTGCGCCATTTGAAATTGAAGACTTTGATCAATTGCCAGATACAATAATAGTTATACTAGGTATGATATACGGCGATCAAATAACTTCTGATGCAACACCAATTAATAATAGGACAATACACTAATGGCACAATACAGTAAAGGTAATCCACTTAATGGCGAAAACGAGCGTGAAAGTTATCAAGACTATATGGCTCGCAGACTAAAAGAAGAATATCCAGTAGACTTGTTTAATAACAAAGCACAAAAGCATGAAGAAGCTGAAGCACGTGAGAAGCATCCACTTAACACATTGCAACAGTTAATGATTATTACCGCAGAAGAATGTGGTGAACTAACACAGATGTGTAGTAAAACAGTTCGCAAGTTTAATACAATTGAAGAAGCCAATAGTAAAGTGCAGAATGCATTAACTAATAAAAGAAAGTTAATTGAAGAAGCAGGTGATGTATATTGTATGCTGAAGTTAATGGAAGAACATGGAATGTTTACCATGGAAGACTTAAAAGACCGTGCAAAAGTTAAACGTAATAAATTAAAAAGATGGAGCAACTTAGTAAATGAAACTTAGATATTCAGAAGCATTTTATAGTGTGCAAGGTGAAGGACAATACGTAGGAGTTCCTAGCGTATTTTTACGCACATTTGGTTGCAATTTTCGTTGTATGAATTTTGGGTTACCAAGAAACGAACCAAGCAGAGCTGAAAAGCATGATGCAGGTAATCGTTATAATGATGAAGTTAAAGGATTAATTGATAGTGGTATTGCAGATACCGTGACACAATTTACAGACTTGCCTATTATACATACAGGTTGTGATACTTATGCAAGTATCTATCCAGAATTTAAAAATTTTAATAAACTTGCAGAAGTTGACGAAGTAGTAAATCATCTACTAAGTCTTACTCCTGAAGGCAAATGGACTTGCGACAATGGACAAGACATTCATTTAATTATGACAGGTGGTGAGCCGTTGTTAGCGTGGCAACGACTTTATGTAGAACTATTTGAACATCCACGCATGAAGGACTTAAAAAATGTTACATTTGAAACAAACACTACACAACATTTACATGACGATTTATTCGACTATCTCCACAACAGTGACAGAATTAAAGTCACATGGAGTTGTTCACCCAAGCTCACAGTATCGGGAGAATCTTGGGAAGATGCTATCAAGCCTGATGTTGCTTTCAACTACAGTCGTGTGGATAACAGCGATATCTATCTTAAATTTGTTGTTGCTGACAACGAGGATATTGCTGATGTTGATAGAGCTGTCAAGGCATATCGCAAAGCTGGGTTGGAATGCCCTGTGTATCTTATGCCGTTGGGTGGTCGCAGTGAAGAATATAATCTTAACGTCCAGGAAGTCGCAGAAATCTGTATGGAAAGGGGATGGCGTTTTACCCCAAGACTCCACATCAGTCTCTTCGGAAACGCATGGGGCACATAAGAGCTACGAAGATAAAATTAGAGAAGCAGGTTGGTAATGGAAGAATTATATAGAAAAATTGAAAACATAACAGCAAATGAAGATCCATTAATGGTTGCAGGTATAATGATGGCACAAGCTCTTAAGATTTATAAAATTATACTAAGCGAAGAAGACTTTAAAATGCTAACAGACCATATAGGTGCGTCAGCAGAACACATTGACATACCAACAAAAGGACCTTCAGTTCACTAATGAATAAACGAATCAAACTAGATGATAAAATTAAAGAACTAGATTCTACAAGGGTATTTAAAAAAATAACACCCAAGTATGACATGTCATGGTATGTCAAATGGATATCAGTTATACTAATTTTAGTAGCCACATCAGCTAGAGCTACAGGAACAATGCCACATGTTGACTTATGGTTTGGATTGTTTGGAACTATTGGTTGGCTATGGGTTGGTATGTTATGGCATGATAGAGCATTGGTATTGCTTAATGGTGTTTTAGTTACACTAATCTTTACGGGCTTACTGAAGTATTACTTTGGAGCCTAACATTGATCGATGAGATACACAAGTTTTGGAACATTAAGCCGGAACACATCTTTGCAGATGAGTTTACAGGATACGAAGACCTATACGAAGAATTAGATACATTCACCGCAGAGGTTTACGAAGCAGATGGACCTGGAACAATAGACAAAGTATTTGATATATATCGTAAACGAGATATTGTTCCTATTGTCTATTACACAGAAGCAGGATTACGTGAAGCACTAAAGAACTTTAAACGCACATCATATAAGAAAGTTGAACAAAATGTATTAGGACTTGGTAACAATCAAGGACAAACAATTAATCGTTTTGTATTCACAAACATGCAGACAGCGGAGCCAAAAGGAAGAGGCTCAAACAGTTTAATGGATAGGTTTCGAGACGATGCGAAACTTAAACGTGCTATACGTATCTGCTTTGAATTTAGAGAAGGAAACAAGTTAGTATACCCAACAGCAATGCGTAGAAGCTTAGAGCTTGTTACAGGCGAGAACGTGCAAAACTTTAAGCCACAACATGCTAGAGCTATTGCAGAGCGTTTATGCCCGGTGTTATGGGGTCGTATTTACGATTATAGCTGTGGTTATGGTGGAAGGCTACTTGGAATAACCAGTAGCAACATGAACTATAAATACATAGGCACAGACCCTAACACACAAACATTTGAGTATTTAAAATACTTAGATAGTTTGCTAACCAACGATGCAGAAATCATTTGCAGTCCTTCAGAAGATTATCAATGCGAGAATATTGACTTAGCATTTAGTAGTCCACCATACTTTAATTTAGAAAAGTATAGTGATGAGCCTACTCAATGTATGGTTAAACATACTACAATGGATGATTGGTTTGATGGGTATGTTGCACCAACAATGCAACAGATACACAAAGGATTAAACAGTGATGGAATATTTGCTACAAATATTGCAGACTATAAATCATATGGAAACAAAGAATACTTTGTCGTGGATAGATGGATTGAACTTGCAGAGCAACTTGGATTCAAACATGACACAACAATTAAGATGATGCTAAACACTAGGCCTGGTGTTGGCAATGATAAAAAAGAAGGCCGAGAAAAATGGGAAGGCATATATGTCTTTACCAAAAACAAAGGATAAAATAAACTATGAATAACTATATTTTTACAAGCGAAAGTGTAAGTGATGGACATCCTGATAAAGTATCAGATCAAATCTCTGACGCACTAGTTGATGCCGGGTTAAAGAACGGTGATGAAACTACACGTGTGGCAATTGAAACACTTGTAACTACCAACCATGTAACGTTGGCGGGTGAAGTAAAGAACTTTAACGTAAGAAAAGACGAAGTAAAACAAATCGTAATTGACAAAGTTAAAGAAATTGGATACGAACAAGATGGATTTCATTGGGATTACTTAGACATTTATAACGAGATACACTCACAGTCAGGTGACATTGGATTGGGAACAGACGACTTTGGCGCAGGCGACCAAGGCATTATGTTTGGCTATGCTAGTAACGAAAACGATGCAATGCTACCAGCACCGATTTATTACTCACACGAAATTCTAAAGAAACTAAAAGAACTTCGATTAGATGGATATGATTTCTTACTGCCAGATGCTAAATCTCAAGTAAGTATTCAATACGTTGGCGGACAAGTTCAACGTGCAGATCAAATAGTTGTAAGCACACAACATAAAAAGGGCTTTATGCACAGTCTTAAAGCACCAGTAAAAGAAGCAGTCAATAGCGTAATGGGAGATTTAATAGATGAAGACACTACATGGCATATTAATCCTACAGGCAATTTTGTCATTGGTGGTCCTGATGGCGACACAGGACTTACCGGCCGTAAGATTATCGTTGATACTTATGGTGGCTTTGCTCCCCATGGCGGTGGCGCTTTTAGTGGAAAAGACCCCACAAAAGTCGACAGAAGTGCAACCTACATGGCACGATGGTTAGCAAAGAATGTTGTAGCTGATAACATGGCAGATTGGTGTCAAGTCCAATTGTCGTATGCTATTGGTGTAAAACAACCAACAAGTATCTATGTAGATTCAAATGGACATAACAGAACTATTCAAAAGTTTATTGAAGAGAATATCGACCTAACACCTAAAGGTATTATTGACAGGTTTGATATGTATAACTTCTATCGCTATAGTGAGAATTGTGTGTATGGTCACTTTGGCAACAAAGATGTTCCTTGGGAGAAAATTGGGTGGTAAACTATCACTTGACAAACATCTCAAGATGTCTTATAATAGTAACACATTAGGAGAAAAGCATGATCAATAAGATTAAGCAATTGTTTAAAAAGAATCCAGGCATGTCTGATAAAGACAAAGCTACTGCTAAAGGCGAACCGTATGTTAAAGTATTGGAAGTTAAATTTGATAAAAAGAATCCAGGTGATGGATACTTTGAATTGGAATGGAATAACTTATTTGTTAAGCAATTGTTAGAAGCAGGCTATACAGGCGACAACGAAGAAGAGATTGTTGACTTATGGTTTACTACACTTTGTAAACAAATATCAGAAGAAATTTAATCATTAGGAGAGCAATGTTGAGTTATATTTTAGTAGATGCAGCTAATATGTTTTTTCGTGCTAGGCACGTAGTTCAACGTGGAGCAGACGCAAAAGACAAAGTAGGTATGGCATATCATATTATGTTTAATAGTATTGCAAAGGTATGGCGTAATCAGAATGGTAGTCATGTTGTGCTATGTTTAGAAGGCCGTAGTTGGCGTAGAGATGTTTATGAACCTTATAAAGCAAATCGGGCGGCAGCACGTGCGGCACTAACTGAACGTGAGCAAGAAGAAGATAAGATGTTTTGGAATGCGTTTGATGAACTAAAGGTGTTCTTTGAAAGTAGAACTAATTGCACAGTATTACAGAATTCGCAATGCGAAGCAGATGACTTTATTGCACGTTGGATACAAAATCATCCTAATGATAAACATTGTATTGTAAGCAGTGACAGTGACTTTTATCAATTGCTTAACGACAATGTAACACAATACAATGGTATTACAGGACAACTTATTACAACAGAAGGTATCTTTGATGATAAAGGTAATCCTGTTATGGATAAGAAAACTAAAGAGCCTAAGCAAATAGGTGATCCAGAATGGTTATTGTTTGAGAAATGTATACGTGGTGACACTAGTGATAATGTGTTTAGTGCATGCCCAGGTGCTCGTAAGAAAGGCACTAAAAACAAAGTAGGTATGATGGAAGCCTTTGCTGATAAAGATAACAAAGGCTATAACTGGAATAACTTTATGCTACAACGTTGGACTGATCACAATGGTGCAGAGCATCGTGTGTTGGAAGACTATCAACGTAACATGCACATTATTGATTTAACCGCACAGCCAGATGATATTAAAACAGAGCTTGACAATGCGATAGTTGAACAAGTGCAAAAAGAATCCAAGTCACAAGTAGGTATACATTTTCTGAAGTTTTGTGGCAAATGGAATATGGTTAGAGTAAGTGAACGAGCTCAAGACCACGCAGAATATCTTAACAAATCATATGGAGGATAATAATGGCAACCGGAAGAAACACAAAAAGAGTTAAAAAATACGCAGGTGTATACGAAGCTGCATTTCAAACTAAAACTATAGAAGAGGCAAATATGACACTAAATTGTTTAACACAGACACAAATTGAACAACTAATCCAGTCAATGGAAGTTAACCCTACAATTGAAGCACACATTAAAGAGCCAACACTACAATGGTGTAGGCTACAGCTCACCGAGCAAAAACAAGGTGGTGCCTGGAAACGTAGAATCAGAGAGGCCGGACATGTCATCTGAACTAGTTATTAAACGTGAAGAACTAGAACGTAAACTAAAAACACAAATTATGGAAGTCACTTTTAATAAAGTTAATGGTGACAAACGTATAATGGAATGCACACTAATGCCAGAAGCATTGCCGCCAGCTAAAAAAGATGACCCATTAACACAAAAAAAGATTCGTAAAATTAACGAAGAAGTTCTTGTTGTATGGGATACAAATGCTAAAGGATTTAGAAGTTTCCGTATAGCAAATGTTGTTGAAGTTAAAGAAATTGACACAGTCGTATCGACTGGAACAGTTGGCTAAATGTTTACTACCAAAGAATTAATCAAAGACAAGTTTTGGATTGTTGAATTAGATACTAGTAAAATAGGAACTATTCGCAGGCAAAAAGATGTCTTTGAATTTTTTGATCAACGTGATAAAAGTATTACTATGCTAGAATCATTAGATGGATTTAAAACAGCAGAACGCAAAATAGATGCTAAATCTGAAAGTCAATCACTTAATGGTTATCCAACAAATAGCAGTATAGTTATACCAACAGAGCATGAAACTTTACCATTATTTCGTAAAACAGAAACAGGTAAAGTTGTTTATGCCGCAGGCTATTACATACTTAAATATCATGGAATGGGCTGGCAACATGCATATTGTCCAAAGGCAGAAACTTTAGACAAATATGAATATCAAGGTCCGTATTTTACAGAATGGGATATGAATCTACAATTAAAAAAGGCGAAACAAAATGACAATTAAAGGAACAATAGTATCAATACTAATGGTTATTACAGTAATGGTATTCGCATCAGATATAAGAGCGGATAATTTTTTTCCAGCAGAAGCACCAGCAGAAGCAGAAGAAGAATTGACATTACCTGAAATCTTTAGAATTAATAGAGATGTGCCATGCACAAGCACACAAATGGTTCAAGCTATACTTTACCAACGTGGACAACTACCTATTGCACAAGGCACAGCAACAATGCCGACAGAAGTGTTTAGTGAGGTAGTTTTAGCACTGAACGAAGAAACTAGTGAGTTCAGTATTGTTATTGTTAATATACAAAGTGGAATAACTTGTAACATTTATTCAGGAGTAAATTTTAGGTTAATTGGCCAATAAAACAGCACTTAATTCTTCCATCTTGCTAAATACAAGTATAGGAGAGAGAAAAGTATGGCAAGACCTAAACCCAACATTATGTTAGAAATTGTTGATAAAAATTATAATACAGAACAAATCTTAGACGCCGAGGCAATATATGCCGTTTACCATAATAATAAACCAATTAATCTACGAACAATGAATACCCTGGTGAACTATCCAGGTCCTAAGTATAAAAAAGTTAGCTTTAGTAACAGTGGCCATGCTTTTAATTTAGCCGATAGATTGAATAAGAAATTCAACACAGAATCATTTACAGTAGTAAGGTTATTAGAAGGTGAAACCGTCAAGCGAGATAAAATCGATACAAAATGAATTAATACTAAAGTTATTACCTAACGTAACAAAAATAGGTAATAGTGCTAGACTTTTGTTTCAAACACCAAGCTCGTTGAGATTGACTAAAAAAGGTTGTAGTTTATTAAAGAAGAATGTTAGATCGTGGACTGTAGAAACACCAGGAAAATTAGCAGGAAATTTAATGGACTTACAAAGTAAGATGCAACATCCATATTACATTGATAAACAAGTAATGGTATTGTTCAGTGAGCAAGATGCATTTATGGCCAGACTGGCTGGAACAGAAGGTTGGCTTTAAGAACAAAGATTAAAAAGGGGAATACAATGGAACAATGGAAAGAGATGTTAGAAAACCGAAGCACAACGTTTGCTTGGTCTGACAAAGAAGTAACAAAAGAAACAATTCAATCCATGCTCGACGACTTACACAATCATGTGCCAAGCAAACAAGCAATGATGCCTTATACTATTAAGGTATTAGACTGGAGCAATGTTATAGTAAGACATACAATATTTGAAAACACACATCGAGACAGTGAATTACCAGTAGCAAGTGATTTAGGTAATCCACAAACATTAGCACCGTGGTTATTAGCATTTACTCCTAGACGTCCAGTCGAAGATGAAGAATACGATCAGTATGAAGGTGCAGATAAAGAAGGCTTTTTCAATAGAATGGCTAACTTGGAAATAGGTATTGCAAGTAGTTTTATAGTATGGAGTGCTGCAGCACGTGGACTCAGCACAGGTTATTGTGGTTGTATGAACGAACTGGAAGGTAGCAAAAGGACAATTGCAAAAGTATTAAACCCAGGTAATAACGATCCAGATGAACCTACTGTATTGTTAGGAATTGGTTATAAAGATCATGAAGCAACAAGTTATCTTGATCCAAGAACTAATAAACAAAAAATATTTCCAACAAATGAACATGCAAATTTAAAAAGACCAGATCCAAATTTGTATGTGAGTTGGCTATAACTAAATGAAAATTGACGACAAAGTTAATGTTCATTGCACAGACAGTGAAACAAATGCTGAAGGAACAATAGTAAGCATAACAAAAAACTCATTAAGAGTTTTACTCAACGGTGTTCCACTTTGGTTTAAAAGAACAAAGACCGGTGTGTATGTAGGGAATTCCCACGGAATGGAATTCGTAATAAAAAGAGAGATATGAAAAAACTAGACTTACATGGACTAAAAGTGCATGATGCATGGAAACAATTTAATGATACAGTTGAATTATCATATGCAAAAGGCTTTAAAAAGATTATTGTAATCACAGGACATGGAAAAATGTCAGAAGAAATAAAAGGTTGGGTTAATGGAAATCCATTAACAGTAGCAGTTGAACAAGACAGACATAATACAGGATCTTTTTTAGTTAAATTAAAGAAGAATCAACAAAAACAAACGCATGATAAACCTACCACAAAGCCAAGTAGATTAGCAACACCGGAAGATTTAGCCAGGTTAGTTGCTAAATTTAATAACTAGAATAATTGTTGCTTACTAGCCTTAAACGATTATTATGTTTAAAAAAGAAAAAAGTGCGAAAGTTTGCAAGAAAACCGAGTCGCAAAAGTAATATGTTGCCGACTAATTACCCACCTAGACATAAAAAATAATTAAAAAACTTATAAACCCTTGGTAAACAAGGGTTTTTTTATGACCTAAAAGGTTGACAAGTAAGACGTCTTACTGTATACTATAAGTATAGTAAGTAAATAAGAAAGAAGGTAAAAAAATGACACATCTAAAAGATACAATTATGGATTTATTTGGATACAGCATATTGTTAGTATTTGCAATGGGTTGGATAGACGTCCTATGGATGTTTGGTGTTGAAAACAGCAAGGAGTATACATGGTGGTATTTAATGCATTATATAGCCAATTAAGGCTTGACAATTGTATTTAAATACTGTAACATGTAATTATGTCAACTATAAATAAGGAAGAAAAAATGTCAACTATTACTGAAACTCGTACCGTTAAGATTAGTGAAGCAAAGACCCTCATTACACGAGCGTTTAAAAAGAAACGCCCTGTGTTTTTATGGGGTCCTCCAGGAATTGGTAAATCAGAGCTAGTGCAAGGCATTGGCGACTCAGGCGAACTAGGTTCAACTCTAGTTATTGATATGCGTCTTGCATTGTTTGAGCCAACTGATTTACGTGGTTATCCTGTTCCTGATGTAAAGTCAGGTGTTATGAAGTGGCTCCCACCAGCTGATTTGCCTAGCAAAGAAGTTGCCGCACAATACGATACTGTTATTGTGTTCCTAGATGAGATGAACTCTGCCGCACCAAGTGTGCAAGCTGCAGGTTACCAGCTCATTTTAAATCGTAGAATTGGTCAATACGAACTACCAGATAACGTTGTAATGATTGCCGCAGGTAATCGTGAAACAGATAAAGGTGTTACGTATAGAATGCCTAAGCCACTTGAGAACAGGTTTGTTCACTTTGAACTACGTGTTGATTTCCAGGATTGGTTGAATTGGGCAGTGCAACATGATATAGATGCAGACGTTGTAGGTTACTTGTCGTTTGCTAAAAACGATCTTTATAACTTTGATCCTCAATCAAGTTCAAGAGGATTTGCTACACCAAGGGCTTGGACATTTACTTCAGAACTTATTGAAGATGCAGATGACTTAGGCGATGGATTGCAAACAGATTTAGTTGCAGGTTGTGTAGGCGAAGGTGTTGCAGTTAAGTTTATGGCACATAGAAAGATTGCAGGTGACTTACCAGATCCTGTAGCAGTGCTAGACGGCAAAGTTAAAACTATGCAGTCAACAGAAATTAGTGCCAAATATGCACTAGCAACTTCAATGTGTTACGAACTACGTGACCGTAATATTGCTGGTGAGAAGTCCGGTAAGATGGACAAATATCACAAGAGTTTTTCAAACATGCTTGGGTTTATGATGGATAACTTTGAAACTGAAATGGTTATCATGGCTAGTAGGGTTGCAATGCAACAATACAAACTAGTGCCTAAGCAAGACAAAATCGAACGTTTTGAGGAATACTTCTCAAGGTATGGACGTTTGGTGCTTGATGCGTAGTAGTTATATTACGCCCAAGCTGAGGGAGGGAGAGATAGTTGACCTCTCCCTTTACTCACCTCGAGAAAGGACAAACATTCGTTTATACGGATTAGATTTTAAAGACGCTGTTCCACAAGATATATTTGAATACAAAACAAAATGGCGTAAAGATGCAACTGAAGTTACTATCAGAGGAAGATTAGATAAAGCTACAAGATGGTGCAGAACACATTGTTTTCAACAGGATTATGTAATTAAAAAATATGCAAATCAAGATGATTCACATGCAATTTACTTTAAAAACCCAGAAGAAGCTATGCTTTTTAAACTTTCAATCTAATTAAAGGTTGACTATAATAACCATAAATGCTATAATACTACTATAATGTTAGATACTATCGAAAAAACGGAGATCACAGAAATGCAAAAGACTGCAATAGAACGTATCACACAGAGCCGTGTTAGACTATTACTTACTAAGCCTTTCTTTGGACAACTAGCAACTCGTTTACGAATTGAAGATGCTACTAGTTATATTCCAACTGCCGCAACAGACGGTCGTAGGTTTTTATATAACACAACTTTTATTGATCGTTTGTCAGATCCCGAACTTGACTTTTTAGTTGGGCATGAAGTATTGCATGTGGTATATGATCACATGGGTGCTAGAGGTGATCGTGAAAAAATGACATGGAATGCGGCTGCAGACTATAACATTAACATGACACTAGTTGAACACCATGTGGGCGAGCCAATTAAAAGTGAAAACTTAGCAGGCGGCCAAATGTGTTTGGATTGGAAGTATCGTGGACTGAATTCATTTGAGATTTATGATAAACTAATTGAAGAAAACAAAGGCCAAGAAGGTGGCATGGACGTTCATATGGAAGTTGGATCTGGTGAAGGTGAAGGCGATGGCGAGGCCGACGGCACTAAAGTTCAAATGTCAGAAGAAGAAAAGAAAGCACTACAAGATGAAATTAAACAGGCTGTAATACAAGCGGCTCAAAGTGCTGGACCTGATGTTCCAGAATCAGTTAAGCGTATGATTAGTGAGCTTATTGCACCTAAAATGGATTGGCGAGATGTTCTGAGAACACAATTAGAAAGTTCACTTAAAAATGATTTTACATTTATGCGTCCAAGTAAACGTTCAGGTGAAGTATTATTTCCAGGTATGAACAAAGATGAAGAATTAAATATTGCAGTATTTCTAGATACAAGTGGAAGTATTAGCAAAGATATGCTACGTGACTTCCTTAGTGAAGTGCAAGGCATCATGGATCAATACAGTGCATATAAAATTCATATTGCACAGTTTGATACAAATGTATATGCTCCAGAAACTTTTACTAGTGATGATGGTCGTTCAATGAATGAATATGAAATCACAGGTGGCGGTGGAACAGACTTTGATGTAGTGTATAACTACATGGAGCAAGAAGGAATTGAACCAGACCAAATGGTAATGTTTACAGATGGCTACCCATGGGGTAGTTGGGGTAATCCAGATTACTGTGATGTGCTACATGTTATACATGGCGATCCACAACGAAAGATCGAAGCACCATTTGGAGTTACTATTCATTATGAACAGTAATTTAAAGCTGGTAAAGAACAGTGGAAGTTTAAGTGAAAGTGATTTACAACTTTTGCGAGACACTGACATCATCGTTAACATGATGCGTAACAGGGTTTTACTTGTTGCGAATGATCCTAAGTCATCAATTGATTGGGACGGGTTAACATCGGAAGTAACGGCGTTCTATCATATTAGGCCCGTCGACAAGTCCAATATGGTATTTCAAGTTTGGTTTGAGGAATTAAAAGACTTAGACAAATTTGAGAAAAAACTTATGTTAAATAAACTTGCTTCAAAGTAAGGATAAATAAACATAGTATATAATTATTTTTAACTCGAGGAGAATAACTAATGAGCGAAGAAAATACACCAGACTCTACCGCGACAGCACAGATTCAAATTGCAGACATCGTAATGGCTTGCAATATTATTGATCTTGCTACACAACGTGGAGCATTCAAGGCAGCAGAAGCCGGTCAAGTTGGCACTTGCTTTGAAAAACTAGTAGCCTTTGTCAAGGCTAATACACCAGAAGAAGAAGAAGCAAAGCCAGAAGAGGCAAAAGCTTCTAAGGAGAAGTAAATTATGGCAAATATAAAACACGTAGGACAGATTATTAATACACAGAAAAAGTGTATTGTAGTCTTCCGTGAATTACCAGATGATCCAACACACTGTTTACTCGTAGACACAGATGCAGCCCCAGATTGGATGCATGATGATCTAATGAAAGCAGTTGAGGCACCCGGAGCACAATCAAGTGCAAACTTTTATGAGTATGCTGAAAGAACAGTATTTACTGATGGAACTAATATGTTACAAACATTACATAGTTCAGGGCGTTTAATTAAATACCCCACAGATAAAGTTGCAATGACTCCTAATAATAGTGTATCAGTTAACTTAAAAGAACTGAATGATATTATTAGAGAAGATACTGATGGAGCACCTGTTGTATCACCAGATGATACACAAATCCAACCTGCAGCACGTGACATAAGTGATATTCCAGAAATTGGTGCTAAAGCAGATGCACTAGCAGATGGTGACCTTGCAAAGAGTATGATTGCACAAGCTGAATCATTCTTAGCAGAAGCAGAGTCATTAAAGACGCAAGCGTATGAATTAGATCCTTCATTGAAGCCACGCAGAGGCAGACCAGCTAAACAGCCTGTCGCTGAATAAATAGTATAGTGGCATAGCCACTTGAGTAATTAGTGTCACTTCATAAGAGGATTAGTGGAATGCCAATTGAGCGTAAAGATAGATCGTTTGACATAATATTCGATCAGGTTTCACTAGATCATGTGCCAGCCGAATACATACTTGAAATCATCATAGAGTTACAAGATGGTAAGAGTGTAACTATGACAAAAGAAGATCTTGTAAGAATTGAAAAGTCTGGACAGGATGTCGTTAATCATATAATGAAAGAAGATATCAAAGACATACAAGTTAAGATTGATTTTGAATTAGTTAAATCAGATGTATTAAACGGAGTAGGTGGATTTCTAGGAAAATATTTTAAATAATATAAGAGGACTTAGGTCCTCTTTTCCTAGTCCGAAAGGTATATAATGAATAATACAAATATATGGTTCTGTGGAATTCCAGGTAGTAGATGGAGCGGTATCGATATACAGATGCGTTCCATTTTACATTGTGATCGCACAGATGAAACACCAAACAGAACACAATATCATAGAGCGTTTAATCCAAACGATGCTAACAATGGCCATCGTGGTAGCTATTGGGGGCCTGGCATGGGCTGTGGCGAAGACTGGGTTGACTTTAACCACTTAACAAAACATAAATTACAAGACGATATTAACAATGTATTCTCTGGAGAAGGCTATCGTATTATTAAAAGCCATTTCTTTGCAAGACATTTTAATTTAGATTTTATATGGAATAACTTTCCAGGCGATAAAATAGTTTTAATTTATAGAGAACCACAAAAAAGTTTTGCTTGGTGGAGCGAAGTTATGTGCTTCGATGAAAGTCACTATCCAGATTACAGACCAGGCTACAAAGACTATAATAGAATGTATGAGATACTATGGCAAGAAAGTTCTAAGATTACAGACTTTGCAATGCGTAAAGGTTTGACATTTAAACCTTACAATACAAACGAATTTGCCTCTTGGGCGGGATTTGATAGAAGTGATGCTTTTGAATTAGATTATAACAAGATAAATAATAATATTAAGCACAATGATGTCTACATCGCAACTTGTAAAATCCCGGAGATGTAAATGAGCGAACACGACCTACCCACCCCATCAGAAACATTTTGTATACTACCATGGATACATTTAAGCACAAGACCAGATGGGAGTATGCGAGTATGTTGCACAGCCAATGCAAGTAGTGTTGGTGCTACAAACGATAAAGAACATGGTGGACGAGTAGGTATTGTTAAAACAGAAGATGGCAAGCCTGCTAACCTAAACACAACAGATCTAAATACAGCATGGAATAACACATATATGCGAAGTGTTCGTAAGATGATGCTTGATGGTGAGAAGCCTGCAAGTTGTTTAAAGTGCTTTAAAGAAGAAGCGGCAGGCCACAGATCAAAACGTCAATGGGAAACACAATACTGGATGAACAATGGTATTGATGTAGATGAGCTAGTAAAGGAAACATACGAAGATGGATCAACAGATAGTAAACTTAGATATATTGATATCCGTATGGGAACGAAATGTCAGTTGGGGTGCGTTATGTGTAGTCCACATGATAGCTCAGGCTGGGTAAAAGACTGGAACAAATTATATCCACAGATTACCAATGAGAGTCTTAAACAAACTATGATTTGGGAAAACAAAGGTAAAGAGTTTGGTGCAAGTTATAACTGGCACAAAAACAATCCAGAGTTTTGGGATCAATTTTATGCACAAATTCCATACATGCGTCAGCTATACTTTGCAGGTGGTGAGTCTACAGTTATTGAAGAACACTATGAAATCCTAGCCAAAGTAATCGAAATGGGTTATGCTAGTGAAATGGAAGTTCGTTATAATTCAAATGGAATTGAACTACCGGATAGATTGTTAGAGTTATGGTCACACTTTAAGAAAGTGCGTTTCCACTACAGTATTGACAGCATTGGTGCTATGAATGACTATATTCGTTACCCAAGTGAATGGGATCACCAACTTGCAATGTTTAAACGTTTAGACACTGAAACAACTAATAATGTAGAAGTTACAATTGCATGTGCCGTTAACGCTCTTAACATTCATTACATTCCAGATTTCCTTAAATGGAAACTAGCAGAAAGTGGATTACATAAAACAAATATGTGGCCATTTGGTGCAGGTGGTATTAACTATCACTTTGTATACTGGCCAGGACACTTAAATGTTAAAGTGCTACCAGACGAATTCTTAGACAAAACAGAAGCCAAGTATGAAGAATTTATTGAATGGTGGAAAGAAAATTGGGAACTAGGTGTTCCTACATGGCACAAAGGAAAAGTAACTAAAGAACAATGGGAAAACGCAAGTTACGGTATTAAGCGTTTACGTGGTATGATTAGTTTTGCACGTAGCGAAGACTGGAGCAGACGTTTACCTGAGTTCCGTGAATATATTAATAAACTTGATGCTATGCGTGGGACAGATTTCCGCAAGACATTCCCTGAAATGGCTTACTTACTAGACGAGCCATGGACACCACCAACAGGTGCAATTGATCCAGACCTACTAGATGAGTAAATTATATGCATTTGGTGATAGTCTTACATATGGATATGCATTAGACGATATAAAAGTATGGCCTGATCCCAAGGTCCCATATCGAGTTCCTACATATGATCCATACAAAAGTTATGCAAGTAAGTATGCATGGCCAACACTTGTTGCTAAAAACATCAATAAAGAATGTTATAATTTTGGCACACCCGGATCAGGCAATAAAGAAATAGCATGGCGATTTCAACACATGCTTCCTAAAATAAAGCAAAATGATATTGTATGTTTTTTATGGAGTTATTCTGATAGACATGTTATATTAAAACAAGAGTTTGAAGAAACATTAGATGCAGGACAAGGTAGGACTAAAAATGGTCCTAATAAAAAATTAGAGAAAGCGTATAACAAAGTTACAGATGCATATGACAATATTATGAACACTATCATGATGATAAGTTTAACACATTATGCATGTCAAAGTATAGGAGTAAAAAGTTATCATATGTTGCAAGATTTAGGGGTAGAAGAAAAAGAACTTCCATTGCCGTCTGACATAAATTTAATAGACCATATTCTTTGTCATCGTAACTATGTTGATAGAGCCCACGATGGCAAACACCCTGGGCCGAAAGAACAAAAAGATATAGCTAGAAGATTTATAGATATAATAAATAAAACAAAGGATATAAAATGATATACGTATTAGTAGCACTCAAAGGCGAACTGCCAGAGAATAAACTTAACCCTGAAAAATTTAAAGTATGGTATACAGGCGTTGGTAAAATTAATGCAACAGTTTCAGCAACACTGGCTGTTAACCAACCTGACTGTGAACGTATTATTAATTATGGAACAGCAGGCGCATTAGCACCAGACTTAGCAGGCAAGCTATTAGAAGTAGGTGCAGTAAGACAACGTGATATGGATTGTAGACCAGTTATTGATTTAGGACTAACACCATACGAAACAACAGAAATTGCAGGTGACATAACACTTAACGCTGATAGTAAAGTAATTCTAAGCACAGGTGATAATTTTGTAACAGACCCACCTGCATTAAGAAGTCACTTAGTTGACATGGAAGGTTATGCAATTGCTAAAGTTGGCAAGATGTTTAACAAGCCAACTACGATAATTAAATATGCAAGCGACATGGCAGACAAAGATGCACCAGAAACTTGGGAAGAAAATCAGTCTAATGGAGCAGAACTATTTTTAGATTTACTTAAAACAGTTTAATGCAGGAATTTAATTATATCATAGATAAAATAGACTCTGCAGAATTGCTTACTAGTCCATACGAACATTTATGGATTGAAAATTTTTTAAGTGACGATCATTATTTTCAGTTAGTAAAAGATTTTCATGCTCAACAGTTTGAATGTAGGCCCCCTGATCATAGTCTTAGTGCTGATGTAGAATGGAAACCATTTAGAGAATTTGTAGAAACATCTAAACAATTATATGATACAATAAAAAATAAATTAACAGCCACTAGACCATGGAATGATATAAGTAGAATTTACACGGATTATCTATGGGATGATCCAGAACATTATATACATTTACACACTGATGCCATTGGTAAAGAAGTAATACAATGGCATATATACATGCCTGATATAGATTATAAAAAATATGGAACAATACTTTGCAATGTAGATAAAAATAGCTATAATGAAAATAATGATAACTGCTTTGATATTTTAGAAAGCAAAGAACTACCACTAATAAGAAATTCTTTTCTTGTATATGGGAGTAACGCAAATGCTGATTACCATTATACCGAGCAAGGCGATCGGGTAAGAAAGAGTTTACTAACGAGATACATATGAAAACAGATAACGGCTTTTGTGCATTACCATTCGTTCAATATAGCACATATAATGGCGGACGATATAGGTTATGTTGCATGGCCAAAGAACCCACAGAACTAGTAGACCAAGAGAAACTAGGCATCGACGGAACATGGAACCACGACTACATTAAAGATGTTCGTAAACGCATGACCGCAGGTGAATGGTTACCTGAGTGTAGTGAATGTTTACACTTGGAACGCAATAATATTGTCAGCAGCAGACAATGGGAAAACGAAGTGTGGGAAGACGTAATTGACGAAGTGGTTGCTGACGCTTCCGTTAATGATTGGGAGGTTAAACAACCTTTACAATTTGATTTCAGGCTTGGCAATTTGTGTAATTTACAGTGTCAGATGTGCAACAAAGAAGCATCTCACTTAGTGAGTGTGGAACGTGCGACAATGGTACAAAGCGGACTCGGAGCGAACCATCCCGACTGGCATGCCAACATTGCAGACAAGAAGCAGGCACTTCTTCAACCTGGAATCGACTGGGCGAGCTTTAAGGACATGATAAGAAAAGCTCGTAAAATAAAACTTATAGGCGGGGAACCAACGGTTGCAAAGGATATGTTTACTTTGCTAGATCTCGCAGTAGAATCCGGACACGCTGATCACATCGAACTTAGTTTCTATACCAATATCACTAATATGCAAGATAGATGGTTAGAACAATTAGGGAAGTTTGAAAAAGTGATTGTAAACTGCTCCTTGGAAGGCATGGGCGCCATGAATGATTATTTACGTCCACCTTCCAAGTGGGCCTCTGTTTGGAAAAACTTTGATAAACTGGTTAAGTTTTCAAATACTAAAGCCGGTAAACGTATTAAAGTTCGTGTAACAACAGTCAACCAAATACACAATGCATTGCACATTGTAGACTTTTGGAAGTTCATGCATAATTATCAATGTAAGAATGACAAAGGAATTGGCATGAGCACTAATCAATTAGTAGAACCACATTATTACAGTATGGCACATAGTCCACAATGGTTACGTGATGAGCAAGAAAAACAAGTGCTAGAGTTTTTAAAATCAATCCATAATAGTCCACATTACGAGGATTATGAAGAACCTTTAATGGAAATGGTTAACTTTGGTAAGGATCCAGATCATGTATATAATCCAGAGATAATGAAGCAGTATGTTGATATAACCAACAACTACGACATCTTTCGCGGACACGATGTAATGAGTATAGCTCCTGAATTTAAACGCATACAGGACGGTATTTGAGCGTCTAAGACACCCTTTTATAGGTCTATATAGTTCAAATGTAGCTTATTTTGGTAGTAAGTATACATAACTTGCTCAGCTTCAGCTAACACATGATCACCGCTTAAATCGGAAAATACGCAGTCTGCATAAGCATCTATATTGTCATCAGTTATACGGAAATACTCCGCAATCTCAACATTTTCATCTAAATTCACCGGCGTATTAGCGTCTGTAAGCGTCTGTAGTGCGGTATTATCAGCGATCGTTAAGCTAGGCAGTAAGTATCCACTAAGCACAATAACCACCCGTTTATAACGCTGTAAGGCTTTCTTTATGTTTCTATGCAGGCTTTCTTCACTACGCCAAGCAGTATGCATTATGTTTTTAGCACCTAAACTATGTAGATGTGCCTCAGTTAGATTGCCCATACGTAGACCTAACTTTGCATAATGTCTGTCTTTTTGAAAGTTGTTGTATATGATATAAGCGGTATCGTCTCCGTCATCGGGATGTGCAATACTATTGCTTCTACGTTTACCTACACGAAATAGTATACTTCTTTTATGGTTGCTTACTTCTGGCACATCATGCCAACTCCAAGGGTCTGCAACAATATTATAAAATGTGTTAGGCACACAAGGAACTTCAGCAGTGACATTAAGTTCTCTATCTAATAATCTTGCACCTTGATTGTTACACATGTATATCTGATTTGTAACTAACCAACGCATATCTTTTAAGTCGTTGTGTTCCTCTATCCAACTACCACGTTCGTCATAATGAAAGTTAGTATAAAAATGGTCGTGCGTTACTTCACGTCCAACCGCATTTAATTTAATATCTGGTAGTTGTTGTTTAACCCATTCTATTAAATCTGGATCGTATAATTCTGTAGGAGCACTATAGTTTCCATACAAGCTACTGTCGTGTTCACTTACCGTCGGGTCACTACAATATTCTTTAATCCAATCTACTGGATATTCTTTATAATACTTGTTGAATAATTCTTTCGGCAAGTAGTTTTCGATTATTGTATGTTGTATATCACTCAAAGTTCTTTATCCTTTCTGTCATACATAGTTCTGGACATAATAAACTATCATTCATAATGTCTGTTTCAAAGCATTGTAATTTTGAACCAAATACAATTTGATGTGTAATCCATTGTGCATTAAAAAACCAAACATCACCTGGATCAAATGTAAGATAATGAAGTGGGTGATGAAACTGATCCCATTTTTTATCATTCCATACGCAACGATTACGCATCTCACTAATAAATGTATGTATGTTAGTTTTATCTAATTCTTCTAAGTTAAATTCATCTTTATACTTATACCACATTTGTTCTAAGTCTGGTCCGAATGTTAACACCCGAGGACGCTTTTTATCTAAGTTAACAAACATTCTTATCTGTTGTTCCTGTCCGGTATGTTGCTCGTCCAATTCATCTAAGTGCAATTTGTTCTCAACCAGCATATTATATCTATGGCTGAGCATACGTTCTGGTGTGTTGTATCGTGGGAAAAGTTTATCAAATATCTCATTCCAACCGTTGTTGGCTTGCTTGTGTTTCTTATGAAATTCATCAATTTGTTCTTCGGTCCAATTACGTTCACTACGCATACGGTCACGTTTCTTAATATGTGAGTTATACCAAGGCATAATCCATTTGTTATCCTTAATAATCCAATCATCAAGGTTATCATAGTAATCATAGTCAATGCCAGGAATAACTAAATTCTTAATTACTACTGGCCATCCGCTCTCAAAAGACTTGTATAATTCTTCAGAGTGTGCTATAATATCTATATTAGTAGCGTCAAATTCATGCACAGTTATCTCATTGGCATGATCTTTGTCTAGGGCGATTCGTGTCATTGTTTTAATTCTCCTTAGTTACAACAAGTATATATTAATTTTGGCTATATGTCAATTGTATTAATACAAACTAGGCTAGTAATTAACTACTATGTTAATATGGATAAATATATTTATACAAAAAATAAGAGAGGCTTTTTATGACTACACCAGCAGTTAGTGTATGGACAGAGTTTCAACCTTTAAAGAAGGTTATACTTGGCGCTCCATTTCCCCCAGAAACTTTTGATTGGCACAAGGATCCAGAAACACGAGATACTATGCGTCAAATCTTTACAGAAACAGCAGAGGACATTGAAGTCCTTGCAAAACTATTAGAAGATAGAGGCATTGAAGTATTACGCCCTAGTAACATTTTTACTATCAACGGCGATGAACAAATACAATTACCTTGGATGAGTTGTGGATTTCCTAACCACCCATTGATGCCACGTGATACACTAATGCCATATGGCAACAGTGTGTTTGAATGTTTCACAGGCGGCGATAATAGATACTTCGAAAACTTAGCATATTATGATCATATGGTAGAGCTATATAAGAGTGGAGCCGATTGGGTTTCAATGCCAGGTGCTATGGTGCGTGGCGGTATTGGGTATGATACATACTCAGCAGAGCAAAAGGTTTTATACCATGCAGCTAATATGATTAAATGTGGAGATACAATTTTGTTTTCACAAGCATGGGAAGAAGATAACAAAAAAGGAAAAGGCACACTACTTGGTAAAGAATGGATGCAACGTGAGATCTCGCAACGTTACCCAGGCACTAAGTTCTTGGATATTAAGGTTGGCGGACACGCAGATGGTAAAATTGCATTGCTACGCCCAGGTGTATTAATGACATGGAATAAAAAATGGGTTCCTGACGAACTTAAAAATTGGGATATTATCGAAGTTGATGATGACCACGAAATGCCACAGGACTTCCAGCAAACACGTAAACGTAGATTCTATAAAGAGTATGTAGCAAAATGGTTATCACACTGGGTAGGATATGCTGATGAAAGTGTATTTGATGTTAACGTATTATCACTAGATGAAAATACAGTTATATGCACAGGACGTAATGATGCTGCATTCCGTAGAATGGAAGCACACGGCATTGAGCCTATTGTATGGCGCTTTAGACATCAATACTTTTGGGATGGTGGAATTCACTGTCTAACAAGTGACTTAGTTCGTGAAGGTGGATGCCACGACTATATAACAAATAAAAAGTATATTTAAAATATGAATTATAAGTGGGCAAATGAAGTAACTAATTTACAAGTAGATATTACAAGTCATTGCAATGCCCGTTGTGGTGCATGTATACGTAATCAAGACGGCAACGAAGTTAAAGAAGAATTGCCACTCGAACATTTTGATATGGAAGTATGGGAACGTCTTGCTACAGAAGATACACGTGGTTGGTTTATTGGCGACTTAGCATTAAATGGTAATTGGGGCGATCCAATGATGCATCCTAATTTAGTAGAAATGCTACACATATGGACCCGGTATCATCCAGAAACTAGTTTGTTTTTACATACCAACGGAAGTATGAGAACAAAGAAATTTTGGGGAGACTTGGGTGCTGTATGTAGAAAGTTTACAAATCATTTAGTTGTGTTTGCTGTTGATGGAATGGAAGATACTCATTCATTGTATCGTAGAAAAACAAACTTTAATAAAATTATAGAAAATATAAAAGCATTTACTAGTAATGGTGGTAGAGCAAATGTTACAACAACATTATTTGAACACAACAAACATCAACTTAAAGAAATAGAGCAAATTGCATGGGACACTGAATCAGTTTACTTTACAATGCGACATAGCCATGGTGAACATATTAAGTTTGAACTTGGTAAAGATTCTTATGAAATCAGTGGTTGTTATAATATAGAGCCATACCAAGTCGTTACTGAAACAGACGAATTCTCTCGCAAATGGTCACTAAGTGATTCTAGAGATTATAAGTTTTTTATGAATGCAAATGATCAATTAAAGGTTAAACAGCGTTCAGAACCCGAGACAGTTTGTCCTTGGTATAATGATAGGCAAGTGCAGATTGATCCATGGGCTACAGTATGGCCTTGTTGCCATGTAAGTTTATATGGCATCCCAATTAATGAAGACAAATTTCTTTTAGATAATGTTGATGCTAGTTTCCATGAAGCACGTAAAATAAACGATCTTAAAAAATATAATTTAAGAGATATACTAAGTAATGAATGGTTTGATCAAACTCTAAGTAATGCACTTAATACAGGTAGCTGGAAAAGTTGCCAAAATATATGTGGAGTAAAATGTGGCGTATAGAAATAAATTCTTAGATATGGAAAACTTGCCTACGTGCATAGCACCGTGGCATGCACTAACAATCAAATGGGGCGGCAATGTTGTTCCAGATATTATTTACAAAGACAAGTTAGGCAATATAAATGACTACACTCTAAAAGAAATATGGGAAGGTCCACAGTATCGTGAACTACGTGAGATGCATCGTAACAGACAGATTCCACCTAGTTGTGCCAATTGTGCAAAGAAAGAAAAAAGTGGACGTAGCAGACGTATGTATTTCTGGGATAAACTAGATTACGATTTACGTATGGAAAGCGAAACACTTGACGTTGACAGTGCGCCAGATATTAGATACTTAGACTTTACACTCAGCAACAAGTGTAACCTAGCATGTATACATTGTGGGCCATTTGTATCAACAGGTTGGACCAAGGATGGCAAATCACTAAACAAAGAAATGCCAGAGTATTGGAACAAGCAACCAATTGGATTCAACGGTGTTAAAGAACTAGGCTTTATGGATAACTTGTTTGCTAACCCAGAATACTTTAAGAACTTACAGTGGGTTGCACTACGAGGAGGCGAGCCATTATATGACGAGCGTTGTTACGAAGTGTTAAAATGGTTTGTGGATAACGGCATTGCTAAGAACGTTGCACTGGACATCAGCACAAATGCTACAGTATTTGAAGATAGGTTCAAAGAGATATTCAAAGAGTTTAAACACATTGAGTTGCTTATTAGTATTGAAGCAACAGATAATTTATACAGTGTTATACGTGGAGGCAACTATACATGGGATGACCTTAACGATAACTTAGAAAAGTTTTATGCAGAAGGTAACATTGAAGTAACATTCGCAGTAACCGTAATGACTACAAACATATTCAATTTAGATAAGGTATGGGATTGGTTCTATACAAATCACAGAAAACGTGCTAGTATTAGTATGACAAATGTAGTAGTAACACCAGCATATCTAAACATTGCACATATGCCACGAGAGCTGAAGGACTTAGCATTGGAAAAAATGGAACACATACCAAGTATGGAGATGTGGCCAATTAGCAACAGCAGAGTTGATATGTTTGAGTATCAAACAGGCATAGACGATATACGTGCAGGTCTTAGACGAGATGTTAACGAAGAAGACGCTACCAAGTATTGGGATTGGTTTTTAAAGTATACAAAGGATTTGGACAGACTTAGAGATACAGATACTTTTAAGAGTATACCTGAGATGGAGAAATACAAATGAAAATAATACCAGATGAAGATATGAATATGCATACAGGTCCGTTGAAAGATAGATTGTGTGTAGACAAGGATCTAAATGTATGGTCTAGAACAAAATTTGAAATACATAGCATGGTCTATCCAATACATTCAAACATGAGATGGGATAGAATTGGTTCCAAAAATAACGAAGATTTATTTAGAGGAATACTTTGTGATTATTCTGCACTCGAAGAAGGATTTAAAGACTGTATAGGACAAGGTATTATGTTTGGTATAAGCACGGATATGATGCACAATCAATTAAAGCACACTGCTTCATACAGAGGTGTATATAGACAAAGTGGCGAACATGAAGCACATATTTGTGTAGGAGTAGATGATAAAGATGAGCGAGCTATAAAGGTGGTGGTTAACGCCAGCACAAAGAGAGTGAAAATAAGCTCACCTGTAGTTTTAGATAATGTTTGGGAAAAACAAGAAATAGACCCATTACCAGGAACACTAGCTATGTATCATCAACCTTATGGTGTTGACTGGTCCAAATACGACGACACAAAAAGAGCAAAACTATTATTCTACGACGGTTATGATTGGAAAGAAGTGCAATTAGGGGAACTAAAATATGAAGACTAATCTATTTGCGTTTGGTTGTAGTCACACTTTTGGATATGCATTACCAGATGTAATTCAGTATATGGACTGTTATGAAGGCGAGATTTATCCAACTAAATTTGGAGAGAATTATAACTTTGGAAGTAAATTAGCATGGCCACAACTCCTAGCAGATAAATTAAACTTGACATGTTATAACTATGGATGTTGTGGTGCAAATAGCAAAGAAGTCGTGTGGATTTTTACACAATGCTTACAGCATAATATGATTTCCAATGGAGATACAGTAACAATACTATGGCCAGCATTTGCAAGGACAGGAATATTTCATTACAATCCTGATAATATAGTGTTGGGTTGTGTCCCTTCAGAAAGGCAATGGCTGGATAGATTAGATAAGAAGGATACTGTATTCTATACTGATTACTATGATGAATATGATTTTGCTATTCAACGATGGCGAGAAATAATACTTGTAGATTTGCTTTGCAAAGAACGTGGTATAAATTGTTATCATGGTTTAGTTAATAAAGAATTAACTCCTAAAGAAGTAGGACTTGAATCACTAACAAAAAATATGAATATAGATTTTACCCCAATGGATACTCCAGGAAATTCACCTTCTTGGATAATTGATAAAGCATTTGATGATGGTCATCACGGTGTAGGATCACATAAACTAATAGCAGACAAGTGGAATACATTTATTAAAGGAAGTAAAATATGAAGAATGAAAAAGTAACAAGTAGAACGGAGATGACACCGCACTACAGTCCATTTGATCATCTTAGTGTAGAAGAAGCAAAGAAGCTGACAGAAATTTTTGAAACAAACGGCAACAGTATTTGGAATATGCCATTTTATGATCACGTAGTTGAACATGTGTTTGGCAACATGGATATTTTTAGTATGCAAGATGAATGTGATGCATACTTAGACTTGTATCCAGATTGGATTGAAAGCAGTAAACTAAACAAAGTAGAAGGCTTACGCACATTTCCAAATAGGTTTGTAAGTTTAGGAACTACACAAGGCATGGATTGGTGGCATTATTGGTGTTTAGCAAATGGATATGAATTCCGTATGTTTCGTGGTGAATACCCATACAACAGAGATGCTATACTTGGTGAAGAATGGATAGGTCAGCGATATGTAGACGACACACCATTAAGCACAGGAGATGCATTGCTTATTAGTTTACCATTTAGTGGCACAGGTGCAAAGCATAGCAAAATGGAAGAAACACTAGACTTTTGTGATGCTAATAACATTCCTGTATTTGTAGACATGGCGTGGTTTGGAACTTGTCATGGAATTGAGATTAACTTGGCTAGAGATTGTATTAAGATGGTTGCGTTCAGCACTACAAAAGGTCTTAGCTGTGGCAACTGGCGTGCAGGTATTGTATTCAGCAAACTTAACGAAGGTGCATTAGCAGTGCAAACAGAATGGAAACATGGCATTCATTTAAATGTATGCATTGCAAACGAGCTTATGAAAAACTTTAGTCCTGACACTATGCCCAAGAAGTATATGAAAGAACATATACTGCTCTGTGAGCATTATGGACTACAACCAACTAATACAATTCACATTGCACAAGCACCAGAGGCAGAGCAGTGGAAACGATTTAAAAAAGACGGTGTGTATAATAGAGTGAATATTAGACATGCACTTAAAAACTATAAACAAAAAGGCACTTGGCTCTAATGTCAAAAAAACTACCTAAAAACGCATGTGCGTATCCTTTTAAAGCAGGCATGATTATGCATGGAGTTCCAACAACTCCATGTTGTAGATTTCATGATAGATTTTTAGAAGAAAGCGACAAGGAACATGTTAACGTGTATGGTGAGATGTTCACTGATATACGTGAAACTATGATGCGTAATGAATGGCATGAAGGTTGTTATAAATGTAAAGCAGACGAGGAAACCAAAGGTAGTAGCATGCGAACTGAAGCAGACGAGTTCTTTAATGACTTTACTGATGAGGTGCGTTTAGAGTATTTAGAAATTACAGTGGGTAGACTATGCAACTTGACCTGTCAAACATGTGGACCAGAGTGGAGTCACAAGTGGGATGACGACTACTTGAAGTTTAACAAAAACTCACAAGCGGCAATTGATTTAATAGCTAAACTAAAAAAGAATCAAGTTGTAAACTTTGATGAGATTGACTTAGATGCGTTAAAACATCTAAAGCATATGAAAGTAACAGGTGGCGAACCATTCCTACATCCACAGTTTATGAAGTTTGTTGTAAGATTAGCAGACGCAGGATTGGCTCCACAGATACAAATGGAAATATTTAGTAATTGCACATGGTGGCCCAAGAAAGCAGAATACGATGCATTGTTCCAATTCAAGGAACTTACACTTAGCATGAGTATGGATGCACATGGTGAACTTAATTCCATGATACGTTATCCTAGCACATGGGAAAAGACAGAAGATACATTAGACAAATGGTTAGCATTCAAGCAACAGTATCCAGACAAGGTTAAAGTTAATATAGCATGCACAATTAGTGTTATGAATATACTATATCTATATGACTTTGTTGTTTGGGCCCGCAATGTAAAGAAAGTAAATAATGTTATACTACAAACAGTATACGAACCAAACAATCTTAGTGTTACACACTGGCCTGATTGGTTTAAAGAAAAACTACTAGACGCATTTCGTTATCAGTATAACGAAACTGTTATCAATCCCAACCGTGTTAACAAGATGAAGAAGCTAGTAGAAGACTTGTGCAAGCCAAATGGTGTAGAAGATTTTAGTGCGGCTTACTTGGCTAACCTAAAACACATTTGGAAAATACGTGGCTTTGATTTTAACGAGCCATGCATACGCAGATTAAAAACTTTGTGTGAAGCAGAGTATAAAGATAGAATAGAGTATATACCTTACTAATGATTAACAAAGAAGATCTCAAAAATAGCAAAAGTTTTTGCATGTTACCGTATATGCATATCTATGGCAGTGCTGGTGGTGACATGGTTCCATGTTGCGAAGCACAAGAGATCCCATTGAACAACCCAGGCGAGTCAGCAATTGAGAGCTGGAATAACGACAACTATAAAGAGCTAAGAAGGGCCTTAGCAAATGACGAAAGACCGGAACGCTGTGCAGTGTGCTGGCACAATGAGGACAGTGGAATCGTTAGCAACCGTCAACAATGGGAACATGACAACTGGAATACATTTGCAGATAAGATAAGCGTAAACAACGATTACAGCGTTAACAATGCGCCTTATTGGGTAGAACTTAAAGTAAGTAACTTCTGTAACTTAAAATGCATTATGTGTAGCACACATAGTTCTTATAAGCGTGTAGCTGACTTAGACATACTTAAAAAATATCAAGCAGATGGATACGAAACTAGACTGCTAAGACCAACAGATTTGTTTGCAAGTTTAAATGAATGGCCTGAACTATGGGACCATGTGCATACACTACAGTTTACAGGTGGTGAACCTATTATCAACAAAGAACATTACGACTTGTTGGAAGGTATTCCTGCAGAAGCAAAGAAGCGTATACGTTTGCGTTATGCAAGTAACCTAAGTTATATTAAATTTAAGAAATATGACTTGATTAAAATATGGAACGAATTTAAACACGTAAATATAAAAGTAAGCATGGATGGTATTGGAGATGTATACAACTACATTAGACAAGACGGCGATTGGGATACAGTTTACGCCAACATGATGGCACTAAACAACGAACCTGGAATTGATGTTGCTGCTGGTATTACAGTGCAAGCACACAACATATATCAAATGCCAGAGTTCTTTCAGTTTTGGAAAGATAGCCCAGTTGACCTAAAGTTTATTACTGCTAACATATTGCAAACACCTAAGTATTTGTCACCAGCAGTGTGGCAAAATGAATACAGGCAAGCTATTATTGAAAAGTTAAGACACCACGAAGTAGAACATCCTGAAATGAATAGGTTTGCAACATACATGGAAAACAATAAAAGTGATTATATGATTTATGCTCGTATGCGAAAGTATACACGTGATATAGAAGAACGATATAAACAAGATACTAGCCTAAAACAAATGATTAGAAATTATATGGACATGCCACTTGAGGGTATGGATGTAGTAGCAAAAGAAAACGAAAGACAAAGTAAATGAAAGGTGCATTACAATTTTTTTCTGTTATGCTCCTTGCGTTGTTATTAGGGATAGTAGTAGGTAATGCAGGTGGACTTGCAATTATGTATATTGATGAATATGAAGTAGACAGGACAATCAAATGAAACAAGGTCAACAAAGTTGGGAATATAGCCATGTAGATATAGCATGGCCTATTGTTCATGCATTTTTACCTTTAGATAAAGAACTTAACAACACACCTATATTAAAACAAAAACTAGGAATCATACAAGACGTTGAATGTAATAATCATTTACGTGGCGGTATTGTAAATGTATACAATCAATATGATTCAACATGGATAACTGCAATGGGTAAGTTAGGATATAAGTATGCATGTTTATGGTTTGAAGGAGTTTGGCCAGACGACGAAGAATTTAATTTATCATTACTGGATGAAATAGATAGATACAATAAAGAAGATCCAGAATGGATACTAGCAGGACAACTACAAGCAGATGATAATGTATACCCATATTTTACAAGAACATTTATCATTATAAACATAACAAAGTGGAATGACAATAAAAGTCTAAGTCCATTTTATGTATCGGAAAATCATCCAGACTGGGTAAATTATGATTCAAACAAAGATTATGAAGATAGCAAATATAGACTTAATATTGATCCAGATTGGGATTGGACAGATACACCAACCGAAAAACAATTCATAAATCAACATAATTTTAGTGCAAATTGGGTGCAGTGGAGTTTTATACATAATCTTACAGTATGGGGATTATCAAACAAACTTATGGATCATGTGTTTATGTCAAAAGCACATATAGGTTCTGTTGAATTTGAAAAAGGTATTATGGGACAAAATTACGACACTAGTGTTGTTTCTAATACCGGTAACAGATTAATAAATAGGATACACGGACCTACTAGTCCTATATATTTTGTTAATACAGAGCCTAGCAGTCCAAGTATTTCTCCGCAAGCACTAGATACTAAGTTTGATCAATATGTAGGCTGCACGGCGGGATTTAAGCTTCTATACTATGCTTACAAGTATGGAATGACAGAGAATACAAGTTTTGTATGGTTTGATTTTGATGCAGATAGTGTGCAATTTAAACGTGATACTATTACGCATTGGAATGGAGAAGATTTTCCTGCATGGGTAGATAAGTGGGTTCATGCACATCCTGGTTGTAATGATAGATTGCGTTCAATGGCACACGAGCGTTGGTCAACAGTAATTGATTATTTTGACGGACCAGTTAAATGGTTAGAATTTTGGAACAAAGTAAAACAATGCGAACATCAATATTTCAATGTAGATTTAATTTACAAACATACTGAAATGTTTAAGCAAATAAAAAATAAAAAGACTTTATTTTGGAGTAGTAATATTTATAGTTATATCACACCAAAGCTAATGGCAAAACCTTTTGCATTAGAAAAAAGTTTTATAGAAATGATAGAAAAAGTGTGTAGCACACACGAAGATAGTTGGTTCAGTGGAACTGATATAAACGATAATGATTTAATGTGTCCAGCAAATGTTGTTCTTAGTGCAACAGATAATAGAGGAATAGGATTAGAATAGTGTATTTAAAATTAAAACCAGAGTTAAAAGATAATAAGATAGTTCATGTGTTCTTCAATGAAGTATTACATCCTGCTTTAAAAGATGAAGATGCTTATGCAGGCAAACTGAAAAAACTTATGCAAATCAATATTAACAATAGCACAGAATATTCTTTCTTGCATTGTGATAGATATAGTCAAGGATTTTTTGGAGATGTTATCAGACATCTATGTATTCTCGGATATCAAAATGCTGTGATTTGGTTTGATGGAAATTGGCCAGGTGAAACAGAGTTTGACGAAGAAGTAATAAATGCAATAGATAACAAATGGAACGAAACTAATTGGTTAGCTGCAGGACATATATTACAACGTGGCACAGATGCTCCACAATGGCACGAGCAATGTATTGTTCTTAACCTTAAAACATTCGAACCTTTGTTAGCACATTTTGAAAGTTTAGAGAACATTGGCGATCAATTGCAACAACATCCAAGTTATAGATCATCAGCTGAACACATGCATGACGATTATACTCCAATGTGGGTATCTGCCAAAGATGCAGTGTTGGCCGGCCACCAATGGAAACTAGTTGATAAGCCAGAAGATTTTAATGATGACTTTTTTAATACATTATTTCCGTTAGCATTTTTAAATGGGTTAACAATACATAACTTAGATTATGATATACGTAAACATAAGATATGTTGTTATGTAGAAGATGATTTAGAATTTACAAAAGAATGGTTTTTTGATTATGACTTTAACACAAGACTTAGTCTTGACGAGAGTCGTAGTTATGGATATAATTTAGTAAATAATGACAAGCGTGAATTATTTCAATACAAGGTCATGGATACACACATCATGTATGTTACTAATACAGAAATGGTGCCACAAGGTGACCCATTAGGAATTGACACACTTGTTGCTCCTTGTAGCGGGCTACATCAATTTAAACATATTAGCCATCAACGTGATACAATAAAACGTATATTATGGACAGACTTTAGCCCATTTGGAATTGGGTGGACAAAACACCTATTAGAAAATTGGGATGGTAAAGACTTTCCAAAATTTTATAAAGATAACTTCCATGTTATTACAGATCTAGGATTACCAAGTGACGAATTTATTTGGTATGATGAAGAAAATGCATTAGACTTTATTAGAAGTTATAAGAATGAAGAAGAATGGCTAGAGCATTGGGACTTTATTAAAACACTTGATCATCAGTTTATTAAAATTGATATAGTAAAAGAATGGAAACGTTTAAGCGAGTTAATAGGCAAAGATTGTAAAGCATTATTGCAACTAAGTAATATATGGCAATATGAGATTAACTATATTAACTCACCAGACTTTGATGCTCAAGTGGCATTCATTGATCTATTCAATGAGTTATTGCAAAATAACAAAACTATATATTTTTCAGGTGATACACCGGGCGGTGAATATTACGAGTATAAAAATATGAGAACATTACCGGGGATATTTTAAATGGAAACTTATAAACGATTAGCATATTGGGAAGAAATTGACGAAGAGGCAAAAGATTGGTTCTACGAACACGAAAATAAAAATACTAATCCTGCTGATGCTGATAAACAACAAATTATAGCAGATGAAATTAACGACATAATGGACAACACACGTGTTCCTTGGGTAACATTACCAGATATTAATGTGCCATGGAAAGAAATACATGCAGAAGCAATACACTTGCTAGAAACTGAATGCTTTAGTTTACACAGAGCAAACAGTGGCGGCGGCTGGTTAAGTTTATGTGTGCATGGTATGAGTAGTGTGCATACTAATTGTCCAGAAGATTATGGAATGCCAGACGAAGCAGAACATGAATTAAGTGACTGGACAGATATTAGCAGATATACACCAATTACTAAAGAGTGGATGCAAGATGAAATGCTATACGAAAACTTTAGTCGTGTTAGATTTATGGCCCTGCTACCAAACGGATGGATTAGGCCGCATACAGACAGAGATCGAATAACAGGGCTAGGAGCAACTAACGTTGCTATTAATAATCCAGATGGGTGTAAACTAGTCATACAAGATTACGGCGCTATGCCATATGCTCCAGGTCGTGCAATAAAAATAAACACTGGTCATTATCATGCAGTATGGAATCGCAGTGACGAACCACGTATACATATGATATTCGATGGTGGACCATCATATGAATTTAAGAAAATAGTAAACAAAAATTATGCCAAGATGTTCGATATTTAAAAACGGTGTAACAATAGGACCTACTGGAGCAGTGCGACCTTGTTGTGCATTTCAGGTAAAAAGAGGAACAAAGAATTTATATTGGGATGACGATTGGGAAACACGTCATGCTGAATGGAGTAAGCGTAGCGAAACAGAATGGCTAAACGAATGTGCTGAATGTAAATTAAGCGAAGAACTAACAGGACAAAGTTTACGCACGAAATATAACGAGCAGTTTGAGAACGAAGTAGGGATTAAGCATTGGGACCTAAAAATAAACAACACTTGCAACTTTGCATGCAGAATGTGTAATCAAACAAGCAGTAGCACATGGGCAAAAATAATTAAAGAAAATCAACAAGAGAATTGGCACCCTCAATTTGACAAATTAAAAGATACAGGTTGGGTTAAACAATCATTAGAGTTTAGTCATCTTATGTTAGATGCAAAAATTGTAAAGTTTACAGGTGGTGAACCATTTATGATACCACAAGTAAAAAAGATTATACAACGACTAATAGATGAAGATGTAGCACCAGCAATTGAATTACATCTAATAACAAATGGAAGCCATGACATGACTGCATGGAATCATTACTTTGAGAAATTTAAGCAAGTCTATATTAACATAAGCATAGAAGCAGTAGGTGACAGATATGAATATATACGACCTGGTTCAAGTTGGTTGACAACAAGCAATAACACTGTTATATTTAATAAGCACAAACCTAAGAATACAAATCTAACAGTTACAGTATTACCAATGGTTTTTAACCGTAACAATTTAGATGAGATAATAACTTGGTGCCAGGATAATAAAATTAACTGGTATAAATCAACACCAGTAATTAGCCCAGCATTTATGTCGCCAGATGCTATGCAAGATGGAATACTAAGAAAGACATTGATAGAACAAAGTAAAATTATGGATAAAATACATGGAACAAACTATCAGGATTTTATTTAAAAATAAATAATAATGTTATGAGCAAGATAGAAGCTTTTTTTACACGATTATATATAAAAGTATTTGGTCAACCAACTACTGTAAAATACCTATCGGGAAAAGGTCAAAAAACTAAAAATAATGAAAACAGATAAACCATTACCAAGTAAAACATTTTGCGTATTACCATTTATGCATGTGGCAACAAATGCCGCTGGTTCGTTTAGAGTATGCTGTAATAGTAATCCTAACACAAACCAAATTATAAACCCTGAAACAGACAAACCATACAAAATTTATAAGAACGATTTGGAAGAAGTATGGAACAGTCCTACATACACAAAAATACGACAACAGCTTATTGATGGTGAGAAACCAGAAATGTGTGTAAGATGTTTCCGTGAAGAAGATGCAGGTATACGCAGTCCACGTGCAGGCTTTAATGAAAAATGGTGGACAGATGATGTTAAGGTAGATACTGAGATTCCAGTAGATGTGCGTTATGTAGATTTACGTTTGGGTAACTTGTGTAATTTAAAATGTAGAATGTGTAATCCTTGGGCAAGTAGCATGTGGATTAAAGATTGGAACGAAGTTATTCCAACAGCAAAATTAGACCCACCAGTAGAGCTTACAGGTGAGACTTTAAAATTTATGAATGTAATGACAGAATGGCCAGACTTTAAGAAAACTGGGCTAAACTTTCAAGACATTGCACATACAGTTCAAGAAATATATTTAACGGGTGGTGAACCTACACTTGCTACATCACAATATAAATTACTAGACTACTGTATTGAAAACGATTTAGCGAGTGGAATTAAATTAAAATACAATACTAACCTAACTAACATTCCACCTAAGATGATTGAATATTGGAGCAAGTTTAAACGGGTCCAACTTAACTGTAGTATTGATGCAGTAGGGGACCGAGATAGATACATCCGTTATCCAAGTAGTTGGGAAAAAGTAGAGAAAAACTTCGACGAGCTAAACACGTTTGATAATGTAGATATTCAAATACATTGCACAGTTCAAGTCCTTAACATATGTGCGTTACATGAACTGTTAGATTTTGCAGAGTCACGTGGGTTAGAAGGTGACCAAGTTTATCTCAATATTCTTAACCACCCAGATTGCATGAATATACGAGTGCTACCTAATGCACTAAAAGAGAAAGCAATACTAAGTTTACTGCCTTATCAGAAATGGCCCAAAGTAATGGACACATTAAAGTATATGAGAGCCGAAGATTGGCATGACAAACTATGGCAACAGTTTATAGACTATAATTTAAAAATGGATACATTACAACGTGGTGAACTACTTGTAGCATGTCCTGAGTTTAAAGGATACATTGATGTCTAAAACAATACTATGCACAGGCAATCCAGAAGAAGGTGTAGCAAGTGCTATTGCTAAACGCTGGCCTAATGCAACATTTGTTAGTAGAACCACATGGGGTTACGATTTAACTGAAAATGGCTATAGATCTAAGCTCGCAGAAAAGGCTCTTAACTTTGACGTTTTTATTAACTGTAGTGCATTATGGCACTTCAATCAAACCTTGCTACTAGATGTAGTCTATAAAACCAGTTTAAGACACCTTAAACGACTACATATAGTCAATTTAAGCTCTACAACTGACAGAGCTACAAAGGGTAGCGATTGGCTTTATCAACAAGAAAAAAAGGCCTTGCGTAGCACAAGCAATGCAATGGGTTTAAAAAGCATTTGGCAAGGTGGTCCTAAGGTAAGTTATGTTACATTTGGCACATTAGAGAACCATGCACATAAACACCCAGGACGTAAAACAATGACACTAGACGAAGCAGTAGATTTAATAGAATATGTAATTGATATGCCCGAACACTTATCAGTTAATGAACTGAGCGTAGATCCATTACAGCATGATTAGGAAATATTTTAAATGAGTGAAGAACTGAATTGGAGTAATTATGATTTCACAAAAATACCTTTTGACGACTTGGTTCAAGTTGGTCAGCGGACTTTGTTGTATCGTGATTTGTTTACAGTTAGTTGGCTATTGGGAAGATTCTGCAACTACAGATGCAGCTATTGTTGGCCTTATGCCCGTAGCGACCGTAAAGACCACCGTCCTACCGAACTCAATCTCAAAACAATAGACGAGATAAAACGCCAAGCAAGACAGAATGGATTCAATAGTTTTCACTTTAGTTTAAGTGGAGGTGAGCCTACGTTCCATCCGGGTTATTTAGACATGCTAAAACATTTAGCAGATGATGTGCATAACACAAACTATACAAGTATACACATGACAAGCAATTGTAGTAGACCTATAAAATGGTTTAAAACATATGTTGACTATGCAAGTCATTTTCACAGAGCAAGTATCACATGTAGTTTACACGTAGAGCATGTTGATACTCCAGAGAAGATGCAAGACCTTGCAGACAAATTAGTATTATGTCAACAACATGATGTGCAGGTAACTATTAACATGGTTATGGTTCCAGAAGTATTTGACTTGTATTATGATAATGCATTGTTCTTTCACAAGCAAGGTATTAACGTAACACTCAAACCACAAAGTGATCCAACAGCAAGTAAAGTTGTTGAGGGTTACACAGATGAAATGAAAGCAAAATTACACAATGGAATGCCACAGCGTAGTTATACAGAGCAAAAGGCTGCAGAAGCAAGGGTAGTTAAACGTCCTAAACCTAAATTTGAAATTCCAGATTATACAATAGGCAGAAATGATGCAAGTGTTCCATGGCACATGCAAGTAGAGTTTACAGACTCACAAGGCAAGAAATGGTATATGGACCAAGCAGAACGTTTTAATGCATTTGATTTTAACAATTTCAAAGGCTGGATGTGTAACAGTGGATACCAAGGTATCATTATTAGAGAGCCAGATGGAAGTATAAAACGTAGTTATAGTTGTGGTGATCAACCGTTAGGTAATATTGAAACCGGCTTTAAATTGTTTGATAAACCTACATTATGCACAACAAAAGCATGTGTTAGTAGTGCTGATAGCAAGATACCTAAGCGTAGAGTATAAATACATATATGTTTAGCATAAAACTAACAAATAAAATAGAATTACTGTCAGGTAACAAAAGAGCCTTATTATTTGCAGAACTGGCCCAGATTGCTTATTATAAAGTAACTGAGGTTAAAAAACTAGCAAGGAAATTAGGATTCACTACTGTTGAGTTTTATAATATAGATGGCGCAGAAGCATATCGCTTTATGAATAAACATGATTTAGTGATTGCATGTAGAGGCACACAGCCAACACAATACAATGATATTAAAGCAGACGCTAGAGCATTTCCAGTTGTTGCAGAAACAATAGGCAGAGTGCATGGTGGATTTAAAGGCGAAGTAGATAAATTATGGGATTTAATTAAAGAAGACCTAATTAGAGAGCAATCAAAACGTAGTATTTGGTTCTGTGGACATTCACTTGGTGCAGCTATGTCAACTATAGTAGCAAGCCGTTGTAGAGGTGACAGTGCTTTAAATAATCCAAAAGAACTACATACATTTGGCTCACCTAGAGTTGGGTGGAGAACGTATATTGAAAACTTTCCATTCACTCATTATCGTTGGGTTAATAATGCAGATATAGTAACTAGAGTTCCATTCTTAATATTTGGTTATGTTCATCATGGACATTGTCAATACTTTAATCACTATGGAAACTTAAGAAACCTAACAGGCTGGCAACGTATCAAAGACGTATGGCGTGGTATTATCAGAGGATTGTTTAAAGGCAGGTTAGATTCATTTTCTGATCATGGCATGATTCAATATGTAAAACATCTAGACAAACGTGTAAAAGGCGGAGAGAATCCACAGACATCGTTCAAGCAGAACTATGTCAACACACACGACAAGTAGGAAATCAAAATGAATGACATTTCAAAAATTACGCAGTGGGGTGATTTTTATCAAATCGATGCTGAATTTGATGTAGATCAATTACTACATGAAGTTACACCACACAACGACAAATGGTCTCAATATAATCCACACAAAGATTGGATTAAACGTGACGGCTTATGTGTTCTCAACGAACGTGGCAAATGTGGACCAGGTCCTGCATTAGATAGTTTAAGACAATATAACCGTGAACATGGAACAACATGGCATGAAGATGATTTTAATGTTCCTACAGAATTATATAATACCAGCTCTGAGCTACAACGAGTAATGGGTCCTATGTTAGATTGGAGTGTTAGATCGCACTTCCTAAAACTGCCACCAGGCGGATACTTCCCGCCACACAGAGATCATGTGTTTGGTGAGCAAACTAGTTTTAGACTTATATGGGGTATAGAAAATTGTAATGCGCCTCATTGTAGATTTATGTTAGAAGATACAACACTTAACTTTGAGATTGGACAATGTTACGTAGTGAATACTACAAAAGCACACACATTATTTAATTGTAGCACTAATTATGATAGTATTTGGTTAGTAGTCAATGCCAAGTTAACAGATGATAGCTATTTGTTTATAAGGGATCATCTGAGTGAAAGATGAAACATTCTTTTGACTTTGCATTAACCACTTATTGCCAAGCTAAGTGTAGAAGTTGTGCTAGAACAAACGAGGACACAGGTGAGAAAGAATCATGGCTTGAATTAAAGCACATGGACTTAAATGTGTTTGAAAAAAGACTTGCTAATCTTAAAAATGTAGAGCTTGATGATATTGAATTTTGTGGTGAGTTTGGCGATCCTATGATGCATCCTCAAGTTGATAACTTTATCGAAACCGCATTAAATTATGCACCAATGGTTACTATATCAACAAATGGTGGGTTACGAGCACCTGGTTGGTATGAGTCGATTGCAAAAAAGTATAAAAAAAGATTAAAGATAGATTTTGCAATAGATGGCGCTACACATGATGTTAATTGGTTGTATAGAGAAGGTGTTGATTTTGAACGTGCAATAAACAACATGAAAGCATTTGCTGACAATGGTGGATATGCACAATGGTTGTATATAATATTTGATTGGAATTGGCAACAGGTTACACTGGCTAAACAAATAGCAGACAATATGAATATTGGAATTATATTCCGTTACAATAATAGATCATATGGATTAATAACTGATGAAAATATGCAGGCATGTAATAAATTATGTGACGACAATGGAATTAATATAGGATATTGATTATGTCTAAATGTAATATCAAATGCAAGGCAATGGATCATATCCAAAATATAAGACGTTGGGAAGTAACTCCAGATAATAAAGTATGGCCTTGTTGCTTTTTCAGTAATGCATGGACTCTACGAGACGTTTACAATAACGAAGGTCGTGTTAAAGAATACGACTCTATTGCATTTGTTGAAGATGAAAGGATTATGGACCTAATGAATAATGATCCTAACTGGAATAATTTGGAATATCATAGTCTTGATGAAATTATTGCACATGAAATATTTCAAACTTACATATACTATGATGGGTGGAAAAGTGACAAGCCGCCTCAGGTATGTGTCAACAACTGTAGCAATAATTAGTCACAAAAAAACGCCAGTTAAGGCGTTTTCCTGTCTCCCTTTTAACTAGTGCTAATCGCACCAGCTCTCCTTTTTATCTCCATAGTATTCACGTGCGAATCCGTTTTCAATAAGCATATGTCTTAGGCTATTTCCATCGATAATAATATCACCTAATACTCGCCCACCAAATTTATCCCATTTGTAAATGGCTACTTGTATTGTAGTGGCTGAATTTATCATATCTTTAGTAAACTGTGAGGCTTCCTCGCCCCATAATGCTTCTTCATCACATTCTGCTCTCCAACTCTTTTCGGGAGTATCAACACCATATACACGAATACTTAATTCTTGTTTAAGTGGATCAGGTAAAAAGTTTGCCTCAAAGGCTACAGTATCACCATCAATAATTCTTGTGATAGGAAAATCATATTCTACCATCTCTACTTCTTTTGCAAATATTGGATTTGCAATTATAAAGCCAACAATTAAAATGGCTATAACAATTAATCCTCTACCAATGTTTCTCATAGTCTAACCTCCTATAGTGTTAGGAGCAGTTGCTTCAAATTCAGCAACTATGTCCTTCTTTTCTAATAACAGTTTTTCCAAGCTCCATAGTGCACCGTATACTTCATCGCTTGCACCTTCTTGGATTTGAATAAGTGCATTTTCTAGCACTTCAATATCTTTTAAAATATCTACCATTTCTATTTACCTTTCGCTTACTACTTTGAAATGAGGATCTGCAAATGTATGTATTGCACTGTTGGCAAATGTTATAGCCATTTTATGTGCTTCTAGTTGATCTTCCAACTTGTGAACCCTTTTTGCTTCAACACTACTAATGAATGCAAAAATAATTGCAAATGTTATTGCTATTGCTATGATTGTATTTTTCATATTGTCTCCTTTAGTTTTTAGGTCTACGTCCACCTGCATTTAAACATGCAGAAAGACTTGTGTATGATTTATAATTATGAGTTCTGGAATAATAAGTGCTACCTGGCGTATGACAAATACCACTATTACTCATTTTCACCGGCGAACTAATTATTTTTCTTTTACATTTGCCATTAACTAGTTCTTCATAAAGTTTACAATTAACTTTTAAAACTTCAACTTCAGTAGACATCTTCTGTTTAAGAAGTTTTGCCTGATCTAAATTCTTTTTAGTTAACTCTTTAATAGCATTAGCCTGAATCTCTTTAATTCTGGTTAACTCAGATATTTGTTTATCAAGTCCAATAATATGTGCTTCAATCTTTTCAACTTGTTCAGCAGTAAGTGTTACTGATTGTGCGAACGCAGAACCTGTAATAACTGTCGCTAAAACTAAACACATTAAAATTGTAAACTTTTTCATAACATTTTTCCTATTTCAATGCCAATCCAAAGAATCATAACACCCATGATAGAGTAACCAATTCTCATAATGCTTTCATATGAGCTTCTAATTGATTTCATGTTTTCATTTAAATCTTTTTCCCAGGTTTCCATATTATCTCCTTATCCGAAATCAGCAGGTAAATAACTGAGTATTGCTATGTTTCCAATATAAACTGTGAGAAACATAATAGCCATAATACCAGCACACACACCTACTATTTTAGTTATATCTTTACTTTCCTTGTAATCCATTTATTATTCTCCTAATTAGTCTAACCTTGAACCAGCATATGCTTTAAACCCAGCCGCTTTCATTATGTCTGCATATGCTTGAGCACCTGCTTCTTTAACGTCAACATTTTGAACATTAACCTTACTTGGATTCCAAATTTGATATGCTTTACCAGTCCAATCTTTCTCGAAACCAATACTTTCAAGTAATCCTCTTTCGGCTTTACCTAGTTTAGTATTACCCTTATTTTCAGGATAAACAGTAACCCATGCAAACCCACAAGGATAATTATCTTTACCACCTAGTTTCTCAACAAGGTAATCACCTGCGGCATTTCTTGCAGCCTGTGTTGCCTTAACTCCAATATCTTCCATTTCAGTTACTGTGTATTCCATGTTATTTCCTCGCTTTGTAGTTAAAATTTTATTCTTTATACTTACAGTATACAGTAAGATGTCTTACTTGTCAACCTTTTTATGAAAAAGTAATTCCAAAAAATTCAGTAGCAATACCTAGTTCTTTAACTGGTGTTCTACCATCAGAACAACATACCTCATCATCACCAAATAACTCATCACCTGCTGATATAACATCTTTAACTCTCCAGTCTAAATGATCAATAGCGGCATCAACTCTGTTCATAGCGTCTTGTATACCAAATGCTTTTACATAAACATTATCAACATGTGAACAATTCGCCTCTCTAGGACGAATTCCAACCATATATTTTGTTTTAAAACTGTTTAAAAATGCTTTTGAGTTTTTCATATCCTTCCTTTATTGTGTAATATAACTATATTATACAGCAAGATGTCTTGGTTGTCAACCTTTATTTTGAATTATTTTGAAGAAAAAACCCGTTATGAATAGAAGTTTTTCCGGTATAGACATGCCATTATATCTTGTAACAACCTAACATACTTAGGTCCTTGTTCACTCCACGGAGCGAGATATAATGTAAGATTTATTGGATCTGATTGTTTAGCTATTGTATTTTGAAACTCTAGTTCTTCTCTAAATTGAGCATACATTGGAAGTGTATCTAGTATATGAAAATAATGTTCAATGCTTTCGCACCAATTATTATATACTTTTAAACCCCAAGGAGCATCAGGAGCCCCTTTTGCTTTTAGTTGTAAATCGTTTTCATTCCAGGTTCTAACACCAAATAGATTATTTCCTTCTACTGCAAATCTACTATTACCCCATGCACTTTCATGTGCCGCTTGAGCAATAATAAGTTCTATTGGAATTTGTTTAGAAATTGGATATTTGTTTGTATCGTAATATAACTCATCTACACAACCTTTTATTTCATATGCAAACTGTTCGTTTGTCATATCGGCTTTTGACGGAAGTGAGAAAGTTAACAATACAGTCAAAATAAGCAGGGCAAGGCCCTGCTTATTTAAAGTTATAATGTGCTTAATTATATTAGGCAAATGTTCTTCTTCTAGGAATTGAATATTCCATAGTTGGTCTACCTTGTAAACCTGAAGTATTTGCAGTTGCTTTAGCTTTTACATTAAAGCCTTCGTCTTTCAATTCTGAAAGTCTAGCACCAGGTGATTGGATATCCATTTTTTCTCTTAGAGTATCCATAGTAAAAGTTTTACCTGTGCCCCAAAATTTAGCTAGGATTTTTTGGTTTTGAGTTCCTTCTTTAAAGAACTTAGTTCCTACTGCTTTTTTAGATTTTGACATTTTATGTCCTTTCTATTATTGTTGTTTATATATAATATATACTAAAGTATAGGATTTGTCAACCATTAAAAAACCCAACATTTGCTGGGTTTTTTAACATTAATATATATTAATATTAGTCACGTGTAAATAGTTTCCACAAAACAACTGCAGAAATAAGACCTACTAAACCAGCACCACCTAGTTGTGATACGATGCCGATGATAGTGCCAATGACATCACCGCCTAAGAAAGGAACTGAACCACCGAATACAACTTGTAAAACGATAGCAAGACCAATCAACGATACACCAGCCTCTGTCGCGCCTCTAACGCCGCTTAAGATTTTGTCTAACATAGATTTCTCCTATATTAACGTGACCGATTTTATGACGGTTGATCCGAGCTTCAGCGGTCACAACTGAGCCCACTCCTTTAAATCAACTCTACTAAATCTTTATTAAATATACACTATTATATGATATTTATGCGATCTTGTCAACCTTTTCACAAAATATAGTGCCATCAACCGATTACTTAGCGTTTAATGGCACTATATAGTGTATGTTAACTACCTAGATTCATTAACTGTATACATTAATTTTGATGGGAACACTGAAGTTATCCATAAATTACCAACATTATTTTTGTTAATCAATTCTTGCCAATCTATTTCTTTAGTGTGCATCATACTAGGTTGTGTCCTATATTCTTTGACATAACGTGTATTAGCATGTGCAACTTGCCACCATTTCAAACTACTTGGCATTATTGCTATTGCTTTAGGAGTTGACAGATGTGAAACATAGTGCCAATCTGTATTGGGTTCGCTGCCTTGTATGCCTTTACTATATTTTGCATATTTTCCTAATAATGTATGGTCGTGCATTAAATCCCAATGCTTATCTAATACATCTTTTACTTTAATATTACTTCTTGGCATTCTATGTTCTAAGAAGTCATATCCTATTGCATAAAATTGTTCTGATATGTTTCCTAGACTCACTGTAACTGCATTATGGTATCCCATTGCTTTACCGCCACGTGATGCCTGGTTCACATGTATTCCTTCGTTATCAAATGATCCAAGTAAATGTGTTAAATTCATTTTTGCTCGCTCAAACAATTTATCGTTGTTTGTAGATAATGAATAGGCAATACTGGAATAAACTAAGCGCCATGAATAACTGCCACATCCACCCATAGGACTATATTTAAAGGGTATTGGCGCATCAAGTTCAGGGTTATTAATATTACATTGTGGCTTATTTAATTGTGTATGGAATAAATTACCCATAAATATTTCATCAAAATATGCAGTAATAATCTCATGTTCTTCTGGGGTTAAAGGCATCAAATCCTTGAATACAGCGTATATTTCAGCAGTTTTGGCCATTACCATATACTTTGCATAGTGTTGATGATTGGGAGAATCTCCGGGTTTGAATTGAGCTTTAACGTTTCTGTGCGTTGCATGGTGTAATATAACATCTGACATGTTTTTTAATACATATGGATAATCTAGTTGTAAAAATCCTCCTGTGCCCTTAGCACACCCATTAACCTGATCAAAGCCGTGTCCACTTGTAGTTACTTTGAAGTGTTTCATAGCATCAAAACAAGAAGTTGCGGCGCCGGCTGGCCACCACCATGTTTCTGCATGCCTTCTAAATGCATTATTAGACATCAAATATTTAAGTTTTGTTGTATTAATATATTGGAAATCTTCGGGAATTTTTAAATTTACAAAATCTGATTTTGCGTAATAAGAATAGTCAATATTATCTATTGAGTCCATTAATGGTTCTTGAAATGATGGACATTGATAGACATAGTAGCTTCCATCAGCAGATACAGATTTTACAGGAATAGTGCCATCTGCACAAGATTTAGCGTTGATACTATCCGTTGCTTGCACACATGCAGATGTGGCAAATAGTAGTAAAACTAACAGTTTTTTCATCTTATTCTCCATAGTTATAATTTAAATATAACTATATTATAAGATATCTTGGTGGTTTTGTCAACCTATTATTAGCGATACGCTTGTTGACGACTGTTAACTAATTCTATTAGTTTATCAAAATCAGTTTCTATGTAAGTAAGTGTAAATTCTAATTCTTCTTCACCACGTAATACTTTAATAACTACTGTATCACCTGGTAATGCATACATAGTTTCTACGAATATTTTAAATGCTGTATAGACATTTTCACCGTTATACTCTAGTATAATGTCACCTTCTTGCATTCCGGCTATTTGTCCGGCATTTAGTTTTACTGGTGGTGCTTCCATGTCTGGTGCTTGAACACCTGCAGGCTCAGGATTAATAAAATAAGACATGTGCCTGTCTTTACGTTTAGTATCTACTACATCTCCTATTTCAAAGTTTTTACTATTAAACAATAAATCTACATATGGAACATATCCTTTTTCTGCATATGCATCAGATAAAATATAGTCCATGCTACGTTTTGCCTGTCTAATTCCAACTGCTAATCCTACTCCATCCCAACCAGGAATCTGTCTAGAAGGACTTAGTATACTTTGTGCCACACCAATAACCAAAGCGTCATCTCCTATAATAGGTCCGCCGCTGTTACCTTGGTTAATAACTGCATCAACTTGTAGCATTAATGAATAAGGACGCTGTCCAAATCTTCCATCATATGTAACAATACCTTGTGTGCTGGTCCATGGCATACTCATACCGTGTCCAACAACTACAACAGGATCACCTTCGCTTATATCTTTGTAATCTGCAAATTCTAATGCTTCCCATTCTTCGTTATCTTGCTTAGTAATTTTTAATATAGCAATGTCTGCCACCTGGTCGTAACCAATAATTTCAGCATCATACATCCACATATCCATTGCTGTATTGATTTTTAGTTCTAGTAGATCTTCAGAACCCAAGTATCCATCAATAACATGATAATTAGTCATTATTGTTGCTGACGTATCATCAGTTGCTACAAAGAATCCAGTTCCTCGTCCAGACTTACGCTGAACTAGTGGATTACTTTGTGATGATTCTTTTGGGAAAACGCTTACCATTACAACACTAGGATATGTGCTGTAAATGTAATCTTTTATTCTACGTTCGTGATCAAACGCATTACCGTTGAAAAGAAAAGCATTTACGTCGTAAATAGCCTGCCCGGTTGGTTTGTGTTTCTGCCAAACCCAACTAATGCCTTCATGTAATGTTTCTTGTATGCTTCTGTAGTGTGCATTAACCATGACACTGACTATTACCGTTGCAAGCATAAGCAACAATGGGGTTCTTAACTTTATCATTAGTATTCCATTCTATACGTTATAAGTATTTACCTATAACTTGATGGATTTAACGTTAGTTATTAGTCGTTAAAACACCACATATTGCATATACTTAGCTTTTTATTAGCAATAACATCTGGTAATTGGTCTTTAAAAAATGTATTAGTGAGTATATTAGATAATGTATATTTATGTAAACTTATTGTTTCACCTGGGTGTTGCATTTCGTTACGAAACGGACTTGCCCATTCTCTAGTTCTAACTTCGGTTGAATATATGTAACTACACGGCCAAAGTATACCACGAAAGTCAATGGTAATCTGTGAAGTAGCATATGCAGGGCATATATGCGACTCTTCATCATATTCTGGTTGCATATGTTTCAGAATTCTTGTATGCTTCATATATTCTTTGTGTTCGTAAATATGTTCTGTTCCAATTTTATATTCTTCTGTATCTGTTTTTGTATCTAAATCTTCGCCAGGAATACAACTCCATCTAGTTTGGAACCAATAGCACCCCATATCTATTGCACGTTTTTCTGCTTCTTTGTATTGATGTAAATTATGATCAAAGTATGTGAATATCCAATTAGCATTCCCACCAGTTGAAATAAATGCTTTCATGTTACGCACAACTATATCATATGATGTATTACGTCTGTGTATATGATGTGTATCTTCTAATCCATCAATTGCAAAGTTTACTCTATGTGGAATTTCAGCAATAACCTCGCCGAGTTCTGCCCACCATTTTTCTGTTCTGGCACCACCGTTTGTATTAATTTGTAAAAACATATCAGGGTGTGCGTCATGTGCCGTTTTAATAAAATCAATAGCTTTAGGATTCATACAAAAATCACCAACTGTGCCATCAAACAATACCTCAACTATGTTCATGCCCTTTGTATCTTCGTGCATGATACGTTCCCATAGTTCAAATGGCATATGTTTTAGTTTTAAATCAGGTTGATTTTTGCCGCCTGTTATGTTTCGAGTGCATCCAGGACATTTTGCATTACAATGAGAGGTTATTTCTACTTTTAGCTTGTCGAATTTATCTAGCCAGTTCATACACTTGATTTCTTCCATTCAGCATAGATTCTATCACTATTTGCATCCCATTTACATTCAACTACTATACACTTATATTTGTCTGCCCATTCGTAGTTAAGTTGCATACTCCAAGGAAAAAACTGTATTTCTTCTACACCTTTCCATGGATGATCACCTAGTCCTGGATTTTGCCTCCAGTAAATACGACCGCCTGGTTTAACTAAACTTATTGTTTTTTCTACTTGAGGTTCAACATCTTTTGCTGTGCCAAAGTTTAAACTACCTAAAGCAAATGCTACGTCCCATTGCTTATCAGTTTCAAATTCTATAATGCCCACAAGTTCGTCTGCTTTTTTGTTTGCAGGATCTATGCCGTATACTCTGTCACCAAAGACATCTTTAAATAAATTGAATCCACATCCAACGTCTAATATTGTTTCATCTGGATCTATTTTATCAACTAGAGCCCAACCACTATAATCATAATGATCCCAATTGGGTTGCCAATTATCACCAAAGTATTTGTCTCTGATTGCTTTATCCATTTATCTTATTTCTTAATGCATTAATATCCATATTTTCGTATTCTTCCATCGGCTGGTGTATCCATGGACTATCTTTATAATAATCTATATAATAATCTGGAGTAAAACGTGAAACACCTTTAACCCATAAGCAACCAGTTTTAATATCGTCAATAAAGAATCCGTGATAATGCTGTAACCACTTAACACATTTTTCCATTGTAACACCTGAGTCACATAAATCGTCTACTAATAAAACTTTGTTGCCTAGGTTAGGTGTTGTTTTTGCTAATGAGTTTCCAAATACAATTTGTCCTTGTTCATCTTTGACTCCATCACCATGATAACTTTCAACACTCATGATTGCTAAAGGCATATCTGATATACGTTGTATTACATCTCCTACACGTAATCCACCTTTGGCTATACAAACTATTTGATTAAATTGATATCCATCGTCGGCAACTTTTATTGCTAATTTTTCTATATCGGACATATATTTGTCCCATGTTATATAAGTGTCTGCCATATTATACCGCCATTTCTGCTTTAATTGTAGGAAGAGGTGCGTAGTTTCCCAATGCATAATCCTCTATGCCACTATTTAACACATCTTCTAACGAACTAAACTCAGGCATAGTTAGTATAGGTGCTTTAGCAGGCTTACGTGACATCTGTTGTAACACTTGTGACAAATGGTTATTGTAAATATGGCAGTCGCCTCCTGTCCATACAAACTCGCCTACTTTTAGTCCTGTGATACTTGCAAGTATATGTGTAAGCAAACTATAACTTGCAATGTTAAATGGAACGCCTAAGAACATATCTGCACTACGTTGATACAGTTGACAACTTAGTTTGCCATCTGCTACATAAAATTGTGCAAGTGTGTGACATGGTGGAAGTGACATTTTGTCTATTTCGTTTACGTTCCATGAATCTAATATAATGCGTCTGCTGTCTGGGTCAGCTTTAATTTGTGCAATGATTTCTGCTATTTGATCTACACCATTACAGTCACGCCATTGCTTGCCGTATACAGGTCCTAGTTCTTTAACAGTATCTGTGTTTTCATATCCAAGTGCTACACCTTGTTGATCTGCATTAGCCGTCCAAATAGTAGTCTTACCTATTAGTTCTTCACGTGGTAAGCCGTAGCGTATCTCAGCAAGCCTACGTTCGTCTGTGCTACCTTCTAACAACCATAACAGTTCACTTACAACACTTTTCCATGCAAGTGTTTTGGTTGTTACGGCAGGAAATCCTTTTTCTAAATCAAAGTGCATTTGGTATCCAAACACACCTTTTGTGCCTGTTCCAGTTCTGTCTTGTTTGCCTTTACCATTTGCTAGGATATGTCCTAGGGCATTTAAATATGTTTTCATAATTTACTCCATTTTTCAATACTTAACGTATTAATACTAGTATCAACATCAACTAGTTTGTAGTTTTTTAATATATCATCTTCTGGTAAGTGTGTATCACAATCGTATACACCTACTATTCTACTTAACCATAGTTCATCAATTATTGGCATCAATGCTTTTACGAGTTTAGCCCCGCCAATAATCCAAACATCTTCTTGCTCTAAATCTTCTACCAATAGTTTTTCAGCTTTATCTATTGGAACCACACAATGCGCCTCATCGGCTACACCACGTGTTACCACTACATTATATCTACCTGGTAGTGGCTTGGGCATGTCAGGGTCTTTCCATGTTGTGCTACCCATTACAACAACATCACCTTTTGTTGTATCTGCAAACCATTTTTGATCTGCGGCATTATGCGGCCAAGGTAGCGTTCCATCTTTACCTATGCCCCACGCATCATCACATGCCAATATTGCTTTAATCATAGCACAAACAATTGTATAAATGCCCAACTGTTCATAACAGTAAACCAACTACATAAGACAATAGCACTGCTGCCACGTCTATATGTGCTAAAAACTGCTAACATACTGCCTATTAAATAAAGTGGAACGAATATTGTTGTAGCAGGATCTAATATTGTGAAACTTAATACTGCACTTGCTATAATAAGAACCGTTGTTTCTACTATTTCTGCATAAAAGGCCATGCGGTCGTTGGCATAGCTTTTCTTAAAAAAATTAATTACGTTTTTCATGTTTTACCTATTCAGAGCTTATTACTTATATTATAGCAGATCTGCTATATTTGTCAATGGTATTATTTCATTTTAGTATTGACCGGAATGACCAGTGCTCATGCCATTACGTTCTAGTGTGTTTTCTTCAGAATATGGATCATCATCATTGTCTTCTTGTTTTTTTGCTGGACCAAATGATTTTGGTTTTTGCACAAAGAAGAATTCACCATTAGATTCTTCACCACCGTTGCTTTTTTTGAATTCACCATCTGGACCTTCTTTGCCTAATGCGGCTGCTTGTGCCATTGCCCTGTTTAATTCTTCCATATTCTTTTCTGTATAATCTATACTATAATATGTAGGAGTTTCCTCGCCTTCTATTCTTAGTAATAAACGTATAACTGGTTTAGCAGGTTCAATCCATACAATTTCAACTTGTGTATCAGTTGGCAATCCTGTTGAAATAGGTGTTCCTTGTAATACATAAATCGAGTAACCAGTATATATACTTGATGTCAGTAATGCTGGAATTAAGAACAACATAACTATAGGGTTCTTCTTATTTAAAATAAGAGCATAGAGTGTAATTACACTTGTTATAAAAATTAATGTTGCGGCTAAGTAAACCATATTATAATCCTTTGTGCATTGATTTTGTCAGTGCTACCAATGACTTATTGTTTTCTTTATATCTACGTAAATAATCTATATCTGCGTGTTCGTATGTATCTGACCATCTAATCCAACTTGTCCATGTGTCACATTCATCTATATCTTCTTCCATGTGATAGAAATGTTGTATATCTGCCAGTGAATCATCTATCTCAATATAGTCTTTGTTGTCTACGCATTCTCCAAAGTATCTTGATGTATTTGGAAAGTGTGTAGGATGTTCAGTTTCAAATTCTATAACACTATTTATATTGATTACTGCATACTGTCTAAGCAGGTGTGTAGCATCGTCTGAGTTTGTTCTACCGCATACACTGACATTTAAGTCTAATTCTTGTGCAAAATCTATTGCGTGTGTTTTATCCCAATGCACACCACCTAGCACTACAAACGCCTTTTTAAAGCCAAGTTGTTTTAGTTTGTGTAACAATGCACACTTGTTTTTCCATGGATCTTGTGAAACTACAACGTTTTCAATGCCAAGCTCTTGTGCATTTAGCATAGATACTTGTAGCAAATAGTCTGTGTAATGACGTGGAACTTCCATGTCTTTATCCCATATAAGATAACATGTATCTATAGTAGAGTCGTAATTGAATACAGTTGAACTAAATTCATAGTGTGGCTTTATATCCATTCTTACAAAAAAACTATTACGTTTAATTCCAGGCTTTCCTGCATGCCAACTGTTGTTGTGTGATAAGAAACAATAACCTGTATTGTTTTTAAATTCTCTTAGATATAGTTCATTGCCTTTGTTGTCGTAGAATATAGTTCCGTATTCAGCATCTGCATCTGTTTCGGGTAGATATACTTGTAAGGTTAATGAAAATAAATTGTTCTTTTGATCAGAGTGTGCATCATCAAATTGATGTCCTTGATCTGTGTGTATGCTTATATCAACATCTAAATGCTTTTGGCAATATTCTACATCATGTAGTTGAAATTTATTTAATAATGTTGTTTTAAATTCTTCGCTTTTAAACTGTTTGCTGATATTTCTAAATAATTCTTTATCAAGTAATTTATCAAAGCCGTATGCACTAGGTTTAAAACCGGATACTGGTTCTGCATCATCAATTAAGTGTGTTTGCTTTGTTGCCCATATTAATTGTTCTAAGTGTTCTGGAGGGAAAAAATTTTCAAACTCTAGTATAGTTACATCGTTTACAATTTTAGAGTCTGCATTTTTTATATTATCAATAATATATTGCATGCTACTCACTACTTTGACCGCTATTTTGTCCCCATGTTGTGCCTTGTGCATCGCTTGTTCTACCTCTATTTGGAACTACAGTTTTTGTATGATTAAAGACTTTACTAATACGACCTTTGTCATCAATTGTAAATCCTGGTAATCTTACAACATCACCGCGTTTACTTACCATCACTTTCACAGAATATACTTCTCTATAAACTGGATTAACATCAATTACTGTTACTGTAATTTCTAAAGGTTGTTGGTCAGACCAATTATAAGCGTGTATGTTTGGATAATAATCACCTGGAACGATACCTCTAACATTTACAACTTCTCTGTTTGTTTTAATAGTTTGAACTTGTCCATCAACATAAAATCTATCATTTGTAGATCCCAAGTCGTCACGTTCTAAATTCATACCTTGGCCTGATTTATTGTTAAATCCTACAGGACTATTATCATCACGTTGAATCCATAAATCCATATCGGTATAACTTTGATCATCCCATTCCATTATGATCATAGTTTCTGCTTTTGATGGCACATCTTGTTTTTTAGTGATCGGGTTAATTAACAAAAATGCAATAACGAAAAGGACTACAAATCCTAGTAATACGTTAAAAAGCATGTCGTTAAATGCAAGCTGGTTGCCACTTCTTCTTCTTGACATGTTTTAATCTACCATATTGTGTTCTTGAATTGTAATCTGTATCTTAAGGAATAAGCTAAACACTAATCCCGAAAGCGTTGTTACAAGTGCTGTGCTCATACCACTTGCCATATCACTAATTACTTGTTTCATTGAATCCATATTGCTTGGATCTACATTACCAAGACTGCTACTTAACATCAACATAAATCCAATTAGTGTTCCGATCATTCCGACACTAATACAACTTTCTGCTATAAACCAGGGTGAGTCGTAATTGTTATCTTTGCGCCACGAAGTATAGCCAATTGCTATTGTTCCAATAATCCATAATGTTGTAGTTACAAAACTTAAATAAGTCTGATCAGCTTCTAGTAAAAAATCTACTGCGCCAAAACCTATTGCAACTCCTACACCAATAATCTGTATCACGGCAGCAAGCCACCATATCATAAACCGAGTATTCATCCTAATGTTTCCTTTTTTAATATGTGCAACTCAAAACTTAACAAATACCCCTAGTATTATTCTTTTGTATTGCTACAAGTATTTATCGTTACTGGTGCAGGTGTTAAGTATACTTAATTCTAAATAACATTGCTTCTTTTGAGTCGAGAAATATATAAGCCGATACCATCTGGTTTATTTTTTCTGAAAGATATTGTTCGGTGCTGGTAGATATATTACCACGTGGAACAATTGTTGCTGTGTCTAGATCTAAATCAATAAAGTTTTTGCCTAGCATTGTTACTAGGAATACTTCTCTACCTTCTATTGTTGATCCATTTCTTAAAAACGCTACTGCTGGCTTCATCTGTATGTTGTTTGCATCCTAATTCAAATACTGCTTGTTGGAAGTAATTCCAATTTGCTTTAGTAAAATCATATCCGGTTGATATCCTACTGATAGTATTTACTAGATTATCTTCATGGGTATTACAGTCTTTAAAATTGTGATGATGCCATTCTTCAAACAAGTTCCAGTTAGGTTTTATATCTATGCGTTCACACATTTTTTCATATGCCATTGCTGACTTCTCAGCATATCTATTATCAAACAATCTAGTTGTATAAATGTATGGAACTTCTTGTCTACTTGGACGTTCTACTATGTATCCTGTATATAATTGATCTTTATAAACTTCTAATCCATTTTCCATAATATAATTTATGCCATGTTCTGCAGCTAATATTAACATTCTAAAAGGCTTGTTTAGGAAATAATCACATGCATCACCTTCGTTAACTTGTTCATTTCTTCGTAATGCTAGTTCATCTATAATAGCTAACAAATAGTTGTCGGTGCCTATTAAATTTATGTGTTGATCTAAGTGCTCGTTGAGTAGCAAGTCAATATCATTTATATTGCTTTTATATGTAAAGTTTGTAACATCTGGATCAAATCTTGTATTTGTTTTGTAGTCAAGTAATCCCATCCATAAACTATCTGCATAGTGTATACTAAATTTTCTTACTGAAATATCTTTTGCTTGTGCATATTGAAAAGCATGAGGTAATGTAAAATTAAATTGACTATCGAGAATGGGTTCATTTTCTATATCTTTTACATCTTCGAGCATTTTGATTAAGTCTGATTCTAAGTCAGCACTGCCGTCAATTTCTTTGCAACGATCAAGTAAATCAATAGGGTTACCATTGCTATCATAAAAATATTGTGGATGTAATTGGCTTAAAGGACTAGTAGGCATTGCACCCATGTTTGAACTAAGACCTATTACCTTATTGACTCTTGGACTATATGAGTATGTATTCCAATTATTAAATGTTACAGGTAATATGAGGTTTTCTAAACTACTCATTTAGCGTTCTAGCCAACTCGATCATTGTAGCACTTAGATTGATCTCTGGATCTGCTACTTGAGTGTGCTTAATCATACCTTCTCGAATTGCTAACACACAACTATCGTATTGAAAGTCATTCTTTGTATAAAGATCTAAATTCTTGTAAAGCCAAGTAAATATATCGGTATACTCATCAGCACGTGCAGATTTAATTATGAGTTTACGTGCATCTTGAATCTTACCACTGCGAAATAGCTCAACCATAGCTAATCGCCACTCGCTTGTGCTACCACCATCATCGGGCATCACGAGTTTATTATCCACAATACTCATTTGCACTGTGTTAATAGTTTTACGTAAGTCAGGATAATTTGCACGGACCATTGCGTCTAAGGTCTCAATATCAAATTGAACTGCATTTTGTGCCAGGATCTCTCCTACACGCACTGTGAAATCGGTATGGTCAAGTTCTTCAATATGGAAGCCTTGACATCTGCTGTGTAAAGCAGGAATAATCATGTTAGGATAATTACATGTTAGTATAAAGCGAACACTTGCATGATACTGTTCCATTACTCCACGCAATGCCGCTTGTCCCTCAGGACTAATATGGTCTGCCTCATCAAGTAGGATTACTTTAAATTCACCCCAAGGCATAGTTTCACTAAACGCACTAATACGTTTACGAATCATTTCAACGCCGTTATCTCTACTGGCGTTAATGTATAGCACATCTGCTTTCTCTACATTTAGTTCTGCAATAAGAACTTTTGCTAATGTTGTTTTACCTGTGCCTGGACTACCACTAAACAACAAGTGTGGAATGCCACCATCGTCAATCCAGTTTTGCACTTGCTTACGCTGTGAATCATCTTTAAATACATACTCGCCAACATTAGTCGGTCGATACTTTTCTACCCATAAGTCTTTCAAGTTGTTCTCCGTATTTCTGTCTTTATCTTACTATTATATATGATTTTACCCATTTGTCAAGTGTTAATCTTATATTCAAAGTTTTGTGTTTCAGCACTAATTTGTTTTAGTTTAGCACCGTTTTTAATATGAAAGTGTGTTGCCATTGGTGTTAAAGGTGACAATGTAACTACTGTTTTAATCTCTTCGTTTGATTTTACATGATTTAATAGTTTGTGAATTATTTCTTTGCCTGCACCTCGTTTGCGTGACCATACAGTATATGCAACTGCGGTATTAAAATCATTTTTTAAACTAGCATTTTCGCTCATGAGTTCTAGCTCTTTAACGGTAGTAGGTATATCATTGGTAAATGCTACACAAACAATACCTTCTATTGTATCTTGATATTTTAATCCATAGATTTTACGCCCATTTGTTTTACGCCATTCAAGACTTAATTCCGGTCTTACTGGATCTTCATCTACATTAATATTTTCTAGTTCTACAAGCTCTGTGCCTTTAACCCATTTGAAAAAATCTGCATATGTGTCTTTAATTGATTTCAACTTTATCTCCATTATAGTGTGTTTGTTAGTAGTGTCATTATATCTAATACTTCGCTTGGCTTAGCAAAGTATCCTTCTTCTATCCATTCTTTTTTAGCAGTTATATGTTCGCAGTCAAAACTGTGGTCGCCATTGCTGTTACTAAACGCACAATAGTTCCATACTTTACACATTACTGGTAAGTGTGTCATTCCTAAACGTGGTGCTAAGTATATTCTATGATTGCCAGTATCTAGTCTAACTTTCCTACTCCACACACCTATACTTAATATAATAGGATCTTGTATTCCATTTTCCATTATATCTTGCATAAGAGCCAAGTCGTCGTTTGGACTGTAATATGGATTTGCCCATTGCTTTAACATCACAATAGGCATTTCTTGTATTAAACTTTTATCCATCTATATACTTTACTAATTCTGGAAAATAATCCTTGTAGCTTTTACCACTGGCTTTATCACAGAAGTCGATGTATTTTATAGTTTGCTCAGGAAACTTATCACCATCGTAATCTTGTTCTGCTGTATATTTGATACACTGCTCAGTGTGATGTCTATATATTTCTACATAGTCTTCATCATCTGTGTATTGTTCTATATTGTCATAGCACCATTGCATTTCTGCAACTGCTTTTTCACGTAATTCTTTTGGCATGTATATAACACTTACAGGATGATCAATAATTAAACTTACGTGAAATGCTACATCATGTGATGTCCAATCTTTTGTAAGATCTTTCCAACGCAATGCACTAAACATATTATGTGTTACTGTAGCATTAATTTTCATACGTCTTTTTCCACCCATTTTATCTAAACGAAACTTTTGTATTTTTTGTAGACATTCTTTGAGTAAATCAATTTTACCGTATGTGCGAAAATATTCATATGTATCAAAACTAGCATCAATACTTGCTCTAATATGTAAGTGCTTAAAGTGTTCCCATAATGGAAAGAACCTTTCTATATTCTTAATATTGAGATTTGTGTTGTATTCTAAATACATTTCTTTTGCACTACCACTGTCAATAAAGTGCTGTAAGTAACGTGGATGCTCTGGTGTAAGTAATGGCTCGCCGCCTGTGAAACTTAAATGTTCAAGTGAATCTAAAACTTCTAGTAAATCTTCTTCGTAGTCTGTATCACTTGTTAATGTGTTTTTGTAGTATGTTGTTAGTCCTGTTTCTACAATATTATTGTCAATAATACCGTTGCCATTTTCCATTAAGCCTTCGTTTTCCATATAGGTTTTTGCATTATCACCTTTAGATAATGTTTCTACCCACTTAGTGCTACTGTGTGGGCCACAATGCATACAACGTAAATTACATAAACTACTTGGACGTAGTTCGCCACGTTTTAATCCACTTATATCTGCTTCAATGTGATCTGCTTTAATCTTGTCTAGAAACTCTTTTGCACCTTCAGGATTATCTTCATAGTATCTATCCATGAAATCATAATAAAAATGCACTCTTGGACTGTTGCTACCTTTTTTCTCTGCGGCCCAACAACTACGACAGTTTTTGTTTTGTCTGCCATCATATAAGTCTCTGCGGATCTTTTGCATTTGTGGACTATTGAAACTATCTTTAAGACTAGTCTTTTTCCAACCACCTAAGTTTTGTTTACCTCGGTAACAAGTGTATACTGCACCATCTTGATCTAAGTCAATACTGATGTATGGAGCTGTGCAAAAGGTCTCTGAGTTGAATCCCATATTATCGAGTTCTCGTTTCATTTCTTCGAGATTTGGATTTCTCAGTTGGCCCACTTTAGTAAGACTCTATAACTTCATCAGCAATACCATGCTTAACTGCTTCCTCTGGAGTCAGCCAATGGTCTGTTTTTGGTTTAAGTAAGTGTTTACGAATGTATGGTTCTTTTTTACCTGTGCATTTAATGTAGTGTTCCAACAATTTCTCATTAGTCCAATCCATATGCTTACGGCTTTCAACCATACTGTGATATTGTCCACGTGTGCCGCTACTGAACTCATGACTCATAACTGCGGTATTTTGTGTGAGATATCTATGTCCTTTTGCGCCTGCCATCATAAGCATAACGCCACACGATGCAATTGAGCCCATTCCGTATGTATAAACTGGAATGCGTGACTGTTTTACAACATCAATAAGATGCATACAACTATCAATAAGTCCGCCTGGACTATTGATGTATAAATGAATAATACTAGGTGCCTTATCTGCAGGCATTAAATTATATTCCATAATCATCTTAACTAAAGGCATACAATTTTTTTGATTGAATTCATCTTCCATATGCAATACACCATTCTCACGCAAATAGTCACCTGGTTGTTTAGGTGGAATTGGCGGAGTAGGCATAGGTGGTGGAGGTGGTAGTGCCGGTTGTTCTTTTGGTTCTGGTATTACACCTTTTACATTTTTCATTTATTTTCCTCTTATATTACGTATTTATTCTATAGTCAGTATCAGGTGTTTCAAACCAACACTCACGTTCTACGATTTTAAATGTATCTTGTCTTACAAAAACAAGATCTACCTGTATCAATATATTACTTTTTCTATAGACTGGTTCTATCACATCAATAAGCTGCCATTCTTTTTCACGCATCCAATGACATCTATCTAAAAATTTATTGTCATCTAATACGCACTCTATCATTACTGCACTGGTTTTCTGTAAAGTGTTAGTTGAACCGTCTAATATATCTAGTTCAGGACCGTCTACGTCTATTTTATAAAACGCACTTTCAAATGTTTCATTTTTTAGTAAGTCATCTAAGGAGCAATCAACTCCTAGTTCTACAATATTTGAGTTTTTATTAAATTTTGGGTCTTTGTCGTATTTGTAAGTTGGTAGCTCAGGAAATACTTTGGTTAAAAACCATGTATCATCACCGCTTCCAATATCAATAACTACGTCAAAGTTTATACGACGTTTCAACCAAGTTAATCTTTCTATGGGTGTAGGTCTATCAGCTACCCAGTCTGGATTATACATTGATTATATCTGACGAGTTACGTCATCTGAGGGTCTTTGTCGAATTGGCTTACTGCCAACCATAATATTATTGTTGTCCATTGGATTCTCTTCTGAAACCATTAAACAATCTTTGTTGTCTAACAAGTAGACTTTTAATTCTTCATCTACTTTTATTCCGTTACTCCAACGTCCATGATCAACAAGCACGTATGCTCCTTCTGTTAACCAATTAATATCTTTGCCTAGGCTATAAACTTTAAACCAGCGTGGTCTAACTGCTTCTTCTGTGCCATCTTTAGAAAGTAATATAATGCCACCAGCAGTTGTTATTTCTTCACCTGGATCATCAATCATTTCTGCTAAGATCTTATTACGCATTGCTTTTACTTTAGTCATTTTATATCCTATTTTTCATCTTTATTTTGAGGAATTTCAATTTCCTCCATGCTTCCGTCCATATACTCTACTTCAAAGTATTTGCTACCATCAGCACGTTCACGTTCATTACGTGATATTTCAACCGGTTTATCTTCTTTAACTGGTTGTGCTTTCTTTGGTGCTGGTTTAGGTTCTGGTTTAGGTTCTGGAATTGATGTAGCTTCTTCTTCCTTTGCTTCGATTTCTTCCTTAATGCCTATTTCTTTTTCGTCTGAGCCTGGAACATTATCTTTATAAAATTCTTTAGAAATATCTTCGCGAGCAATTTTTACTTTGCCACGATTATCAATAATGTCACCTCTTGCGTTTATAGGCATATTACTAATAGCACGAGTTTCCTCATTCTGAGCTGCTAAGGCGCCCATATTTAATATTTTGCCTCTTGCTGTTTTAACTGTTTTCATTTCAAAAACTCCTTTATGTCTAAATTGTATTTAATGCTGTTAACTCTGTGAACACCTAACAAGTATAATACATAACTTGCTACACTTGATCCACGACCAACACCTAATACAATGTTATTTTCTTTGCACAAATCCACTAAGTATGCTAAAAATCTTAGCACTGGAATCATGCCACGTTCACGATACATTTCAATTTCTAAATGCACCCTATCACGTTCTTGATATGTTAACTCTCTATTATTAATGAATCTAACTATATCTAGTTCTTTGTAATGCTCGGGCATAGCCCAATTACTCATACATTTTTCAATGTAATCATCTTTCTCATATTCCGACTTAGCCGTTATCTTGTCTTTGCTCTCATATGTATCACACCAAGCATTATATATATTTATCGGCTCAATTTCATCAACAATAGCATCAGTTACATTATGACCACTTAGCCAGCCGTTAACTATATCTAGTTCATCAATTACTGATTGTCCATGTTGATTTTGTTTCATAACACTATACTTCATTTGTAATTATCATATATTTGTTCTCTACATTCATTTACAAGATCTTTCCAATTATCTAGTTCTGGAACATCAAGTGCTTTTATTAATTCTGAATACGTATTATTATGTCCGGTTAGTATTTTTCCTATATCTAAATATAATAAAGGCACTTTTAGTTCATGCTGAATATATTCATACAATACACTATTATACCACTTTTTTGGGTCTTTGTCAACTGTATAATAGGGTCTAATTGCAATTAATCTGTTATATATTTCTGTATACAATACTTTATCGCATATAGGAACTATTACTTGATTACAATTACTCTTATCTAGCACATGTTTACATGCTACTTTAGATTGTTCAAAATTCATATCTGGAGCGAAAAACTCATGATATGGCTGAACCTTAAATGCTATTTTATCAAATCCCCATCTAATATCAGGCTCATTTTCCATATCGTTTGGATGATCTTGTCTCTCACAATATATTATAAAATCTTCCCAACTCTGATTATCATACCACCAGTTAGGCTGTGTGCTATAATCTGTTATACGTTCTGGATGTTTGGGATCACTGTATTCCACATCAAGTTCCAGTCTATCTGGAAATCCTTTGTGTTGATTAATAAACCATGTTAGCCAAGTGCCGCTTAGGCCGTTACTGAATAATATACAATAAGTATTCATTAATATGGATTTTCTTTAACAGCATTAATAGTTTCAATTCTACTGTCTAATTTTTCAGCACTAATATTTTTCCATGGAGAAAATATTTTATCGTAATATTTGGTTGTATGAGTAGTCCAATTTTCTAGTTCAGGCACGTTAAGTATTTCTATTAATTTATGGTATTCAGTTTTATCATTGTGTAAAATTAATTTATCTATTGCTATGGTATGAACTGTTGCAAACTCTTGCATTTTCATTTTTGTAGACTCATACATGCGATTTTGTCTATTTTCATAAATTTCTGAAGCAGTTTCAACTGTAAATCTTGATCTAATAAATGCAAGTCTTTTGGCAAATAATTCATAATTATCTTCTACTTGAGGAACAATTATTGCTTTAGTATTACTCTCATCTAGTAATCTAATACATAACTCAGTAGGTGTTTCGTTATCTAATTCCCATTCTTCTGTTTGAAATGGATTGTGCCACGGAAGTATTTTATAGCATAGATTAAAATATACTTTATGAAATGGAGTAGTAACATCCCAATCAGCCGGCATACAACTGTAGTCAGTTGGTATGTAACCAAATTCTTTTCCTTCTTGTTGGTAGCATATTTCTTTATAATATTTTGGAAATCCTTCGTGTTGGTTAATGAACCATGTTAACCACGTTCCTGAATCACCTGGTTCATACCAACAGCCAAATATATCATTTTTCATTTTTATACATCTCTGCTAATTTAACCGCTTCTGGATTTCTAGTAGGTTTAGGTTTATACATATTGGCTATTTTTACTTTATCAGATTTAGTTAATTCTACTTGTGTCTTTTTTATTCTTGGATACTCTGGTTGTTGTTGTATTATTTCTATTTCAGGTGGTGCAGTATCTAACACGATGCCATCTTCTTTTTCATCACCTTTTTTAGTAAATTCTTTTCTAATAGATTCTGCTTTTTGATCTCTAAGTAATCCAATAAAAACATTCAATTGATCAATCATAGCATCACCCATGCCAGCACGGCTGGCAATAAGAACCTTCTGCAATAGTTCTTTTTCAAACTCCACGCATTCACTGAAGTTTAATTCTGTGTAGTCTTTGCCTTTATATTGGATCATATTAGTAGTTAGGAAGGTTAGCCTTTGCCATATAAACGCTAGTTTGATTTTCTTGCTGTTGCAGTCTAATCTTTAGTTCTGAAATCTCTTCTTTAAGTTTTTTGATTTCAGCGTCTTTGGCTTTTATTTCTCCTAATCCTCTATACCCATATTCTGAGTATTCTTTGTCTGTCATAAATCACCGTCTTTTCTGTTTTCGCTGTAGTGAACATCAAATTCACCACCTGGATATCTTGCTTTTAATTTTTCAACGTTCTCAGCAATTACGTCATTAGGGTCAAGATTAAGTGCCCTACAACTAGTAATCCAATACCACATAATATCGCCAAGTTCTCGTTTAGCATGAAAGATAGTTTCACTATCCATTGGTTTACCTTGAAATACGCACTTTTTAACAATCTCATCAAACTCACCTCCTTCGCTTGCTAGTCCAATTCCGCCGGTTAATAGCGAGGCCATGTTAACTCCACTTGTTTCTTCTATTTCTACAATACGTTCGTGCATTGCTTTACTTGACATTGAAGCATCACTTGTTACTTCTTTTACAAAATTATTGTATGCGTTTAGATCTACTTTCTTACTCAATTTAATCTCCGTTATTCTGGTATTTTAAGTTCTTTTACTTTGCTCATGTTAGTCTCGACTTTTTCCATATCGAAGTTAATGCTTTCGCCACATCCACAAGAGCTTTGTGCTGATGGTGATGATATTTCTAATACAGTGCCGAACAAATCTTGCTTTAGATTAATTTGACTACCATATAGATACATTAAACTTGTCCCATCAATAGCAAGTTTAGTGCCGTTTTCTAAATCAATAACTTCATCTGAATATTCATCAAGTTCTGATTCTGCTTTTAGTGACCAGTCGTAACTGAATCCAGCACAACCGCCACCTTTAATTCCAAGAAATACTACTTTGCCTGGTTCTGCATCTGCAATACCTTTCATATATTCTTTGGCCTTTTCGCTGATATCTATCATTGTGTTATCTCCACTGAGGACAAAAGTTCCATATCTTGTCCGTTTAGGTATTTTAAGTTAACTATAGTAACTCCACCTAATACTATTGCGCCAGTTTGCTCACATAAGCGTTTACTGGCGTTCATACTTCCGCCTGTAGCAACTAAGTCGTCAGCTATAAGAACTCTGCTTGTATGACCCAATATACCCTCTTGTAGTGTAAGTGTGTCTGTTCCATACTCAAGCTCGTAGCTTTCTTCTAGCAGCTTACCTGGGTATTTAGCACCTTTTTTACGTATCATAACAAAAGGTATATCTAATTCTTGTGATAATGCTGCACCGAATACAAAACCTCTACTTTCAATACCAATAATGTGTGTTGGCATATACTCAATGCTTTGTTTGATTGTTTGTGCCATATCTTTTACTTCGCTTGTCCATAAATCACTTGCAAACAAACTGTTTACATCATAAAAGTTTACGCCTTTAATAGGGTAATCTGGAACTGTTCTTATGTATTCTTTTATATTCATTTATATGAACCATTTTTTATTTGGTTTGGCACTAGTAAGTCCACTTGCGGTTGTTATGTCTAGTAAAGCTGGCATCACATTAAAACCGCAAGTAAACATCCATTCCATCCATAAGGTATGAGATGAACTAAACCCTGGTTGAAAATGAGTAGTAACGTCTTTCTTCATCATTATCCTATCAAATAATTCTATAGGGTCTTTAAGTCCAATACCAGATCTCATAAATGATTCTCCTTTTATTACAAATAAGTGATCGTTTACAAATACTATTCCGTTGTTGTTTGGAATAAAATTACATTCTGTTGCTAAAACATCCCAATCATCAGGTAGGCACATTTTTTGGCTTCTGGTATCTGGCAGTCTATTATTATAAGTTATTTCTCTTAATGTAGTTCTAAAAACTTCCATAAGTTCTATTAAATCTTTATCATGCTTTCGCTTTTCTGGATTGTATATATATTCAATACCTCTTTTATTTTCGTCAGAAATGTGCTTACGTAATTGTATCATGCTATCCCATCTTAATCTAACCACATAACGATAATCTTTACCCGATTGTTCCACTAGTTTAAAACATTCATGAGCTGACCATATTTGACCAAGGGTTCCTTTTATTACGTCCTTTGCCCATTGCATGAAATCTCCATGACCGTTTAACATAGCTTCAAATTCACCGTTCTCATACCAGGCTGGTCTATTAGGAAGATAGTTCCAGAACATTCTTGAAGGCGCACCACGGTTGAAAGTGGTTACTGCCTTCCATATTTCTTCTTGATTTGTTTGAATAAATTTGTCATACCCATGTAAAAAATCAGGGTGTGGTTTGGGCTGGTCAGACCACGTATGGCCAAAAAAGTCTATGTCGAAGTCACTGAATAGACTTATAACTTCTTTATACTGTTCCAAGAACATAGGATGTTCATTTATATGCCTGGTTTGCCCACTAAAACAAAGTGCTATCTTTGGTTTCATTTAATCATTTTCCATTGGCGGGAAATCGTCTAACATTCCATGGTCTGCTACATAGTATGGATCGTTAAACATTGGATCGTCTTCGCTTGTTACACCTTTGATTTCTTCAATAAAATGCATAAGTGTATTTTCTACACCCATTTTAAGTGTTTCTGTGCTACTGGCACATCCACTGCAACTACCACTCATTTGAGTATGTAAAAATCCGGTATCTTCGTCAAACTTTAATACGTTTATTTGTCCGCCATGCATCGCTACATTAGGGTTGACATATTTTTCCATAACTTCGTCTACATGTTTTAGTATTTCTTTAGTAGTTCTCATTTGTTGTTCCTTTATTTCTCTGAGCCGTTAGTAACTCTTTTACTGTTTGGTTTACGTTTTACTCTAAACGTTCCATGGCTCATATTCTTCTTCATTTGTGGCACTCCACGTTTGCTTATAATAAACGGTATGTTCCTTTTACCCATCTCCTTCTCCTGGTTTTTCACTTAATTCACTAAATTTATTTGGCCCATCATAACCCTCTTTTGGATTGAATTTATCAGCATCCGGCATTGGATCAATTTGTTCTGTTATTACTGGCCAAATTTGACTATACTTACGATTTACCTCTACCCAATCTATTGGATCATTGGGGTCTAACTCTGTATCAGGCAAAATAGCACCTGCTGGACATTCGGGCTCACACACGCCACAATCAATGCATTCGTCTGGATTAATTACCAGAAAGTTTTCGCCTTCATAAAAACAATCAACCGGACAAACGGCTACACAATCTGTATACTTACATTTAATACAATCATCCTTAACTATGTATGTCATTTTCATTCCCTGAAACTTTATTTAATGTTCTTTTTATAGCAGGTGCTATAAACTCTTTTGCAATATACTCATTTCCTTTTGCAGAAAAATGACAGCATTCACATACTAATTCTCGATCACAATACTTATGCCACGGTCGTCTTTTATCTCCGCCAGTTACTAAATGTTGAATTGATTTAGTTAAAAGCATTTCTTTAAAAATACTGGAAGATTTTTCAATTTGATGTCTTAATGTATGTATATGTCCTTCTCTGTCATCCATTAAGAACCATCTAAATGGAATACCTGCATTTTTAACCATAATTGCCATACTTTGAATTAATTGTAAATCGTTACGTGCGGCTAACAAAGTAGATTTATTGTATGCTAAGTTATATGTCATATAGTTCATCCAAGGTTTTACATTTTCTATTAGTTCAGAATTAATGTCTATCTCAACTTTCTTTTTACCATCTTCATATCTATTTACTTTTTGTTTTAACCCCTCTGCCGCCTTTGCAATATTTGTAGGTCCTATCCTTTGTGTCATACCCTCTCTCATTGATGATACCCAGCTAAATTGGTTTTTATCTGTATCATGTGGCCTTAACAGAGAACTTCTACATAGATGAGAATCTTGTAATGTGTCTTTAGTTAAATATTGTATTGCTTTATCTACACCTATAACAGAATCTATAGAATTTTGCATAGTGCTATCAGTAACACGTGGCTCTAAAGTAACTAACTTACAACGATCATTTAAAAATCCCCAATCGTTTAGTTCAGTTAAGCATGCTAATAAATCTATATTTCTTGCTCCAGAATATCCTATTTCTATTACCTTAATTCCTAATATCTTTTCAACCCATATTGCATAAGAATCAACACGGTTACCCTCACATTCACCTGCAGTGTGGCTTGTGCCAATGCATATAATAAAATCTTCTTGTGGTATTAATTCGGGTAAAATACGGCTATCTAATGCTTGAGGGTGGGTAGTCTTTTTTTTTATTATTTCGTTTGTTCGTATAATATTTTCTATAAGATCGGAATGCTCGGAATGTGTTATTTGACTAAATGCTCTCATATCTTTAGGGAAGCAAAAACCTTCATATCCTAGCTCACCTAATGCATTAGGAACTTTCATATGGCTAGGTCCTATATTAGGAAACTTAGCTAATATATTAGTCATTTCTTCATAGTTAGAAAGCCCAGGCATAACTAGACTTAGACTGTGAAAAAATGTAACCTTTGTAGCCAACCAGGCATTATGTGTATACTTGACCATTACTGCTGTTTCTCGATCAGTATAAACGAACTCTGTGTTAGGCAAACTTGGTGCAAATATATTTGTCCAAAAAATTGATTCAATATTCTCTTCTGCCGGCTCATCATGTGTTATAACAGATGGTGAAATTCCTAAAATAAATAATTGTTGATTTTTAAAATCTTCTGCGGCATGATTGGCTCTTAAGAATTCAGGACTAAACACTACATTTTCTGTCCAATTTAAATCAAATTGTATTTGTGGATGCATACCAGTAAACATTGGCATTGTGCTTTTAATCATAATATGCACATCAGGAAATTTATTATTCAATTGAGTTACATAACTATACGTAGGTTTAATATCTACTGTATTATCTGATGGATCAGTAGGTGCATTTAGACACAAAATAGCAGCATCTAGTTCAGTTACATCTTCCAATGTTATTGCATCACTATACTTAGGATCTATCCTAATAACTTCTACACCATCTTTGGCTGTATGTTCTTCAAGAAAGTCTGCTACAGTGCCGCCAACAAAGCCGCATCCAATTACTGCTATTTTCATATTGATTTACTATCCTGTTTATGCAAAAAGGTCTTCGTTATCTTCTCGGTGACCTTCACGGTATGCCATGTTTGTCTGTGTTTCACGAACTTCTACTCTAAAGCACCATAGACGTTCTGCTTCTGATTGACCCCACATGTCTGGAATATATATTCCGTTAACGTATTTATATAATTGATCAGCAAGTCCTTCACAGCCTAAGCGTGGTAGAATAGTTAGCTTTGCCATATTCTTTTCTTGCAACAATTTATATGTTTCTAATTCTGGATCGTCTTCAGCAACTAATAATGTATGATCAAATTGATCTTGCAACATGCCTTTTAGTTCTTTTAGTCCACCATAGTCTGCTACCCAATTGCGGGCATCTAAACTATTAGCACCAAAATAAAACTTCATGCTAAAACTATAACCGTGAATGATGTTGCAATGGCTGTCAGCTCTCCACTGACGATATGCTACTGGAAATTGATCCACGTATTCTTTTGTGCTTACGTATTTGTAATTCATTTGAATTCTCCTTTTGTGTTTACTAGGAGCGGAGTATTTAGAGAGGGTCGATCCATATTAAGTCCTCATAGTATTTATTATAATTGTAATTATTATACACGAAAAGATGAAATTAGTCAACAATATTATATACCTCATCGCCTCTAACTACCTTAACTACTTTATCCTTTTTAAATTCAAAAATAGTTCTACCAATTTGTGTAATGCTATGTTGTAAATCTGTATACATATCATAACTGTGTGAACGCCATTCCTTTTTAAAGTTTAAAAACTGCTTACCTTCACTATATATTAAAAATTCCCAAGGTTTACTACTAGTAAAATTCGGAGCCCATTCAATATCTTTATCTTCTGTGTGTTTTATATCTTTGTGTAATTTTGGAAAAGCTCTAAAAGTTTCTACATCGTATGAGCTTCTAAAACTATTTGATTGTCCATGCACTATAATCTCATTTGCTAATTGTTCCCACCTGTCTAGTTTTATGGTATGTCCTGGCGGAGCAAAACCTGGTTCATTGAAATGTGTGTATATTGTTTTAAACTGTTGGAACCCACATAACCATAATGCTATTGCTCTGCCACTGCCTGGATGAACTCTATACCTATCAAACCATGGTTCGTGTATAATTTGTGGATGAAATAATAATGCATCTGCCATTATTTCTTCAGTGAGGTATTTAATTTTACTGATATCTTCCATTATCCATCTATCAGGCATAGTATTATCCATTACCTCAGATTGTGCAAATACTTCTATATCAAGATATTCAATTTTTTTATATGCTTCTAATAACTTTATAAATTCGTGAATAGGACTGGCAACTATATTCCAGTCAACATAACAACTAGCAACATATCCACCAAGTTCGGTATGATTATCAAACCAATCTTTAAGTTGAGAGTGATGCACTAACATTTAAATGCCAATCTGCTCCTGGATGCATATTATCTCTAGCTAATGGATAATCATCTTTGTTAAAATAATCAACACTTAGTTGATGTAACTTAATGTTATTTGCTTTACAGAAGCTTTCTAGTAGTAACTGATTCTTCTGTGTGTTATATAGATCAGATGCATCATTTGATAGGACTGTATATGCATCAAAAATTTCATTACCAGGTTCAGTATTTAGAGACTTTTCTACTCCTGTTCCATTTGCATGTTCTCGTCTGCCTCCATACGTCCACATTACATATATGTTTTCAGGATTAAATGTTTTACAATATGTAATAGCTAGTCTTGTTATTTGATCATTGCTTGCACCATTTTGCCCAAGATTAGCAACACCTAACATTCCTGGCCAATGAAGATTACTTCCATAACCAAATGTATAACTACAACCAAACGCCGCTGGTGCTCCCATTTCTGGAACTAGTTTTCCTCTATATCTCCAATCATTAATAAAGTATTCAATACTGTGTTTAGTATAGCCTAATGCACACCCTAATTCCTTTTCGTAGTTATCTACCCAATTTTTCTTTCCTGGCTTATCTGATCCTAATGTAAATTCTTTGAAAAATTTACTCTTTAGATATTTGGCTTCTTTGAAATTATTATGATCCATATTTAATTCCATCTGTAGAATACATGTTTACCTATTGTTCCTATTAACTGTAAAGATCCTGCCCAATTTGGTTCAACATAGTTTGCATGATAATGTGTTGCACCTTCTGTGATACCTCTATATTCTGAAAACTGCATAATTCTCCATGCAACTGTTTGTGCATTAACCCATGCATCTCCTTGATGTGGAGAATCTGCTTTACCATCACAATACCAACTGAACTGACACTTGTTACGAACCATTACCATAACTGTTTCGTCTTGCCAACTAGGCTTTTGCTTACCTTGATGAACAACGTCACATACTGTATCCGGATAACGTGAGTCTTGCACACGATTCAATACAACATCTGCTACACCTACTTGGTCTGCAAAGTTGCTACCACGTGCTTCATAATAGATATTAAGTGCTAAACAATGCACTTGTGGGAATTCATCTGCACCAAAACGATATGTTTTGCTATCTGCTTGTGTTGTAGTTGACAATCCAATTATTAGGACCAAAAAAGTAATAAGTTTCATCATATTATCTCCTGCTCTTGTTAAGTTTAGTCGTCGTATGTCCATGCTCTATTGGCATGACCATATTGTTCTGCCCATCTACAAAATAGTCCACATTCTCTACCATGTGCTTCTATTTCCCAAGGCAAATCCCAATATACTTTCTGGCTACGCTGCCATTTACCCTTCCAACGATGCTTGTTTGTTCTAGAACTTTCATATAAATCGCCACGTGCAAACTGTTTTACATGCACCATTTCGTGTGCTACTGTTTCAAGTAGCCTACGTAAACGAACATCGTTAGTAGCAATTTCTAAATCAAATTCTCTTGGACGTTGTTCGTCAGCACCATCACTTGCTATTGCATATCCATAAGAACTATCGTCTTTAAAGTCTTTAAGATGCACATTAATTTCCAGTGCTTTCATCTTAGGCATCAACATCTTACAACAAAATTCTACCATTGTTCTAGTATGTTTCTTTTGTGTTCTAGTTCCACCTTTGATGTTAATAACCGTCATTTAACCCTCTTTTCTAACCTATATATACAGTATACAGTAAGACGTCTTGCTTGTCAACCTTTAGAAAGACAAAAAAACCCTTGTAGATCAAGGGTTTATAAGTTTTTTAATTATTTTAATGCAATTTTACTACTTTTTAGTTAATTTATCCACTAATTCGTAAGCAATTGCTACTAAAATAAGGGCCCAGCCAATAGGACCCATTACAATAAGACAACACATAATCTTAGAAAAGGGTGCGTCTTTCTTGATGCCAATTCTTTTTGCCAGTAATAGAACTATAAAGAACCATATAATAGATACAAAAACTGTGGTTGTGATTATTCCAATATATTCCATAATATTATTTATTAAAAATCAAATAAGTCAGCAAATGTATTACGAGCCGATCCTGCGTCCAAATCCCACTTTAACACACCCAATAAGTTTTCTAACTTCTTAGTAATAATAGTATGTTCCATTAAATCGTCATCAAATGGTAATTCAGTAAACCATTCTGGTAAACGTGTTTCATCTGTAGGATAACCAACACTTGTGTATCCCATAGGATTGTCTTTGAGCTTGCATACAACGGTTTTCATGCCATCTGTAATCTCAATACTGTATTTGTCGTCATTAATTTCACGTAACTGATTCCAGTTTAGTGCTGCTCTTACGTGACCTGGTAAAGCAGGCTTCTTAATATCTTTAGCACTACGTCCATCTCTAATAGCCTTGTTCTTTACTTTGTCATAATTTGCAACAATACCACGGAATTTTGTTAGATTGTTAACACGCTTTGGTGTGCCTTTCTTCCAACTGTCCATACTACGAAACTCTTTACGGAATTCAATAATACGTTTGATAACTGCTTCTTCGCCACCATCTGTAAGTGTTGTCATTAGCAATTCGCTTAAGAAGTCTTGCATAAATGCTGGCGTATCACTACGCTTCAAGTCTAAGCCCATTGCTTTTACTTTGCCTGGCTTACCATCTTTGTCTTCACGCTTGCCTTCGTTATCATATACCAATGCTGCATAACGTTTCTTAGTAATAAAGATACCTGACTGTGCTGATATTTCTCTACCGGCGGCAATAATTGCACCTAAATCTACAGTTGTATGAAATGCTTTGTTCATAAAATTAGGAAATGTCTTGTTTACTTCTTCACACACTGCTTCATAGTAACTTGTAATAGTATCTTTATCCCACTGTATTTCACCTTTGTCTATTTCAGGCTTAAGAATAGGATATGCACTAAAGTATGTGGAGTCAGTATCACCATAAACAATGCTTTCTCCTACGTGATCATATTTGCCTGCCATAATTTCATTACACTTGGCCGCCATATGCTTTGCAATACTACGCCCTGTTAGTGTTGTGCTTTGTCCTAATCTACTATCAAAGAATCTACTGCCAGGATTAAGTAACGCACCATACAAACTGTTTAAGTTAATCTTTTTAACCAACTGTCGTTTATCCCAAAACGCAAACTTATCTCCACCTTCTTCACGTGCATCAATGGCATTCTTTTGTAGTATTTTACGTTCAGCATACCAACGTTCTAGTAGTCCAGGAATAATACCTTTTTTCTCATATGTAAATATTGTGCCATTAGCACTAATAATCCAAGGTTGTCCACTGTTAAAGATAATCTCATATATCTCTGCACCAGTGGCTTCAAAACCAGTTCCATCTTCAAAGTCAATATGCATAACTTCTGCTTGATCTTTATCCATAACTAATTCATACTCAGGTGTTGCAAAACGACCCTCCCATGCTTCTGGAATTGTTTTTGCCTTGTCTAGCAATTCACGTGTAAATGTATGACGCACTTGACCAATAATAGTCTCAGTGCTCATGTTACAACTACGAATAATACTAGGATACAGTGAGTTTAAATCCATACTGCCAATCCATTTGTGCATCCCACGTTTAGGATCTGCAACATAGGCGCCTGCAGCCTGTGTAGTGTCTTTGTCAAACTTCTTATCAGGAACAATAAAGCCCTGTTGATGTGCTTCGTTAACAATCGCTTGGTCTGTTTGTGCAACCGCACCCATTGTTGTTTGTAGCAACACGGTGTTAGAGTGTGCTAACACGTTTGCTAAGTCAATAAATTGTAGTTTAGCATCTAGTCTTACTAGCAAGTCAACGTCTTGTCTCGAATATGCAATAAACGTTTCAAAGTCATTGTTATATAATTGATCCAATGTGCCTTCATAATCTACTTTACGCTCTGAAAGTTCGTATTCGCCAATTGCATCCAAACTATAACTGTGCATTTCGTGATATGTATACTTACGATACAATTGCATATAGTCCAAATGAACTCTGCCAAACAAATCAAACGTTTCACTCTCTGCACCAAAACGCTCAAATGTTCTACGTTTAGGATACTGCTCCCATAAACAGAATCTACGTGTATGACTTTTGCTTAATTCACGTGCAACTCTATTCACCATGTATGGAATATCAAATCCTTCGCTGTTCCAACCAGTTAAAATATCTGCGTCATCAATTAAATCAAGAAATGCTTCAAGCATCTCTTTTTCAGTATCAAACAACATTGTATCATCAAACTTATTACATATCTCTGTTGCTTGTTCTTTGGTCAATGTATTAGGTTTAATAGCAAGGCAAATAGTCCTGCTTAACCAACTTAAATGCACACTAACTGCCGTTACGGCATTAAATGGATCTTCTGGTGGAGCAAACCCCTTTTCCTGGTGGAAGTCTGTCTCAATATCAAAGAATGCTGTTTGTAGTATTGGAGTTTCTGTGGAATCGTAATTCTCAGAAAAGCATCTAAAAAGTGGATTAATATCACTTTCAAATAACTTTTTATGTCCGTGAATCTTCTTTTCTGTATTAAACTTTTTACTTGTGCTGCATACAACACGCTCAAGTTTATCGCCAAATATACTTGTATATTTGCCACGTGGGTCTTTGTAATAGAACTGATAACGTGCAGGAAAGTCTTTGTATACTCGCTCGCCGTTAACACGTTCTACTACGTGTAGACAATCTTTATCTCTATTAAAATAACCGTCTACATAACTCATTAAGTATCGCGGCCTACTGTTGTTAGAATTGTTTCAAGTTCATCAAACTCATCACGTGCTTTGGCAAACTCTGCCTTATATGCTACACGCACTGCTTTATTAAGAATGGATGGCTTAATATCCATTTCTTCTGCAATTGCTTTTACAGTATCGCGAAGTCCTTCTCGCAAGGTTTCTACTTCTTGGGTTACTTGAATGCCTTCTTTAATAAGATGCTTCAATTTATTTACGTCTGCTTCAGAAAATGTTGTCATACTAGACCTCCGTTAATCGTTGAATTAGTATATATAATAACGTATTAAACGTTATTTGTCAAGTCAATACCCAATGTTTTTTGGGCATCCTTGATAAATTGTTGTGGGGATTTTGTGTAGTTGTTGTTATACATTTTGTATAATAAAATAGCAAATTTAATCTTTTCAGAACTATTATTTAGATTTGTTGCGGTGTTAAACGCCCAAGTTAACAGTTGCATACGTGTTACTATATTATCATTGAACCTAGCATCTTGTGGGTTTACAAGAGAGTCACTATCATTCCATTTTAAGTATTGGTCAGTCCATAGCCCAATATCAGCACATATTTCTACACCAAGTGTAGTGTATAAGTCTGTTGGATTATGTAACCAGTCTGACATTTGAAAACAATAGTCATATGATTCTTGCCATACGTCATCTTGGTGTGATAGTTGATAGTATATATATTTCCATATTTCAAATACGTCATCAAATGAGTTCATTTCATCATTATATTCTCTGCGTAAAAATGCACTAATAAAATGATGGGAGTTTTTACCCATAATTGTTGTAACTACTTTAACAGGTAAATTGTTTTTTTGTGCATAATGCATAATGTCTGCTGTGTTACGAGCATGTGTAAACAAACATAAATGTTTATTACTAGGAAACTCATTCCATGCATCAACAATTGCAATTAATTTCTCTTCCGATAGCACTATGTTATTTCTAAAGTCTGGATCGTATGCTTTAGAAATACGATCATGCACATTCCACCAATCATTTATAATATGTGCTTTGCCAAAATGTTCACTGTGTTCTTCTAGCCACAGGTTATTGTGTGACATGTTATAAAAGTCTGGGCTTGAGTTGATTACATATGTTAATGCACTGGCCGTAATCGCACTACGGGTACATACCAGGTATATTTCTTTCACAAAAAATCCTTTAACTTAGTTGCTATTAATTTTCCAAGTAACATTGTTCCATGTTTCGTTAAATGTCCTGCTCTTCTATCTGGGAATTTTGAACCTTTTGGCCAAACTAAATTATGTTCAAATATTTCATTCATTTCATTCCACATATCTATCGTTTTCATATGTTTTATGTGTGGCCAATTAATATTACTGATGGAATAATCGTTTCTATCAATAGCATGTCGGTTAACACAGAATCTATAAGTAGGAATTCCTGCATGTTTTAGAATATAATCTACTGCTATTGCTGAACTGTCTACGGCTTTATCCAAGTATACAGAACTTCCAATATCTGTCAAGTAATTTTTAAATGGTATAGTCAGTTCTATATCAAATTTATCTTCTATTTCGGAAGTCAATGGACTTTTTTCTACAAGGGCCATACTTTTTATAAAATCCTTCTTACCATGTTTAAGATAAAAATGTATTTTTTCTTCTTTTCTATTAAATTCATACTCGTTGGTTTCATATAAACAAATTCGTGGTTCCCACGTTTCTTGAATTATGCAACTTGAGTATTGATCAAGTTCTCCTGTTTTAACAAGTCTATGTAATAACTCTGCATAGTTTAGATAGCCGCCACCTGGATGAGAATATACCGTATAATGATAGCCGTCAGGTAATTCATCATACCATCCATAATCATGATATACGTTTTCTCGGGTTGTAATACCATCGTCTACTAGCTTATACCAGCCTGCTGAAAAGCTGCAGCCTATTATTAAAACTTTTTTCAAATTACTTCTCTAGTTTTTTAATACGAGCTTCTAGTTCTTCTATCTTTTTTGTAAGTTTTGGGTTAGCGGCCTTCCATGCGTCTGGATTATGTTTAAACCAGCTCCAGCCCCAACGATTGACTAGGAAGTCTAGTATTGCTTCCCACTTATTTATTGCCCAAAAGGCAATGTATGTGTCTCTTATCCAGTAAATGAATAATGCACCAAATATACTTCCTGCTAATGCTGTGTAAATCCACAACCTTTCGGTTGCCATTTGGGTAATAATATCCCACATTATGCTTTTGCTTTAGTTAGACTTAATTGGCAATATACTTCTGATGGTCTTGCACTACTTGGCACAACACTAATTGAGAAGCTACCAAAATGTCCTGCTTCTTTCATTCTAACAAAGTCATCACCTGTAGCAACCATCACATATTTTAGTGAAGGGAAGTTAATACTTAATAATCCGTCCCATCCATAGTTGTTTTTGTAAGATTCAAAGTTTGCTTTACCATACATTTTTTCTGCAACTACTCCGTCGTCTTGCATAAATGCTTGAACAAATGGTCCTGCATTTGGAAACAACTGACTATACCATTTTGTAAGTAAATCTTGTCTTTGTTTTTTCTTTTCTGGATCATTTAACGGTAAGTCTAATGCCAGTGCTTGAACAAAGTTTTTAATACCCATTCCTTTTGAACCTTGATTAAAGTGATTTGCTATACTTGGAACTTGGCTCCAATATTCTTTTGCAACTGCATTAGTAGGACCGCCTTCTCCAAGACGTCCACCACCTGAGGTGGTTTCTGCTTTTACTTCTATACCTTTGCCTGCAACATCAATATCGCCATCAGCATGTTTTAATTTAATTTGATTTGATAACATCGCAAGTGCATATTCACCTGGGCCTTTTTGCTTTTTACCTGCGCCTAGTGTTGCCATTGCTTGAAATATTTTTGTAGTAGTTTCATCACCGCCAAAGAACGCTCTTACACTTCCTACTCCAGGAGTAGTAAGAACAGGCACATCTACAACGTTACCTTTTTCTAATCTGTTAAGGAATGCATCAAGGCTTTTATAATCAACACCTGCGTGGAAAATAATTTGTGTTAGTTGTTTAAGTAATGGTTCAAGATTAATATTATCATCTGAAGTAGGAACTGCAAATGCTTGTGCAACCTTACCTGAAATGTCTGTATTGTGCAAAGTTCTGTATATTTTATCTAACAGTTTTGCATCTTCTTCATTGTCAGCAACTAGTCCACTTACTTTTGCAATGATTTCTTTTTTGACATTCTCGTCTTCAAATAAATGGTGTAATCTCATTTTATTATTCCTTAATACCTAATTAGATCTTTTAATCTTTGTATTTCAGCAGTTTCATAGTATGCTTCTTCTGATTCACCACTTGCCATTTCTTTACAATCTGAACATCTACCAAATCCATCGTTGTAGTCCATCATAGGAGCACCACAACATCCACTTACCATACCTTCTGAATCTGTGTATTCGTCACCTGGAGAATATGATTCAGTTTCAATCTTGCCAGTGCCACCACATTCGTCGCAACCTCTGTCATCTTCATCAGGTGTTACACTTTGGTCCCAGCCTGAACCGTTACAAGTAGAACATTCATCTTCATTAAATTGCTCTAGATAATGATATAATGAATCTTCTTGTGCTAATTCTCTAGGTGATAAATGATCACCTCTATCTCTAAGTTCATTAAACACTGCAATTTCTCTTTCTAATTCTTCTTGATTCATAGCTCCAGGGTGTTTACCTGATTGTGTCCATGGAGATCTACTTGGATCTATTTCATTTACAACTTCTTCTGTTTGCTTACCATATGTAACGCATGGATCTTGTCCACATCCACAATGTTTCTTAGATTCGTTTACTGTATCGCTTAATATACCCATTATTTTTTCTCCGCCTTTTTTGGTTTCTTAGATGCATTAACCAATTGACCTTGTCTATTAATAGTTACACCTTTATGAGTTGCTGTTGCCTTGGGTGCATTACCGTTTATGTTGTTACTGGCTTTAAACTTTACACCACCTACTGTTCCTCTTGCACTAATTTGGCCTTGTGAACCATCTTTATTAAAGTGATTATTGACCGTTGCTGTTTTATCACCACCTAAACTTAAAGTGCTGCTTACACTACCTGTTTTTCTATTTGCAATCATTGTATTATTGCCAATCTTCATATAACGTTCATCTGGACCAAACTCATTAATGTCTGTTTCACCTAATTCATTATTGTAATAACCATTAGCTCGTCTTATTAAACTTTCTAAGTCTTCATCTGGGTTTGCATCAATCCAATGCATAATATCAGCAATGATATCGCTTGGATTATCAGCACCCATACTCTTTAGAATATTGTCAATGTTTCTTACTTTCTCTGATTGTTTTCCTTCATTTGCTTCTTCTATTGATTCGCCATTGTCTAACTTCTTTCTAAAATCTGCAACAAACTTTTCAATAGTATCAGCATCTAAGAAACGAACTAACTTATGAAATATAGGATTCTGTGCTAATTCAATTTTTCCTGCGCCTAATGAGCCAACTAAATCATAAATTGGTTTAGCGTCACTATGTGTTGCTTCTTTTACTGATTCAAATTGAGATCTAATATTGCTTGGCTTTAATCCAAGTTCTCTCATTCTAATGTCGTCTACAGCATTTTGAATTCTGTAAGCCATTTCCTTAATATCTTCTGGACGCGATTGATCGTCTATTAGAGATACCTGTTCAGCATACTCATCAATTGTGTTTAAGTAGCCTGCTATATTGCCTGCGTTGTCAACTGATACTTCTGCTTCTGATACATTCAACGCTTTGTTTATTTGGTCATGAATAATATCTTGTATTTGAAATTCAGTATCTCCATCTGTATCCATGTCATTAGCAATTAAGCCTTCTCTAACCATTTCATCAACACAACGAATAGCAATATTACGTGTGTCATCGTTATCTAGGCCTTCTTTGATAACAGTTATCCTTTTTATTTTCTCACCCTTTGATAATTTACTCTCCCACCTAGCTATTTTATTAAGATCTTCAGCTACAATAGAACTTAAATGTCCTCTTGGACCTTTTACAGTTTCTTTTGGTTTAATATCTTTAACAAAATCATCTGCTTCTTCATCACCCATGCCACTGTAATCGTTATCATACTGTTGGAATTCATCGTATGAAAGATAAATGTCTGTGTCTGGATCGTAATACTTTCCTTCTTTTGGATCGTAGTAAACTACTTTACCGCTTAATGTAGTAAATGGACCTTCGAGTCCATTACGTGCTTGATATTTTTCTTTATCCATTGGAGGAAGAACTTTGTAGCCTTCTAATTTTGATCTAAGTGTTGGGTTAACTGAATGCTCCAACATGCTGTAATATTTTGATGTTAGTGCATTACGCTCTTCTACTTCGTGCGGTAGAATGTGTCCTCTACGCATGTGCTGATCCATAATTCTTTGCATTGCTTCTACTTCTTCTGGTGTTCCAAATTCTTTAGCAAGCTCTAATGCATTTTCACTGTGAAGATTTACTGATTCGTTTTCTTCGTAATCTGCTTTGTTAAATTCGTTTAATTGATCAGCTTTCATAGTTATTTCCTCGCTTTTTTCTTAGCGTTTGCCAGTGCATGCTTAAACATGTCCTGTGCAACTGTTTTTAATTCACTGTGTGCATTTTTATCATCAAATTTTGTTTCTTCTTTAACTGCTTCGTATTTCTTTTTCTTTTTCTGTTCGCCAACTTTCATTGGTGTTTCGTCATTAGTTTTATTACGAACGCCTTGTCCAATTTGGTTTAGTTTAGAAGCTGCACTTCTTACTGGACGAATAGCTTCATCTAACCCAAGTTCAAAGTCTGGACCAAAGAAATCTTCTAATCTGCTTTGAACAATGTGTCTAACGTCTACATCATTATTATCTTGTGCTTCGTCTAGGCTATCTAATAAATCATCATCAAATACAAAACCTTGCACCATGTCAGTTGTTTCTTCACTTGCTGGACGAGGTTTAGACATAAACTCTTTATATTTTGCTACTGCGTCTGCATATTCGCCTTCTGGTTGACCGTCATATTTCATTAGTCCGCCAATCATAGTGCCTTCTTTTACTGGTAAGTTAATTTCTTTAGGCTTTATATATTCATATCTTGGATCGCCTGCTCTAAAACGTTTCCATGCTTCTGTATTTGCATTTCTATCAGCATTAGTTACTTGCATTTTACGTGCTTCAGGATCTTCTTCTAGTGATTCTACTTCTGGTGCTGGCTGCATTTCTGGTTCTACTTCAGCTTTCATGGCATTGTATTCAGTGTAACGACGAACTGAATCCATGTCTTTACTAGCTTGAGCAATTTTACTTGCAACCCATGGCTCCAAGTCATCTCTATCATCTATAACGCTGTGCAATTTAATTGCATCTCTGGCTAAGAAATATAGTTGGCTACGTGCCATAAATCCGTCATCATCATCACTGTCTAATACGCCTTCTGCTACCATACCAACTGGTGTGTTTGGTTTAATTTTTTTCTTCTTACTTAATTCTTCGTCCATTTGTAAATGTGCTACTGCACCCATATGCCCTTCTTCAAGCATATCGTATAGTTTATCAAATGATTCGTTAATTTCTTTTAACCAAGAAATATCTCCGCCTACCTCTGCGATAGCCTTTTCTAAATTCTTGTTTGGCTGAAATGCCTTTTGTAATCGGTTTATATCGTCCATTACTTTATTAAAAGTATTGTCAATTTTTTGCTCTTTGCTCATAGTCGTTACCTCTTTTCAATGCCACGACTACTCTTGCCGCCGCGTCTTCGTTTTTGTTCTAACTCATCATATGCTACATTGATGGTTTTAATAAATTCCTGAACAAGTCCTTTGTTTAGGTTGTATTGCACACCTTCCCAATCTCCTCGTCTGGCTCTTTCAGCAAGTTCGTCAAACATCTTACCTACTTTATCTTCTAATTGCTTTAAATTTAATCTACCATAACCTTGTATTAATACTTCAGGATTCATAGGTTCTTCAGGATTCATACTGTATATTGATTCATTGATTTCGTTAATTTTCATTTTAACTTAACCTTTGTATTATATCCAGTTGATTGTTTTTTAATTTTACCGTCACCCAAATATCCTTTTGGATCAACAGCACGCCTGATCATCTTCTTTTTCCCAAACAATGGAAAACTTACACTGGCAACATTACCTGCCATTGTAGAACCTGCATCAGCATCTTCTGTTATGATGTCATATATTTTCATACTAGTATTTATCTATTTGATTTCTTTTGTCAATCTTTTGGAAGGTTATCAATGTTCCTAATTAAACTTTTAGTAATTCTACGGTCTGCTTTCTTACTACTTTTCTTTATTTTTTGTTTTTTAGCTCTAACTTGACGTTCTTTATGTATATCAAGAGGTCTATTTGGGTCTGCTTTAGCATAAACCATTGCATCTTCGTCTACTACATTGTTCATCGGGCCTTCTGTAGCAGTCAGATCTTCTCGAGTAATCTTTTTGTTAGACATATCATTCTCTATTTTACAACAGTAATTACGTCTGTTTTATCTGAATCAATAAACTTAACTCGTAATCCACCTTTTTGTGCTACTTTTAAACTTGCTTTATTGTCTGGATTAATAACACACCATAACTGTTGATCGCCAAATTCTTCTACACATAGTTCAATAGCTCTTGAGCCTATACCTGTGTTACGCCAGCCTTTTTTAATAAAATATGCAGTTTCTAAATCTTCTTTTACTTCAACTGCTCCAACTAGTGTATCTTGATTAATCCAAACGCCCCAGGTATTGTAATCATTAATAAATTGCATTGCGACACTTCTGTCAAACGGCCAAGCAATGTTTGCCAATGTAGCAGTATCATAATCTAATATGCTTGTTAATTTATATAAGTCTTTAGTGCTTAATCTTTTTAATACTATTCTCATTGTGTTCGAATCTCCTTGTAGTATGGAATATAATCACGAACATCAAGTTTTCTTTTTGCTTTCCAAAATATTGTTTTGGCTTCTAGCTGATTAAGTAACTCTTGTTTATGTTCCTTATTACTATTTATTTTCTCATAATTATAACGCAAAACTTTAATAAAATCAATTATTTCAGGTCCGCTGCGATAACCTTTTGGCTTATCCCATGCATAGTATTCTTCTTCTAATTCATCTATTACTTTTTTTGGAACTAATCCTGGTTGCATATAGTCTGGTTCATGCACCATATCAACTGCATAATTATTTTTAGTATTCTGTCCAAGTTCACATAAGTATTTGCTAATCTTTACTACTTGATCTACGTTTAATACATGTATAGTAGCACCAAATTCAAGTCTTATATTTTTATACTGTTTAGAATTCTCTACAATACGCTGGTGTATACGCTGTATACGTGACATTGTTCCTGGCCATCTAACATAATCATATGATTGATCTGCTGCATCTATACTATGACTAATTTTAAAATATTTAAATTCATTCATTAGTGGCATGAGGTCACTATAATCAATTGTGCCATTTGTAATAGTTGTGAACTCTATATCTTTTGCATAACCCTTTTCTACAAAAAACTCAAGTGTTTTCTTATATGCAGGTAACAACATAGGTTCGCCACCAGTTGTTTTAAATAACACAATACCTTCAGAATGTTTTTTAATAGCATCCAATGAAAAGTCGTTTAAGTCAACTAATTGAAACTCATCGTCTTCTTCTTCTTTTGCAATTAAACTACTGCTACCAGGACCACACATTACACACGCTAGATTACATTTGGTCCCAAAACGTATATCAAGTGACTTTAATTCTATTTTGCCATTTTGAAATATTTCATCTGTTAGTTTAGGAGCCATTCTTTCAAACTCTTGCATTACAAATGTTCTGTGTGATTTTCCTCTTGCTTTTTCTGAGTCGGCACATATCCAACATTCTTCTACTTCTTCACCGGCGAGCATTTTTCTTCTAACCTCATTCATTTTTGGATGATTAAAAAAGTCTTCGGTAAGTGATGAGCTATTAACATCGCCTGTGTATATTAATGTATCGCTTCTACAACAAAGTTGCCTGTGTCCAACTGCGGAATTTGATATTTCAGTGAAAGGTTTAATACAGAACGATTTGTTGTATCTGTTTACTATGTTGTCACTAGGAGTGGACATTTTATATCCTTACTTGGATTTCTTTTCAGCTAATCCCATGTTGTATAATGTGTTAGGCTTGCTGTTCTTACGTGCTTTGGGCATTAGTTCTTTTATTTTGCCGTTACCAAATTTCGCAGCTTGACGTTCTGTTTCGCCTGGCTTAACATCTACAGTAGTGTTAACACCTGGAACAATTACGCCATCTTCTTTAACAGGAGTTGGTTGATCTCTGCGTTGATTAACTTTGGACGGATCTATGCCTAGTTCTGCAGCTTTACGGTATTTTGCCATTGTTTTAAGTGCGTATGCTTTCTTTCTAGCACGCCTTTCATCTGATGTTATTTCTTTTATTTTCTTAGAAGCATTTAATTTTGGTTTATCATATGCCCAACTTTGTGGACCTTTTAGTTGAAACTTAGTATTAGTTGTTTTTCCAGTGCCAACGTTTGTTACGCTCTGTGTTCCAGCTCCGCCTGGTCTAACAAATCGTTTTGTGCTAGTGCCTGTGGCTCCATCTGCTGACTTTTTTATATTGTTTACTTTACTTAATGATGTTCCGCCTAAGTCTCCCATCTTTTGTGTATACTTACTAAATGTTTTATGTGTGGTACCTGTGCCTGAATTACTATTTCTAGTAACACTTGTTCTAGTGCTTAAAGTTGGATTAGTTCCCGGTGAAGATATTTGTGCAGCTCGTTTAGCCAGTGCAGCTTTCATATCAATGCCTGTGTTAACTCTCTTAACACCAGAATCCCATTCATTTATAATTTCAAATATTTTCATTATAATTCCATTGCTGTTTTAACTGCCGGAGAGGCTATGTCGATTGTATATAATCCTGCTAATATAACTGACAAGACTTTTTCTAAAGTTAATCCTACTACTGCAATTGATGGTAATACTGGTGACAATAACATTAATATGATAACACCTAGTCCTATCAATTTTGGATGCTTACGAAAGAAACCAAAGAATTTTTGTAGTGTTGTTTTTTCTACTTTTTCATTACCAAGTTTCATTTCTAACTGTTCCATGTAATCTTGCATTTCTTTAGTTTTTTCTTCACTTGGTTCTGGTTGTTTTTTGAATTTATCTAAGGCTCTTTGTAGAATTGACTTGCTCAATTTCTCAGTAGACATACCTTCTTCAAATAACGGCACTTGTCTTTTAGCCCATTGTTCTAATTCTAATAAAGAATTATTATCTGAAATGATGTCATATATCTTCATTTTACTTGTCCATTAATTTAACTATTCTTGGTTTGAATAGTTTTTGATCGCCTTTGGTTGTTTTTAACACAGGCTGGTTATTCTCATCTGTTGCAAATCCTGTAACTACTGCTTTACGGTTTTTAAATTTGCCTACTAATATTTCATCTCCGATTTCAATATTGGGTAACTTTAGTATGTCTTTTATCTTCATCGGTCAGTAGGCTCCCATGTTCCATATTTCTTTTGCCAACGTTGTAATGGATCATCATAATTTGAACTATTACCGTTACCCCAATCATTTTTCTTCCTACGCTTTTTATTATTATTTTTATTACCATTACCATTGCCGCCGCCAGTTGGCGGAGCAGCAGATACTGGAACTGGAGGTAAAGCTGGTTTATCCCGAAATGCTATTTCTGGGTCAGTTACATTTGCTGGTGGAATAAACTGTATGTCCTGTTGAGGTGCGTTAAGCGGCTGTGGAATTTTAATATCTGGCTGATCAGATGGTGGGCTATCCGGCACCTCTGGATTATCCGGGTTTTGTTTTGGATTCTTTGGTTGTTTAGGTGGAATAGTTACAACCTCAGGGCCTTTTGGAGCTGGCTCTATAGGTAGTTTTGGTTCCGTAACTGGGTCTGGTGGAAATATTTCTAATGGTGGATTATCTTTTGCTGGATCTACCAATGGAGGTATATCAAAAATTTCAGTTGGATCATCAAATTCTAATGGTGGTGGGTTTAATCCTAACTCTGTTGTATTAGTTTCAGGATTTAACAATGCCTCGGGTGGAAGCTCGGTCATTACATTTGGTGCTAGGTTATTAATTGCATTCTGTAATGGTCCATCTATTGTGCCAATTAAATCATCCAATTCTTTTTGATTTTGTGCCTTACGTATTCTTTCAGCTATCTTATTTGCAGCATTTTTTAATGCAGGATCAACTACACCTTCTAATTGTTTTAGTATTTGTTTGTTATGGTGTCTTACTGCATTTTGATAATACCAATCGTCAACATAATCTTCTGCTTTACCTTGATCCTTATACCATTCTTTAATATCGTTTATTGCAGCACCAGGATCAGTTCTAATAATACTTTCTATCATATTATATAATATTACAGTCTGTGCTTCGTTTGGATCTCCTAATGGTGTTGGCCATAGTATACTAGTTAGTATTCCACCAAATACTTTTGCAAATGGGGCGGTTTTTTTAAGCCAACCTGGAATTCTAAATCTACTTGCATTGTTATCATTTGCTGCAACTAACTCTTTGAAGATTGCTGGATTCTTTACAAAGTAGTTTCCTACACTTATTCTTATTCTTGGATTATTTTTTAACTGTTCTGGAAACAATTCAATAATGTTTCCTCTTACTTGATTTGCTGGGCCTGGAAGGGTGCCTAATTTACTTTGGAATTGCTGTGGATTACTTGGCCACATATTTGGTAACGCTTGTTCCATTAGCATGGTTGGAGCATATGATAAGTCACTTTCGCTTAATACTGTATCATAATTCTTTTGATAGTATGCTTTTAATTCTCCACTGTCAATATCTCTAAATCCACTTGCAATTTTAGATGCATACCAACCTAGTGCATGTCTAAATACACCACCGTTTTCTTTTTCTTTACGCTGTAATACACTGTGTAATCTATCTGCAGCTAATTCATAAGCACTTTGCCTAAACATAGATCGATAACCTTCTACTGCAAACTCTTGGTTGGATGTTGTGAAGTTTGCTTTACGCATTACTGTTTTAGCAATAAGATCTAATTCATTATTCTTGTGATCCCAACGTAATGCAAATGGCAAATTAATATCTGTTGCCATATCTCTCATTACTGCTTCTGCATCTGGGCCTAGTTGTGCAATTGGCTTGCCCCAACGTTTGTATTCTTGTTTGAATAGTCGTGTAAGTTCTGACATTGTAATTTGTTTTACATTACGTTCGTCATTGACTCTATTTAAAAAGTGTCGAGTAAATTCTACATCAATACCTACTTTAGCAAACAAACGGTCAGCAAACACTTCTAACTGATCAATATCAGCCTGTGTTACTGGGTTGTCTACTTCATTAATACGCATTATGTTTACTCCTTACTAGTATTTAGCAAAACTTCAGGCATCTTCATACTGGAAATATCTTTGCCCATACTGTCTTTGTATGCGTTTGCAAGTCTATTGCGTTCGTTAGGATCGTCTGTCCTATAAAATTGATTTGCAATGGCCATATCAGCAACTATTGTATTTGCTGGTGCTTTTATTATCATAGGTTTGTAATAACCTATCTTTTTAAAATCTTTGTTTGTTAGACTGTAAAATGTGCTTTCCCATTTATCAGGATGTAATGCAAATCCTCCATTACGTTCTGGAACTATTTCTGCTAATGGATCTGCTCCTTGATGGAACTTTCCTAACTTATATAAACTAACTAACATTCCTTCTGGTATAGGCTTTTTTAGATAATATTCTAATCTGCCTCGTTCGGTAGACAAGTCTGGATCTTCTTTTAATAAATCATCTCTTGTGGCAGTAAAATTACCAGCCTTCCATTGTTGCTTTAACTGTGCTAATTTTTTACCCAAATCTGGGCCTGGTTTCATGCCTTTAGCAATTAAGTCTGCTCCTGTAACTGGAAAGTCTGGAACTTTTGCATCTATGTTTACGTTTTTGTTTTGCATTGATGCTAGTGCTGTAATCAATTCACGCTTAACACCATCAGCAATCATATCTTCCACTTTCTTTTGATCAAGTGAATTGTTTTTGTTCTTAACTAAAAAGCCCAATAACTCTGCTTCTGTATTTTTCATTTTCCAACGCTTTGCAATGTCTAAATCGTTGCCTAGTTGTGCTAGTGCTATAATTGGGTTGCCGCCATCTTTTATTGCACTTAAATTGTTTACGTTTAATCCTATTACTTGTGCTACACCTGTTTTGTGCATAGTTGATAATATACTTGCAATATTTTGTCCTGAAAGTGCTTTGCTCATTTCTGCCCATATTCTCTCGGCACTAATACCGGATAGTCCTTTGGCATGCGTTTTAATTGCTTGTAATGTATCTTTATCCCAAGTAGGCTCTGATAGTCTACCTTGGAAACGGAAGTAACGTAATATACGTAAATAATCTTCTGTAATTCTTTGTTCTGGTTCGCCTACAAATTTACTTACTTTGTCTTGTAGGTCGTCCATGCCATTGTGGTAATCGTATAGCTCGCCATCGATATCCATGCTCATAGCATTGTATGTTAAGTCTCTGCGTTTAGCATCTTCTTCCCAACTACGAACAAACTCTACTTCAGCATGTCTGCCGTCTGTTTGTTTGTCTGCTCTTAGTGTTGTGATTTCAAAATCTTCTCCGTTTACTACTGCGGTTATTGTTCCGTGTTGTAAACCTGTAGGAATGTATTTGATTGCTTCTTTATCAAACATAGCAATCATTTCATCTGGTGTTGCATCTGAGGCAAAGTCAATATCTTTAGGTAATTTATTTAATGCAATATCACGCACTGCACCTCCAACAATACGTATCTCAAAGTTGTTATCTTTGAATACTTTATCTAAGTATTTGATCGCAGGTGTTACAATAGAGTTAATATCTAGCTTTTCTTCTTGTAAGATAATTACCTCATTAATTAACATGTTATCCGCCTTGCTTTGGTGTAGGGTTTTCACCTGTTAGTTTTGGTCTACTGAACCATAGTTTGAACCACTCGTCAGTGCCTGGCTTAACATTATGCTTACGCATATACTGACCTTTAGCACTTCCAACAATACTTAGGTTGGATTCATCAGTTGGTTTTATAGTATCACCTTGCTTATCTATAATACCTGCAAGATATTGTAATCTATAGACATCGTCTTGTGTCATTTTATTTCTCCTAGTGAGTCTACTAATCTCATAAGTTTATCTGTCTTTTTATACTTTTGTTTTGGCACTAAAAACTGTGCAACTGTATTTGTATAATCTTCCTTGTAGTTAGAACCAATGCGAGTTTTTATTCCTTCGAGAAATGTTAAAGTAGTTTTTTTGTTTTCATAATTAGACAATCTGTTTTCTTTTACTAATTGTATTGCTGAGTCCATATGGGGTTTAAAAGACTCTGGAAGTATTGCTACATCTAACTCACCTGGCCAAAATACTGCATCTCCTATTATACCGAATTTTTTAGTATAGTTTGCCATTGTATCTAATACCCATTGAATATATCTAGTAAATGTTGGTATTGCAAGACTAGTCATAGTAGCATCAAAACTAATGTATCTAACTTTTTTATGTGAGGCATAAGAACATAAATTTTGTTCGAATCTATCCCAATCTAATCCATATCTAATTAACGCACTATCGTCTTTGTAACTTTCATTACTAATATTAATTTGCCAATCACACTGACATTTATCCATTGCATTTAATAATTTCTTAAATAAGTGAGCTTTGCTGTTACAATTTGTTGTTATTTGTATTGTGACATTACTAGTATCTAATGTTACAATATAATCAATTAGTTCGTAAAATAATTTACTTGCTGTAGGTTCACCGCCTAAAAATGCAATATCAATATGACTTTTGGAATTGTTAACTGTATTCTTTAACCAATATGTAAAATTTTCAATATCTTTTTGTCTTGTTTTATCAATGCCTTTAATACCTTCTTCTTGTGCAATCTTACTACTTGCATCAGCACTGCAATATAAACAACTTAAATCGCAAGTGTTGTCTAAATCAACTTCAATGTAATTAACTTGTGGTTCATCTATTTTAACGCTGTCAAAGTTTTTCCATTCGTTCATCCAATCCTTAAACGGAGTAACTCCATTTTTAATATCTTTCCAACATGTTTGACAATCTGGATGTTGAATGCCGTTGAGAGTATCTTGTCTACGTTTTTGAATATGCTCACTATTAGTGAAAAAATTAGATGTATATTCATTAGGTAAGTCATAATACACTGACTTACAACAATGACCTACTGTGCCTCGTTTAAAATCTACATTTACGTCTGTCCAACTCTTTGAACATGCTGTTGAATATGTCATGTATATTTTTCCATATCAAAACTTGTTTCGGAATCTAAGTAACGTCTGTTACATCCACATTTACATCCTGGTGCACAATCGCAATCTATAACTTTGTGACCACATGAACATATTTCTTTTTGAAAACTATCTTCTGCTCTAGTATAAGATGAGGTTCCAAATCTAATATGTCCTTCATTTTTATTTTGTTCACCACAATGAGTGCAATATAAGTTTGTAGGCTCCCAGTCATCCATAGTCGCTATACTCCAAAAACCTTGACAGTAATCACAAGTAAAATGCCAAATGTTTTCTTTATTTACGTTCATTAGCTTGTTTCCCTGGTGGTTGTTTTTTTACTTTTGGTGGTTGTTTATTTACTTTTGGTGGTTTTTCTGGATGGGTTGATATTGAATTCTTCCCATGTCCTCCTGGTTTAGTTGTTGAGCTTTGTGTATTATCCGGATACATCTGAAATGGATTATTTCTATCAACTGGTGGTGTTTGTATCGAAGGAGTTTTTATATTTGCATTACCAGATGGTGGTAGTTTTGCTGGTTGTTGAATAGGCGTAGTTGCATCTATTCCTGGATTAGGATTAGGATTAACTTTTGGTTTGTTTATTCCTGCTCTATCACCTGGGTTAGTTGGTTTTTTTATTTTTGGTGTAGGTTTAGGCGCTGGTGTAGGTTTTGGTGCAGGTGCAGGTGCAGGTGTTGGTGTTGGTTCTGGTATTGGTTCTGGTGGCGCTGGTATTGGCGCAGGGTCGTCTGGAATAGCATTTGTATCAATTCCTAGCAATTTATTAATCTTATCTTGGTAAGGGTCAATATTATTATCATATGATGGTATGGGGTTTGCCTTAATGTAATCATTTATAATTTTAGTTTCGATCCTTTTATAATCAGGATTGGGAAATGATATATATGTGCCTGTGGGATTTCTCTTTGTTCTCTCTACCTTAGTTATTACAGATTTATAGCCAGGTGGTAACTTATCTTTAATATGCTGTGGAATTTCATTACCTTGAATTGTTATAACTTCCGAAAATGTATTAAATGATGGGTAGCTTTCAGCTCTTTCTTTGTCAGTGTATTCTTTTCTGTTATTGGCATTCTCTGCCTCACCTTCACCATCCAATGAATAGTATCCTAAATCACCTATATCATATTCTTTATCAGCTATTTCTGACCAAGTTCTTTCAATATTTTTTCCAATTTTCTGAATTTGGCTTGATGCTGGATTTCCACCTTTAGAAAAATGGTTCACTTCTGGACCATGTTGAATAGCATGACCAATTTCATGTGTTAATGTGTCTAATATATCGCCCATAGCACCTTTGTTTAAACCTATCGCATTACCGTTACCATCACCTACGTTTAATTTTATTAGACCAGTGTTATAATTATAAGATCCACCACCAATTAAACCTGATTTATCAAGAATTACAGGAGTATCTTTTAATTGTGGATATGCATTAAATAATCCTGGATGATCTAATAGATCACCTAATTTAACTGCACCTTTAAGATCGCCAAAGCTGTCATTATTATAAACATACATATTCAATCCACCGTTGTCATTTAAATATTCTGGATTCCATGTTTGATCTTTATCATTTATCTCTTGAGCTAACCTCCCATTATTCATTCTTATTGTTCCAGTTTGACTAAATATTTTTTCTTTAGAATATCCTAACTTCTCCATTTTTCTAAATAACAGTGCTTGTGCAGGATCCCAAGTATTTGCATTTGGTCCTATCCATGTAGCAATTTCAACACCTTGGGGTTTTTCTTTTTTGTCACCTGATTCTTGATCTTTAGTAGGCAGTTTTTCTGCTATATATTTTTCAAATAATAATGATGTTATTTCAATTATTCTCATTTCCACTTATCCCATACTTCTTGTGCTCTGCCCTGTTTGATTAAATCGTATT